GACATGTGGGGGTCACTGGACCTACGGGAGGGTTCACGGGCACCACGGGACAACGCGGTCCTCGAGGCCCACAAGGACAAATAGGACCACGTGGTCCGCCTGGTAAAATTGGACCTATTGGACCACGGGGGAATGTCGGAGAAGTAGGACAGACGGGTCCCCGTGGTACAAGCGCTACAATTAGTTCGAGTCACGTGTTACACAGTTCGTCTACAAAAGTTAACAGTGCGACCAATAACATGATCATAAACGCTGTTACACTAAACGACACCACGCGAATGTTTCCAGTAGTTCCAGAAACGACATATAACTTTAATTACCATGTAGAATTTGAAATATCCCCACAAGACGTTGACACATACAATTTAGGATACTGGATAGATATTCAATACAACAATGATGGTCTTGCTACAGGGTACAACACCACGCTCGTATATAACTGTTTTAATCCTATAACAGGAGGATTTGGTGACATTCGAAACGACAGCGTATTAGACATGGTAACTATTCCGATCGGTGTCACGGAAATGACAATCTGTATAAAGGCCATAGATACAACAGGAGGGGTAAACGAAAATAAATACATTATCAACAACGTGAAGTTCATTCTACAGCTTACACCAACAGCCAAGGTATAATCAGAATTTCTTGTTTTATTTATATTTTATGTATATCATATATACTACATAAAATAGCACTTGTGTCACTATATTACTACTGCTACAAGTAGTACTATTACTACTATTACTACTATTACTACTATTACTACTATTACTACTATTCGCCAGTATACTTAAGTTTGTCGTCGATCATTTTCTTATCATACACAGCAAGTTTCGTGCTTCTGTCCCATGTACTAAATGGTATAATCACCCGGTCATCTTCCACAATCAACCCAAGTGTGTATTCAATACACTCCCCTTCGAATTTAAATGGTGCGGTATGTTTCTTGAAGTTCATATCTTCGTCGAACACAGCAATCATGTGGTAGTAATGGCGAGGGGTCTCGTAAGAAACAATGTGTAATACGAACCAGTACTCGTTCTTATATTTGAACCCAGGAGTAGATCCGCGTGCGTGCCGGAAAATCTTGGGCATACCTTCCCGCGTTTCTACCAGGTCAAGTGTATGTGTGTCGTTATTGATTTTACATATCTGTAAAGGAGACCATTTATAGACAAGATGATTTTCATCTTTGTATCGAAAATATACCCAGTTTTTCTCGCACCAACTTTCACAGAACGACGGGTTTATCTCTGTTGTTTCTAGGTACTCCGCATCAATGTTGTAGTCTCCATATAACATCCCGATTTTGCCATCAAGATGCTGACTTGTTCCCATGTACACCAGTTTATTGGGTTCGGTGTCGTGTGGAAAGATGCGAACGTCCTCGACACCCATATATCGTTTGTCTTCGTATTTAACGTCAAACGTTTTTTCCTTGGTAGTCACAAAATTCTTATCCATCTCAATGTATTTATTATTGGTGATAATATGATCATCGCAATTCAAATACCCTCCCCCAGAATTGATCCAGTAATTTACAAGGCGGATGTTCACCAGATAACCAGTGTGGTCGTTGTTTGGAATGATACATGCCGACGACGAGAAGAATTCCTTGTCCATGTCCCCTACGTCGCGGTGTTCAATGTAGGTGAGATCAACGGTTTTCATAGTTGGCAGGATATCCTTGTAAAATTTCAGATTCGACAGTGTGTTGTTGATGATACTCTCGTCTGTACAGTGGTTCAATATCTTGGAAACAGCATCGGATATATCCTTAATACCAAGATAGCATGCTATAATGGAATACTCATATTCAAATTTATAGGTGTACACGTCGTTTGCCAAAAACAAGTAACTGTCTTTGTTGATACCTTTCTCCATAGCCGACTTGGCAATGTCGTAAAACAATTTAGCACTTTTACACTCACCCGTCATCCTATAATACTGAACAAGTTTGTGTACATTCTCAAGGCGCTGAGGATTATGATTGTAACATTTTAACCAGTACAACACGGCATTTCCCATATCGTTTCTCGCCTCGTATATGTTGGCAATGTTGTAATAACTGTACCATACTTCTTGTTCCCAGTCACCCATGTCAATTCGTTTATGATAATAGACAATGGCCTCGTCGAACTTGCCACTGTCTTTGTATGAATTGGCCAGGTAAAAATGGTACCGCACATTTGTTGGTTCGTCAGCGATACCTTGTGTCAATAGTCGAATGTCGCGGTCAAATTTATCAGCCTTGGAACCACCATCACCAACATCTTTGATGAATAACTGATTTTTTCTAATATTGATATTGTGGTTATTGGGTGGTGTAGATACATGTTCATGGGTAACACCAATGTATTTGAATGCCCCATTGTTTCGAACAATCCGCATATTCTGGTAGTAAAAGTCATCATTTCCCTGTAACAAACAGAAGGAATCCGCTGTACCAAGAATCGACTTATCAAAGTCATTGACTTCCAGAATCATATCAGCATCCATGAGCAGAGCATAGTCTGACATACCCGCACACTCCTTGAGGGCAAACGAACGATTGTATCCAAAATCTTTAAACGGCTCTGTGACTATCTTTCCTTCTATACCCTTTTCCTGGAAAAACTTCGTAATGATTTCAACCGTGTCGTCGGTTGAGCCGGTATCACAAATACAATAGGTATCTATAATTGGAACAACCGACGACAACAATCGAGTGATGACCTTGCTTTCATTCTTTACGATCATATTCAAACATAGGGTTGGCAATGACTCTACTTCTTGTATCTCAAGTCGCATATAGCTACTACAGACACGTTCTTAAATAGCTTTTACTAAAATGTCATTATTTGCAGAGGGTCTATGATATTTACTAATTACGAAAAAATTCTTTTCAAAATATATAGTAGCATAGCAATGGCAAACACACGATTCTCGTACGACCCGTGCAGAACAATCAAGTCGCTTCAACAAGCTACCGGCCCCGGGCGATACATGTTGAATGTACCTGGAAACGGAGACAAACCATGCTATATGGAAGATCCGCATATACGTATACAAAAATGGGGCGCAAATTTGCGAACAAACTGTATCAATCTAGAGAGTGATATGTTGGGTCTTAATCGTCAGCTAGGTAGAGATTGTTTAGGAAAAGACAACTACGAAACAAACACCGCACCAAGCAATCCTATCTCGTACCCTACATGTAATAACTTGTTTACCGAACAATCTCGAGCAATTATGCCTGCTTGGACAGCACGAGATTTGGAGCAAGTGGATTGGTATACGTTACCATTGGATCCACAAGAAAACACGTGTATACCATTTTTAAATAACTTAAGCACACGTGTACTCGAAAAAGATTATTATAAAAATTCTTGTGACTATAAGTCGTCACGTTAGTTGTTCTGTATGTAATAAATGTAGAATACATACAGAAGTTCAAACCATAATAATAATATAATACTATGTTATATATAATAATGGAATTAGCCTTACCTTTGGTTGCTCTGGGAGGGTTGTATCTAGTATCCAATCAAGATAATAACATAGAGAAGACAAAAAAGACTGTGAAAAAAGTAGGAAACGAAACGTTTACGAACATGGGCAAGAATCCTAATTATATACCAAATGCGGACATTCCTCCCCAGAATTATCCCGTCACCAACAACAAGGAGCTTTCTCGCACTGTTGAACTTTATCCAAACCCAAACGCAAGCACCGACAAGTATTTTAATCAGACGTATTTTCAGAATCAGGAGCAAAAAGGGGTCAATGTGGGCAACAATATCCAACAGGTATATTCCATGACTGGGGATTATTTAGATAGCAAAGAATTCATTCACAACAACATGGTTCCCTTCAACGGAGGCAAGATACGAGGAAACACCTACGATATGAACATAACAGAATCTGTTCTTGATAATATGGTTGGATCTGGGACACATGTAATAAAAAAGGTAGAACAAGCCCCACTCTTTAAACCCGAGGACAATATTAGCTGGACAAATGGTACACCTAACAACAGTGATTTTTATCAGTCTCGTGTCAATCCAGGTATGCGAGACAACAACAACAAACCCTTTGAGAGTGAACGGGTAGGACCTGGACTCAACCAGGGGTTTACAACACAAGGCAGCGGTGGATTTAATTCGGGAATGGAATCTCGTGATAGTTGGTTGCCTAAAACAGTCGACGAATTGAGAACAGCCACGAACCCTAAGATGGAGTACAATCTCAATAATTTAGAGGGGCCTTCTTACGCAACAATTAAAAATCGAGGCGTGATTGGTCGCGTGGAAAAGCAGAATCCAGACACGTTTTTCGTCAACAGTCAGGACCGATGGCTCACGACAACAGGTTCCGAGAAGGGTCAAGCACTTCGTCCAGAACAAGAGATGGGTATTATTCGTCGCCCCACAGATAGACGCGATTATATGGGCCCCGCGAGCGCCACTGAAGTGGGAACGGGACGAGCACCCACCGCATTTGAAAAATCAAAACGTACTCCACAGTCGACTACGCTGTTCAATGATAAGAAACTGGTGGGAACTGTTGATAGAAAACAAGGACAGGACTTAGACAAACGTCACAAGGGTTTTGCCAATTACCAAAACAACCGAAGCACTGTTCCCCAACCAGATGGGTTCAGATCTGGATTTAGTGGAGCGATCGGTGCTGTTATTGCGCCTTTTATGGATGCTCTGAAGCCATCCAGAAGAGATGAAGTATGTTCCAGTGTCCGCGTATATGGAGGCGCCGGAACCGCAGTCGAGTCCAATTATGTCAATAACCCTAATGATGTTACACCTACAACCACCAAGGAAACTACCGTCCATTCAGTCGACTTCAACATCAATAATCAGTCTTCGCAACAGTATGTCAATACATATACGTCTCCAGAAGAGACAAATCGACAGACCACAAGCTATTCTACTTATGGAAATATGGGAAACAATCGTGAGGGTGATATGAGTTACGCAGCAGCATATAAACAACATAACAATGACATTAAGGCACAGACAATCGCGAATCGTCCTAATCAAGGAGGAACCCAAATGTTCAACCAGCAAATGAATGTGTCGATTGCCAAAGAGGATACGAATTGTGTCGACAATAGACCATTTGGACCAAGTTCGATTATTAAGAAGGCCACCGCAAAGGAGAACTATGGTAAATTAACGGGCCCCCAACAACTTGATATGTCTATTGAGGTACAGCGCAATCAGCCTGATATTCTTAACGCATTCCGTAGTAATCCGTATACACAGAGTTTAACTACCTCTGTATAACTATTCATCTATGAGATAATCGATGTGGATTGTAGTATATGTAGACCATATCCCTGCGTTTGAACATCTTCGTCTGACTATAGACCCTGCTTAAACATTATAATATGTACAGTATTAAAGTAATTTACATATTATTATTCATAGAACATGACCAACGATACAATACATGCCGATATTTCAAATAAATTAGCGTATTTTCACAAGGTACACAAAATACCCAATATCGTGTTTCACGGACCACATGGATCAGGGAAACGTACAATTTTAAACAAATTTATCCAGCTGATTTACAATAATGACAACAGTAAGATAAAATCATATGTCATGCATGTGAATTGCGCATACGGAAAAGGAATCAAGTTTATACGCGAAGAGTTGAAATTTTTCGCAAAAACACATATTCCCACAAACGAGGGACACACATTCAAAAGCGTAATATTGCTCAATGCTGACAAACTTACAACAGACGCACAGTCAGCTTTACGTAGATGTATCGAATTATATAACCATACGACTAGATTCTTTATTGTAGTGGAGGACAAATACAAGTTACTGAAACCTATCCTGTCAAGGTTTTGCGAGATTTACGTATATCATCCTTGCGTCAACGGAAAAGTAACAAATTTATGTAACTATGGAATTTCGCAAACATTCAATCTAAAGACCTATTCAACTACCCGTCAAGACTGGCTTAAGAAGGAATTAACGAAATCTATATCGAATGTACACGACCTACTCCAGTTTTCCACAAAGATATATGAAAAGGGGTATTGTGCATTGGATATCATAAAGGTAATAGAATCGCGTAATGTAGTTTTTGAAAAAAGCAGTACGATCGACTTTAACAAGCTATTGCTGGGATTCGATAAAGTGAAACACGAAATCAAACACGAGAAACTATGTATGTACTTTATCCTTCATTTTCTATATTTCGACAATAGATTTCCATTTGACACAATCAGTTGTACATAATATGACTGTGTCTGGAGAGATAGTATAGTCTATAATTAGTTAAAACCTTAAAAATAAATGTGTACTATACTTTATAACATGGATGATTTCAACGTAACTTCGTTACATGAATCCAAAAATGAGTGGGGAGCAAGACTACTAACAATCCTGACCCCTCTCATCGTTGAAGGATTTCAGTCAATATACGAGGAATCATATTCCCTATGCAAATCGAACAACGAGATTGACAAGCATCTAATGACCTTTCAGAATTTTATCAGCCGTATTCCCAAATGGAACGCGAACATCGTGGATGCTGAACAGAAAAGAATCTGTGAGAAGAGCGGTTGTATGTACTTGGAAGATCTGATCACATGTGTTCATATTATCCAGTTGAAACTATTGACTGCTGTACGCGTGGGTACAAAACAGAAAAAAATCGACGTCAAGATACCAAGTTTGGGCGATTTCGTCCACAAGGTCTATATTGTCGCCGCCAGAAAATTGTACAAGAACGTCTATCTGTTTGAACGCAATATTCCACCTCTCCAGATACAAAAGAACGCGCGAGAGATGGAGCTCCTGGTTCAAGAGTCTATATTGAACTCTGTTAGGGAAAGTATACCTGTCGACGCACTCCTTAGATCGTATCTTGACGAGACAACGGAAGAAGATGTAGATGTAGAAATAAAAGAAGAAGAACTTGCTACCGCGCCTATTGTCGATGAGTCTGTAACAGTAAACAGTGTGGGTGGGGCGACAACTAGTTCCGTTAGCAGCACGGACGCAACGAAATCCCTCTCGTTTAACGACATTGACATGGCTATAGATACCGACAAAAAAGAGGAGGCCATTGTCGCTCCAAAAGACGTACGTACGTTGGAAAGTGTAAGCAACATTCGCCACGAACAGCGAAAACTTGAAGAAGAAGACGATGTCGATGATTCAGGTAAGATACACATTAGCGATGATGTCGGAACACTTACCCATGAAGACATTCATACACTTGACCCCCCGTCGATCGAGGTTATCCCAGACCTCCTGATAGACGACATTGAGGTTCTTTAGATGAATCGTCATATGCGTATTTTCTATTATAACATTTTCAATTTTTATAATAGAATGAACAATATGTACGCATTATCCACGTCTATTGCTTTTGTGTATTTTGTTATTCGGTTTGCTGAAATGCGTACTAGCAAAAAGGACCCCGTTCCATTGAAAAGTATATTGAAAGACACGATGGTTGTGTTTGCTGCGTGTATTATGGGCGGGTTTCTTCTTGATCAAGTGTCTCCCTACATGGCGGATACATCCTATTCGTCGCATGTAGGCGGTGCATCGCCTGCTTTTACAGACAATCCAAACTTTTAACGTCCGGTCCAGACTTTCACAAGAGGTTTGTCTCTATATAGTCTACGACCCATGTACTCATCATAACTCGTACCCCACTTCTCATATTTCCATATATCACCTAATAGGGAAGGGGTCCCATCAAGGTGGTGAGACTCTGTGTGGAAAATAGCTCCCATAATTCGTTCAAGTGAACATCTGTCTGTCCTGGTTCTTACATACTTCAACATGTTGGTCAGATTGTATTTGGCAAATATCTTGTTCAAAAACGACAAATTTATGTACGCTTGAGCCCCGAAACAGCCGTGCCATTTGTCTCTGTGTCGAAACCCCATGGTCTGAACAGGGTTCATATAGACCTTTTCCTTGATTGCGTATGTATTGTTCAAGTGAGACATGAGACGCATACAGTTTCCGATGTTTTCACTATAATTAAAGTGCCATATGGGCATAATTGGAATATCATGTAATAATTCAAACTTAATCTTGGTATGAAAAAATACACTGTCGTGAAGAATAATCGCGGCAGGGAAAAAACGATGTTTGTGTAAATAATAATACGGAAGTATCTCTCCCGCCCCCTTGAACTCGGAGATAATATACTGAATATTATCGACCTCGTGTAAGATGCTTACATATTCAGGGTTACTATTGTCATCGATCACTACTATTTTCTTATCTGGATAAAACTTTCGAATACATTCTACACTCCGATTCCAGTATAGGTTTGTTTGATCTGATATGACATGTCTGGTTAGTATAAACCCATAGGTCATGAATATAAATAGTAATCATATAAAAATAATCAACCAATAACCTATATGAATACGCACATGCCAACAAACACCATTATAAATAATTCCACAACCACAGACGATATCCGTATACTTGGCATGCTGTTGTCATCGTCAAATAAAGAGTTGGCGGACCATGCCGCCATGGAGCTGGCGACACGCGTGCAGTGGAATCGGGTTCCACCGTCCATTAAAAAATGGTCCTCCGATACCTATTTCAACGGTGATGTGTCGTACTATATATGTAGTTTTGGCGGTTGTGGATCGAAGATGTTGCAGACTTATCTGTCGCATTTTGGCAACACTTTTCATATACATAGTCGCACCCCGCCTAAAAAATTATCCCGGGTTGGAACAGTAGATCAACCCGAGTGGTTCAATGACATAGAGGTTATGCCTGTTATTGCTCGCCAAATACCCGTAGAACAGAGCAAAAATATCAAGGTGATTTATATCTATCGCGACCCTATATACGCCATACACAGCAGAATCATTCCTGGAAAAACACATCGCATTAGCACGGATCATTTGAACAATATAGGGTCGCCTCATTGGAACATAGAAAGCGTGGTTGGCAACATGATGGACCTGTGGCAGTTGGAAGAGTTTTTCGACAACTATACATCCAAAGACGAGGAGAGAAACTACCAAATTCATTGTGTTAATTATGATAAATTTTGGACAAACATCGAACTATTCAACGAGACAATGGGTATTCCCACTATTCCCGCTCTGTACCCGATACGAAGAGAAACGTCTCATGACATAATTCATGCCGACAAACTCGAGAAGATATACGGTTCTCTCATCAAAAAAATGAATGAATTTCCACCTGTATTTATTGTATAATTGTAATCATGTCGTATTCGATACAATATGATTAGGTTGGTTTTTGAAACTATGATTGATTTCGCATTTACGCATATGTATATTACATATCGTCAATGTTCATAATAGGCTCTGTGTTTGGGATAGTCTCCTTTGAAACTCCAAACGATTTGAACTCGGATCTCTCCAATTGAGCGTGAGGTGTATGATTATGAACACAGCGAGAAATCATCTTGTATAACTTGAAATCAGGGTATCGATCTGTGCCATTGTTCTTGTACAACACATTGATTCCGTTGTCGTCAATACACCATTCCACTATAATTCGGGTAATTGCGTCAACTTTGCTCAGGTCTTTCACATCACTCATGTCATCTACAAGGTAATCGAATATCGAGCATGCCAGACGACACAGATCAAAGCTGTAATTCGGATCAAGGCGGGGTTTTTTGGGATTGTAATAGGGTTCGATGTTGTACTGTGTCGCGGCATCTCCAGTGGGACCAAAACTGTCGCTACACATCGTCTTCCCGTCATACTTGTAGATCGCACGGCCGAAATCTATGATCTTGAAAATCTTACCGTAGGTTGGAACGCGATAATAAGTACCCTTTACACAATAATACAGATATTTCTTCTTAGTCGACACATACATCACGTTGTTTGTGTGAAGATCGTTGTGAGTAAAGGAAAATACCTTTTGATACGCGATCAATGTCATGATGATCTGCATGAGAGCAGACAACCACCGTTTTTCATCCAGTTTATCATCTAAAATAAGCTGATCGAGCGTGTCTATACACGCCTCCATACAGATAAGTTGAACGGGAAACTCAGGAAACGTGGCATTCACAATTTCCTCCTCGTCTTCGCTCGAGTCAGATGATTCATCACCATCGCTTTCATTTTCGTCATCGGTATAAGACACAACACTATTTTCATCGTCGTCGTCCGACACACCACTGTTGGTGTGACTCGTCCTCGAAGAACAACTGTCGTTGCTTTTCGTAACGCTTGTTGTCTCAACATCCCCTTCTTTTGAGACATCATGTTCCTCCATATTTTCGAGTGTCAGTGGCAATATGTTATCCTCAACCAGATCAGTTGTGTCTGCCTCCTCCGTGAATACATCGCCGAACATAGACTCGTCTACACTGCCTATGTTCAAAGCGTCGCCCACGTCTTCCTGGTGGATTTTGATAGCTGGCAACTCGGCCCGGCTTGTATCATCGTCGAACAAATCGCTATAGTTATCCACGTGAAACAGTTTGTTCTTGTTTTTGTTGAAAAAGTCGGATTTGATTAAATACTCGAGATCGTCATATACATTAAATTTGAAGTCCTTCTTCACGGTGAGATAGGACCCATAATATCGGATACCATGGACAAATTTATTCGATGACATCAATTGGTTAGACAAATACGAAAAAAACCCATCAACATAAGAACAGTTATTTGGGTCCAGGAACTTGGCAGTGGTATGTTCGGTTGTTGAATGGATAGTTGGAAGCGTCATGAGTTTGTCGTCATACGTATATTTTCCAATCATGTATTTCACTGGATCCAGAAGAGGGGCAAACTTGAAAAACACCCGCTCCTGGCTGGGTTTTGCGATTTTGCTCTTAATGTTACACAAATATAGGTTGTCGGTGAATGGTTTCTTAATACCGTCGATATAATGAAAATGGTTCAAGTTTACAGCGGAATAGTTATTCTCGTTCAATATGAAAAAGTTGCGATAGAGGGGGATATAGTTCTGTGTCTTCAGAAACCCAATCTTCTCTAAATCGCGAAACAGCTCCTGGTTCTTTCTTTTTTCGTAGTTGACTGCGATCGTCATATACTGGACATTTAGAAAAGGAACATGACGTCAACGCAAATCGTCTAAATACATTGCGTTAGACGTATACTGATTTTATGAGGGGTATATATATGTCTTTAGAACTGAAAAAATTCAACATGAAAAACATTAGTTTCAAACCAAATGAAAGCAAGGGGCCTGTTGTGGTATTGATTGGTCGCCGTGATACAGGAAAGAGTTTTCTGGTGAGAGACCTGCTATATTATCACCAGGACATTCCTATCGGTACAGTCATATCAGGAACAGAAGAGGGGAACGGATTCTACGGTAGTATGGTACCTCGACTATTTATTCACAGCGAATACAATACCGCGATCATTGAGAACATTCTAAAACGTCAGCGCCAGGTCCTTAAACAAATCAAAAAGGAGGTAGAAACGTACAAGAAGAGCACGATCGACCCTAGAGCATTTGTTATATTGGACGATTGTTTGTATGATAATACTTGGTCAAGGGACAAAATGATGCGTCTTCTTTTTATGAACGGACGTCATTGGAAAATCATGCTCATCATCACCATGCAGTATCCTCTTGGTATACCCCCTGCTCTGCGCACGAATATAGATTACGTATTTATTTTGCGCGAACCATATATCGCAAACAGGAAGCGAATATACGACAATTATGCGGGGATGTTTCCCACCTTTGAATCATTCTGTCAGGTAATGGATCAATGTACCGAGAACTACGAATGTCTTGTAATTAACAACAACGCGAAATCAAACAAGTTACAGGACCAGGTGTTCTGGTACAAAGCAGACTCGCACCACGACTTTAAGCTGGGATCAAAGGAGTTTTGGGAGCTGTCAAAAGGAATGGGATCTGACGACGAAGAAGAGCAATATGACCCAGGAAATACAAAGAAACGTGGGGCGGGACCAAAAATTAGCGTCAAGAAAAGTAAATGGTAGTCTCGAGACCATTCAAATAATTGTCATACAGCAACTATTTGAATACATAAAAATGTATCTTCCTTCTTATTCTTTACTTTCTGCTCTTTCTACTCTTTCTGCTCTTTCTGCTCTTTCTGCTCTTTCTGCTCTTTCTGCTCTTTCTGCTCTTTCTGCTCTTTCTACGCCTCCCTCCTTTCTTGGTATAAGGCTTTCTGCTCTTGCGTACATAGTGTTTTTTTCTGTGGAAAACCTTGTCCCCTTTTTTGGTAGTATAATTCTTGCGTCCGCGATGCGTTCTAGAACGCGTTCCCTTGGTTGATCTACGTCTGGTAGAACTCATTATACATATACATAACATTATTTTTGAACGAGACGTCAGGTTCTATAGATATACGCATACGTATACGTATACCGTTAAAAAAAGATGTCTACCGACATATCATTTCGCGGTTGCGGCGATTTCGCATAGTCGCGTCTTCTACTCATCTTCAGCATATCGGTCACTGCATCGCCCCGACCATCCTTCTCTCTCTTGAGTCGCTCTTCTTTGTTTTTCATTCTCTCTGTTTTTGCGGGACTGGATGGAACGGCTTCGTCCACCAACCACGCGGTCTTTCCAAAAAGCGGGACGTGGAACTGGCCTGGTGCCGATCTCGACGCAGACTTTCGCAACTGTTTTTTCTCCGCCCAGCTTTTCAGAACTCTCGCCTTTACGCGTTTGAGTGCCTCGGCAGCACTAGGAGACGTCGGTGTCTTGTCCACATTGGACTTCGGATACTTGTCGGTGAACTCAGAATAGGCCTCGTAGACCTCTTGCGGTGTTAAAAGTAGCACTTCGGCAGGCCATCCGTGTTCGGGGTGGTCGTTCATTTGAAGATCAAGCACCGTGGCCATGAGGTTTCCTGATTTATTATCCTCAAAAATGTCTAATCCTCGTCTTTTCACTCCCGCCCAGGTGATGGTGTCGTCGTCCCCGTACTCTTGTTCCTCGTCTTTTCTGAGTTCCTTTTCCTTTTCCTTCCATTCTTTGTATTTTGCGTTTTTCTCGTCACGAATAAATTCTAACCCAGCCTCCTCTTCCTTGTCCATCGCGTTTCTTTCTCTTCTCTGGCCACTTTTCGCGTCAATTCGTTCGTTGTCGTGTTTCTGTGCGGCAATGTATTCAGGGTCGTTTCTTACATATTCGAGGAGATCCTTTTCATACTGCTCTTTTTTCTTCTTCAGGAATCCTTGATCGACCCGGGGGTTGTTCACAGCATTATTGATATCAAAGACGGTTCTCGTCCAGTTCCGCTGCCACTGCGCCCTTGCCCGCTCAGCCGCGGAGATTGAATTCAAATCGGAATATTTGATAGGTTTCACTTTATTCGCCTCTCTCGTCTCGTCGTGTTGCGACACATATGTCATGCGACTATCATATGGCATCGCCCCGGGCTCCTCTACCATGTATTGGGCGGTTTCATCCCTATATTTCTGTAGCGCGTCCTCGTGTCTTTGTTGGGTGAACAACGCGGCATCCAGGAACCTCTTTTGCGTAGCGGCGTCCTTGTGTTTGTATGTCCTGTTAAATTCCCTCTTCTCATCTTCCAGTGTCAGTCTGGCAAGCATATCTTTGACGCTGTGTTTTTCTGAATCTCCCATGTTCCATCTGTTGTTTCTTCGCTCCTCGTCTTCTCGCTCTCTTGCTTCATCGCCCATTTGTCTAATACGAGAAAATACAGACAACTCCTCATTGACTCCTGGAGGCAGTTCTCTTCGTCCACGTGTATCTCGTCCTCTTCCTCTGCCACTTGCACCCCTCTTTCTGCGGGTTGTTCTCTTGCTTGTTCTCCTTCCTGTTCCTCGGCGCCGAGCCTTTTTCGGTTGTTTCTTAACTGTCGTCCTTTTCACGCGCGTGGGTTTTGTGCGACCCGCGCGTTTCTTTGTGTTTCGCAACCGACGGGGCGATTTTTTACGAGTGTTGGACATATAGTATCTTCAGATAAAAATAGAGGGATACAAGGACTTCTATCTTTTACGCGATAACATTATAAACAAATCACGATATGAACATTACATTCCTATGCAGAATGATATACATGACGATATACATCATGGCATAGAACAAGATCATATACCAGACAAACCCATCCTCTTTTCTGTAGGACACCGATGTACCACGGCATCTCTTATAAAGGAACTGCGACTAAAATTCGAGTCATACCCCTTCGATTGGATCGTTTCCAAACTGGAAACTGTGAAACATTGTATAGAGACCGACTTTGTGATTTTTCTAGACAAAGACCAATACAGCAAAATCACAAGCGAAACACTGAATTTGTGTGACGATACCAAAATACATGTGACAAGCGAGTCAATTGTATACAATACATATTACGAATCAGTGCTGGCCACAAAGGGACGCGATGGTCTACCAAACAGAAGGGGTACATACGGATACATGTTGGCACTTACTCACCATGATATGACTGTCGAAAAAGACCATGAATATTTCGAACGGTGTGTGAATAGATTTAGACGTATTCTCGCATCAGATAAGAAGAAATTTTATCTCTATGTAAATCCGCTAATCGGACCCAAAGAATTTGATGCGTCATCGGCTGACTTGCTTCTACATTTCATTGAATTCGGCGAGTTCATGGCCACAAAAACAGCCCGCTCGTTTGGTATATTCTTTATTGTCGTAAAAAACGAAGAGAGAAAACACGAGGTAGTCAACATATACGAATGTGACGCGATGGTTGTTTTTGTCATGTATACCAACAACAATCTAGTGGACGGGGGAGGTGTGTACGACGGAGACTTTTATACCGAACAATATAAAATGCTGGTAACAATAGAAAATGTGATACAAACAAGAGTCTGATGTTGCGTATAACGATATATTAGAAAAGATTGCGGTCATTCTGAGAATATTATCTATGCGATATAATATATATGTCAAGTGAAACGCCGAGAAAATCAACTCATTTCAACCCAAAAATATATAGAAGGTTTAATCACGATTTACAAGACTTCACCGATGACCAGTTAGTGGTACATTTTAAGAACCATGGACAACGTGAGAACAGGATCCACAACTTAGAAACTCTTGCGTCCAACAATGTTCACCTTGCGTATTTTGACATAGATTACTACATCAAATCAAATACAGATATACAATTCGAGACAAAAGTAGAGTATGTTGCCGACTATTTAGACAACAGATTAAATGACAACCGACCAATCGGCGAAAAAATACACAATTTTAAGGAGGAAAAGAAACAATTATTTTACGACATATTAAAAGAGGCAAGAGATGACATGAATTACTTGAGCGAAGAAGACCGAGAGAAGTTTGTGATTGGTTCTTGTGAAACTGAGTCTGCGAATGAATGGGGAGAAAATTCAGATATCTCAAACATTATCAAGAACAACGATATCGTTTTGAATATTGGTGCTGGATACAGACTGAACAAGGAAAGGTACTTTTCGTTGAAGAATGTGGTGAATACTGAAATCTTTCCATACCCTACAACGGACGTTGTTTGCGATGGAGAAAATTTACCATTCAAAGACAATTCGGTTGACGCTATTCTATCACTTGCGGTCCTCGAACATGTGAAACATCCATGGAAGCATGCGGAAGAAATGATACGCGTGTTAAAACCAGGCGGAGTAATCTATCTTGACGTTCCGTTCTTACAACCGTATCACGGATATCCACACCATTATTATAACATGACAACAGCGGGTCTTCAAAACTTATTCGATAAGAAAATTGAGATAATGAAACATACCGTCGAGGCATGGCAAAAACCAATATCCTCCCTTACTTGGTTTTTGACAAGATATTTACAATTTCTAGATAAAGACACACGAAACAATTTTTCAAACATGACAGTCCAACAAATCATCGACAACGGAACAAACGGACATCTTGACTACGTCAAGAATATGGACAAGAGCAAAGAAGAGATTATTGCCACAGGAACAACTTTGATGGCAAAAAAACTATAATTATCTATAATCAACTACATTGTAAATAATATGCTACTTTAAGCATATTATTTGTAGACTATGTGATACATGTGCTTGTGTACGAATACATCATCAAATTAGTCCGCCTTCTCCTTAGAACTCTCCTCATTATCAACCTTCGGGGTCGCAAATGGACCGCTCAGGAGCTGACTCTGGCCGTTGTCGCTCTTTCCAATGACAATGTTCTCGCCCTCAAACAGTTCAGTGCGGATGTCGGCAGTTGAGATCTCTTCTCCACCCCCTTCCATCAAACTCTTCTCTTGCGTGTTCGCAACACCGACACCGATCAAGTTTCCGTCGTCATCGACCGACTGCGTCAACGTGTTCCCGGACTTTTCAGCCATCTTAATATTGTCTTCAATTGCCTGTTTCTTCGTCTCCTTGATACGCTGCTCGAATGCCTGTTTCGCGTTGTCCTCGTTCTTTGTCTTCTCCGCCATCAGCTTGTTCAACTCCTCCTCCATGTATTCGACGCGTCCAGTCTTGTATGCCTCTGGGTCCCATGGCATCCACATACCAACGGGTCCGACGTAAACGTCATGATGCGGATCAATCTCGCGCAACATCTTACATCTTAGTTCTGCCTCCTCCATAGACGGATATGCGCCTCGCACCTTGATACCTCTGGTATGCGTCTGGAAATTATTGGCAATGCCAAACGACTTCTCAAGTTCGGCCTCGTTCTTGTCAACATATGTCTTGAAGTCGTCTTCGATGGAGCTGGCGGTAATACCCTCCTTCTCGTCTTTAGCGAACTCCTGGAAATCCGCCATAACATCATCGAACGTGAGTTTGTATTTATACGAAACAAAATTAAGGAACTGGACAAACTTCTCCATGGACTTGTTCAGCTCCCAGGACTTCACAAACTCCTGGAAGAAAAACATTTCCTTTTGTTTCAAGACCTTTTCAGGGGAAACAAAGGATATGCATACAAACTTCTGCCCCGCGATAGTTTTGTCCTCGTCTAATAGATCGACATATTTGGAATTAGGTGTTCCGTCAGAATTCATCTTGCGATCAAAGGGAACTTGCTCGGAAGACATATAACAGTATTGGGACCGTTCATTTAAGTAATTTCAGTGGAATATAATTAGTTATATTGTCACAAACAGTTCACGAATAATGCGAATAGGTCTTTACTGTCCCCAGTTGGTAATTTATTTTTTTCTGTATTATTAATATAATGAATCGCGTATTTGATTTAAGCGAATTAGTAAAGCGTTTGATTAAGTACCTCGTTGAAGGTCTTATGGTTGCTATTGCCGCATATGCCATCCCCAAGAAGTCGCTCGATCTTGAAGAAATTGGTATGATCGCTCTTGCCGCAGCAGCCACCTTCAGTATTTTAGACACTTATATTCCTACCATTGGAGCCACAGCACGCTCTGGTGCAGGATTCGGTATTGGTGCCAATTTAGTGGGATTCCCTGGCGGTTTATAAGATGAAAGATCGATGATATAGCGAACCACGCATTATAGTATAATGATAATATATGTCGTATTATCATTCTAGAAGAAACGCCAGGAAATCATCGAAATATGGTTCGGGTGGAAAGAGTAGACGACCTCTTCCGTTGAAATATATCCCCAAACGTCTCACCAAGAAAGATGCGAAACGTCAACGCAACATGTTGAACAAATCAAGAAAAATGTACAAATCCGGAAAATACTATACCCGAAAAAAAGTCCCGTCGTTCAAGTCCAAGACATCTCGGCATATTCGTACCGCCCGTAAAGTATACAAAATGGAGAGCATTGTTCCCTCCAAAGAACTGTCCAGAAAAACTGGATGCTCTATTGCGAGTCTGAAAAAAATAGTAAACAAGGGTGAGGGGGCATACTACTCGTCTGGCTCGAGACCCAATCAGACAGCTCGTTCGTGGGGGATTGCGAGACTCGCAAGTTCCATCACAGGCGGAAAATCTGCCGCGGTCGATTTTTCTATTTTAGATAAAGGATGTAGTCACACAAAAAAGGCCTTCCGTTTTGCGAAAAAGGCAAGAAAAAAACATGGTCACGGTACAAGAAGAATAGTAAGAACTCGCCTATGATAACTATCGCACCATACATAAAATATTCTTACAAATTCGGTGTCTATATCGTTGGAATAAATTCCCAGTCAAGCTCTTTGCATATTTGTTTCCATATGTTATCTTGATCCAACCGTTTCTCGCGATCTTTCAACATGGGAAAATGCTCAAGATATTGGTTTTCACCCAATAACTCGCAGAGCTTATATGCCGTGTAGTAGTAATTCAGAAAATTGACTCTATCATCAGGACAGAACTTTGAATAGGGTGCTTGAAGTTCCATGAACAAATTATATAGGGTTTCCTCGAATTCCTGGCTCATGATGGGTGGCTTTATCCCAAGCTTGTCTTTGATGAACGGGATATGTTCATAATATTTGTTGTAGCCCAATTTTTTGAGTATTTCCTTTGTTTTAGCATTCGTGACTTGGGATATATTGATTCGCTCTTTCTTTATCTGCATTTTGATATTTTCAATCACTTCGAGGGGGATTTGCGTGGTCTCCTTCCCCTGAAACTGCGCGATAATTTCTTTAAAGTGATTAATTCTCTTATAGGCATAGAAACATACTTCTTTAGGAGGTTCTTTGTAGGACGGTTTCTCATTTTCAATCAAATAGGGAATATTCCGGGAACATTTGTTACACAATAGAACCCCCTCGTCTTCCAACGGAATCATTTCGCCTTGTTTGCAATAGGTACACGTATTTGATTCATGTGTATACAAGTTAAGGTTAATAAACGACTCATCAATGTTACTCAAATACTTATTCACGATATTTGTCGTGTTAGTGTTTGTCACTTCACACCCATCACCATTTATCTTAAAAAAATTAACAACCATTTGGTTTTTAGACGTGTTTGACCCTGTATCAAGATTTGATATATTCTTCTTGTTTTCAAAGTAATCAAAGACATGTTTAGAGTTTTCCAATAAGTACTCCTTTTTCCTTGTCTTGATCTCTTTTATTTTCGTGTTGATGTATTTGATCTTGTCTTGTAAGAGTAATCTGTCATCAATCGTGTGGGATTCTTCATTAAGCTGTTTGATGATCTTCGACTTTTGAGCCTGGAGATCAGGGATAGTTTCCACATCATCAATATGAATTGTATTCATGATTTCGTTGTGTTTACCATCCAATGTTATGTTATTTGTCTTATTTACTTTAACTTTCTTTGCCGCCTTCGGCTTGAATCCGTTGGCGGACATGTAAATAGTATACCGTACTACTTTTTAATTTCTATTTATAACAATAAGTATTTAAGCCGTTCTTTTCACCAAAACGGGGATTCGGAAATTAGTTTATCGGATGTATCCATTTTCTATTGTTTTATAAAATGGAGATAGAATTCAACCTGAACAATGATAAAATAGATAGTATTACAATGAAGAAAATGGCATTTTTTTACAACGCATTGGAAGGCGGGTGGACAATTAAGAAGATTAAAGGGGACAAGTATATGTTTTCCAAGAATCACGAAGGAAAACAGGAAGTTTTCCTGGATTCGTATTTAACGGAATTTGTCAAATCAAATATGGACCTCACAAAACTCATTAATTAATATACTAAAATGTGACTAAGTTAGCATAACAATGACCTATCAAGATTATACAATTTTTATATTGATAATTAATTAAATGTAATTAATTATTACCCGTAGTTTTTTTTCTTTAGTCATAGTATAACATGGGAGGCGGACTGATGCAATTAGTCGCTTACGGCGCTCAAGATGTATACCTCACTGGTAACCCTCAGATCACCTTCTGGAAGGTGACCTACAGACGCTACACCAACTTTGCTATTGAATCAATTGAGCAAACCTTCAACGGACAGGCCGATTTCGGTCGTCGTGTCCAGTGTACGATCAGTCGTAATGGCGATCTTGCCTACCGCACCTATCTTCAGGTGACTCTCCCCGAGATCAACCAGCTCATGGGTGTCGGTGCCTACTCCAGCGCTGCTGGATCCACCGGAGTCTATGCCCGCTGGCTGGACTTCCCTGGAGAGCAGATTATTGCCCAGGTCGAGGTGGAGATTGGTGGCCAGCGCATTGACCGCCAGTATGGTGATTGGATGCACATCTGGAACCAGCTCACCATGACTGCCGAGCAGCAGGCTGGCTACTTCAAGATGATTGGAAACACCACCCAGCTTACCTTTATCACCGATCCCTCCTTCGCCGACGTCGATGGACCTTGCGACTCCCAGGCCCCCCGCCAGGTGTGCGCTCCCCGTAACGCTCTTCCCGAGACCACCCTCTACGTGCCCCTCCAGTTCTGGTTCTGTACCAACCCCGGACTTGCTCTTCCCCTCATTGCTCTCCAGTACCACGAGGTCAAGATCAACCTTGATATCCGCCCCATTGACGAGTGCTTGTGGGCCGTGACCACCCTCAACTGCAACACCCAGTCTGGACAGGCTGGAGCCGTTGACCCCTCCAGTCAGTCTGCCCCTGGCAAGCCTGTGCCTGCCTCTATCGCCTACAACCAGTCTCTGGTTGCCGCTTCCCTCTATGTTGACTACGTGTTCCTTGACACCGACGAGCGTCGTCGTATGGCTCAGAACCCCCACGAGTACCTCATCACTCAGCTTCAGTTCACTGGAGACGAGTCTGTGGGTTCCTCTTCCAACAAGATCAAGCTCAACTTCAATCACCCTGTCAAGGAGCTTATCTGGGTTGTCCAGCCTGACCAGAACGTTGACTACTGTTCTTCTCTTGTCTGTGACGCCCTCCTCTTCAAGGTACTCGGTGCCCAGCCTTTCAACTACACCGATGCCATTGATGCTCTCCCCAATGCCGTCCATGCTTTCGGAGGACCCGAGTCCACCGGTCAGCACGACCCCAACTCTCTCATTGGACAGCATGCCTTCATTGACGCCGATGGTCTCTTCGAGTCCGCCGGAGCCATGGACGCCTATGTCCCCGAGGGATGGACTGGATACTGGCACGGACCCGGAAACCCCTACAACCAGCCTGGTCTTGGTGGTCCCCACCTTACCACCGACACCACTACCAATGTCACCAGCTTCACCAAGGGAGTCAACTCTATCGAGAACTCCTCTGTGTCTGACGCCGGAACCTTCGTGCTCACCGAGACCTCCTTGGATATGCATTGTTGGGGACAGAACCCCGTTGTCACCGCCAAGCTTCAGCTTAACGGACAGGATCGCTTCTCTGAGCGTGAGGGAACCTACTTCTCTTGGGTCCAGCCTTACCAGTCCCACACCCGCAACCCCGACGAGGGTATCAACGTGTACTCCTTCGCTCTCCGCCCCGAGGAGCACCAGCCCACTGGAACATGTAACTTCTCCCGCATTGATAACGCCACCCTCCAGCTTGTTCTTTCCAACGCCACCGTTGAGGGAACCAAGACTGCCAAGGTGCGTGTCTATGCTACCAACTACAATGTGCTTCGCATCATGAGTGGTATGGGAGGCCTTGCTTACTCCAATTAAATATAACCGGATACATATTATTTGTATTATTCAGGTAAATCTCAATAAATAACATGTAATTTTATTATACGAACTACGTATAATAAAACAGAATGGCGACAATACGCCTGGTCATGGAAAAGTACGTAGACAAGAACTACGATGGTCGCGTATATAGTTTCAATGGTCATCATGCGAAGTGGTTTCTAGGAACACCCAAAAATCCTCTGTACGAGATCTTTCCAGATGAAAAGGATACATCGAAGACAATATTGATGGGGTGTGAGCCGAATACGATCGTGAAATTATGTCGGAAATCGTATAATAACATGGTAGAATTTGAAAGGAATCATCAAGCACGTCTTGTATGGTCGAAGAACGAACATGGTTACATTGTATCTCGCGATATTAAGAACCCGAAAGAAATGTATCCGATGGAAAAGGTGATTACGGGAAGCGATGTGGTGGAACATGTAGACGGCGACCCACTGAATAATAAATGGGACAACTTACGCGTGACCGAGTGGTGATTCTACCGAGAACGGAATCATGGTCCGACAGTCCTCCTTGGACATGGCAATCAGTTCGTCTTCCCGTTCGTCTTCTGCGTCGGCGAGTTTGTGGGCATCGGACATTTCCTGGCTGGATATGTGTGGCTGGTGGCGGAGAACGTCATCGGTGGAGAGCCACGCGTCCTCGGTACCGAACGCATACATCTCGTTGCGGCCACCAAACACCACGTATTTGGCACACACATAGGGCGTGAGTTTCTGGGTGCGAACGAGCGTACGCAAGTTGATGGCACCGTACTGAATGTTCCACACAATGGTGTCGATGTCGTAGGCGAACCGGTTGTTTTGGAGATCGTCGTCGGTGAGTTTTTTGAAAGAAGTAGGCGGTGTCTGCTTCATGAATACGGCGTTGTATATGTACCGCGATTGTGTTTATATCGAAAAATAATACACATACATTTATATACACATGGGTATGACAAAGCCAAAAATAATCGTGGTTGGATTAGGATGGGCATGCGTTGCTTTCTTGGCCACAATCGATACAGACAAGTACTACATTGAGGTACACAGTCCAGACAGTACATTTGTCTATACCCCGCTGTTGGCACAATCCATCAAGAATCGGAAGGAGATAACGCTTCATGGAAGTGACATTCATAGTGATGTCGTATTCAAGAACGATGAGGTGGTAGATATCGACTTTCAAACCAGGGAGGTTCGGCTAAGGGGAGCGGAGAATTCGTCGTACGACTTTTTAGTATTGTCGCATGGATCCGCAACCAACACATTTGGTATACCTGGAATAGAAGAAAACTGTTATTTTTTGAAAAATGCCGAACACGCAGAGACACTAAGAGAAAAGTTGCAGGCTCTTCCGTCAAACGCCCATATTGCGGTGATAGGGTGCGGGTTAACTGGTTCCGAAGTAATAGGAACACTGATAGATTACCGAAAGTTTCACATACACGCAATAGATGCACTCCCGCGTCCGATTGCCATGTTCGACGAACGCTTGTCTGCGTACGCATTGCGAGTGTGGAAGGAATGTCATGTTCGGACGCATATGAATTGTAGCGTTTCTTCTCTCGACGCAACGGGGATTCACTTGAACAACAAGGAGAAGATAGCATACGATATCGCAATATGGTGCGGGGGTATCAAGAAGTCCCACTTAACAGACAAAATACTAACCACCCTGAAATTGGAAAATGGAAAAGGACTCCCTGTTGACGCATACTTGAATGTAAAAAATACGAAAAACGTATATGCAATGGGGGACTGTGCTGTTAGCGGTTGTCCACCCACAGCACAGGTTGCCTTTCAACAAGGGAGGTATTTAGCACACCAGTTCAACAGTGGACTTGATAAAAAAAGACCATTCCATCATGAAAACGCCGGACAGATAGCGTATGTCGGTGCAGGAAAAGGTGTGTGTCAGCTACACTATTTTAGCGGAGGAGGGAGACTTGTATACTACATAAACAAAGTTATCCATGTATACAACGGCGTCACGTGGAAACAAAAGTATAATTTGTGGTAGTCATTTTACAATGTAATATGACTACATGTGGATCACGGTATCGCATCAGGCGATACTAGGTATTAGCAGAGGACGCATTAGAACGCAATCACCGCGTTACGCGGGGACCGTAGGGCTCTCAAAAGCTGGTCCACGGCATCGGGTGCTGAACCACCCTCGCTATACCACCCCATCACCAACTGCCATAGTTGATTGTCTACACCACGAGGATGTACCCCGAACGGATCCTGGTAATTAGGATGATGTACGTAGTTTGCCAGGGCGTCTTCTATTTCTTGTCGCAGAGGACTTACGCGCAACACTCTGTATTCAGGAAAGTCCATAATCATTTTGACGGAACTGCGTTTGGGACGCTTGTCCGACCTGGTAGCTGGGGGTATAGTGGTAGCTGTGGGTATCGTGTCATTTGTCGTTGCAGGTGCGTCCGCGCTCACCACCTCACCAGTTAGAGGGGGAGCCGGTGCAGCGATGGCAGAGGGCAGGTCGGCGTTTGGATTCATTGATGGGACGCGCATTGCTCCCGGCGGAAGCGGGAGGTCTTCAGGCATAAGTTCGGCATCGGCGGTCTCTGGCGCGGCGTCGTTGTCTACACGCGGGCGACTGCACGCAGCCCCTCTTCCTCTGCGAACGCGGGTTCTTCTTTTTCTGTTTCCTTTCCTTTTTCCTGCCCGCGTCTTTCGCGTCTTGTGCGTCACCGATCTCTTTCTCGTCCCTCCACTGGATTTGGCGGTTCGCGTCAACCGCTTGGTTCTTTTTCGGGTGCCTTTTTTTCTGCGCGTTACACGAAGCTTTCGTCGTGATTGTACAGACATCTATGTATATGTATATATATAACCGCCTAAAAGAAAAGAAAAGGAAAAAGAAAGAAAAAAGAAAGAAAAAGAAAAAAATCAGAACCGACTCAAAACTAAATCTCTGCATATACTAGCAATTACATGGGTACAGCCAATCGAAAAACAAGAAGACTGCGACGTCGAAGTCGTAGTGGTGGCACAGAATCCAAGGACAAACGAAAGCGAGGTCAAGAGGAGATAGATTCATTTTTCACTTTTGTCATAGGGAACAACACAAAAATGGTGGAGCAGATGATTGTCTCGGGAGAGGTCCCGAACGTGGACATGTACGATAAAAGCGAACACACCGCGTTGTTCTGGAGCGCGGCTTACGGGTACAAGGAGATGACCAAGCTTCTTCTTTCGTACGGCGCAAAACCGGACAAATCGGGAAGCGAACACCTACAGGACATTGTCCCACCTATTAGTATCGCTATACAAAACAACCATCCGGAGGTGGTCAAACTCCTCATCGACGCAGGCGCCAATCTGAATATCACGAGTCGAAAACTGAGAGGCGCTACTCCGCTCATTGTCTCCATATACATGCGACGGAACGATATTATGAAGATGCTCATCACCGCCGGTGCCGATGTAACATTGCCAGATTCTACAGACGTAACCCCACTTCACTGGGCTGCGTGGATGGGTATAACAAACGCAATTCAACCACTCATCGACGCTGGAGCAGACGTAGATGCGGAAGACGATGTCGGAGAAACCCCGTTGTATAAAGCGGCTCTTCAGGGTCACAATACCATAGTAAGGACGCTGATTGATGCCCGTGCCAATGTCGATCTGGACAATAACGGCAGGTCGCCCATATATATTGCGTCTATACGAGGCAACCACGAGATCGTCGCTATGCTCATTAAGGCTGGGGCACTGGATTTTGAATACGACGAACTGTACGAGCTGATAGGAGAAGGAATGGACGAATATAGCGAAGAATCGGAAAAGTACCAAGACTTGCTGCTTACCTCCTTCATTCTGAAAGCGTCCGAGTTGTACCTGAAGACGCCTTCGCGCGCGCTGTCAAGCTACTCGAAACCGCTTCCGATGGACATGTTATGTAAGAGCATATTCGACCCCATCACCATGGAGGAAAAAACCATGGATTCTATTCTCAAGACGAACGACGATATACTGTGTTTGTACAACGATAAGCCGTTCATTCTCAGTAGAAAAGAGCTCGAGGGAGAGCTGGAGACCAATATCGACAAGCTGTTGTATGAATGTAAAGAAAGCAATCAACATTTTCAACAGAACGAGTCCAATATTGTCACTGACAGCAATGGAAAAAAGGTGTTGTATTTCAATATGGCGGGGTTCGGTGTCATGGGCGTCATGGTTCCCGTGAGTTCTCTCAAAGAAGTGGTAAAGGACGTGAAAATATTTGTCATTGATACATCCAAGGACACTGTCGCAAGCCGTCCAGTCACGTCGCTTGGGCCGTTTTTAGGTGGAAACGTCGTGGGTGCGCGCCATTGCCAGGAAAACGATCCTCTTAAAATAGGTCGGGTCTTGGTGGTGTCAAATTCTATGTTGGAAGAAAATATGAGAGAACAGTGTACCATACAGGGCGGAGGAAGAGGAAGAACGGTGGGTCGTCGCACCCGGAAACAACCGCGGAGTGATGGATTGTGGAGAAAAAAGAAGACAACCACGTCGCGCAGGTCGCGCAGGTCGCACAGGTCGCGTCGTACATCCGCACGGACAAGGAGATAATGGAGATCAGTGAAATAATATTCGTATAGTATAGTATATACCGCAATGAGCAAGAGAACCCGCCCGTCGTCGCCTACAGACGAGCAAAAACGATATATGGCGTTTGCTGCTGCGGCCCTTCCCTCCGTGAGCAGACGCAGGACGCCACGACCTTCACAACCACCCACCAAAAGTGTCCCCACGCGAACAGATGGCGATTTAGAAATAGTGAGTTGGACAGGGAGAACGTCACCTGTCACTGGAGTGAGACCACCGACCCAATACACGATCGGAGACAAGTCAAACTCACCCATGTTCAATAGCATATCCGACGCACAAAAGGCGCGTGCGGACAATGTCATTGGTGAATTGAGAAATACGCCGACGCCCGAATTGACAAATATCATGGCGACGCTCGGAAATATGAAAGATGAGGGAACGTGGGGAGGAAAAAGACGTAGACGCGCGTCGCGGCGCACAAGAAGAACACGGAAGAGTCGTCGTGCGAAGACAACCAAGAGACGTCGGGTCAAGAAATCGCGGAAGACAACCTCGTCCCGCAGGTCCCGTCGCAGGTCCACTCGGACAAAGTAATAATTTCTCCGTTAATAATATGGACAACCAAATCATTAACGAATACATTAAGGCAGTGAAGGACGGAAACGTCGACGAGGTCGTGCGACTCACGGACCGCGGCCGAAACAAGCACCTGCTTGACGCGATACCGAAAGACGCAGAAGGCAGAAACACGCTACCTGCGCTCTTCGTTGCCATTCAGAACGGCAACACAGAGATGCTAGAGAAACTGCTCATGATGGGGGCGGATACCGAAATAGGCGAGGACGCGGAGATTTACGATCCAGAGACGCGTCAACTATACGAAGATATCACCCCGATTTACTATGCGATTCACAAGGGATCGCCCGAAGCTGTTCGAATGTTGATTGCTTCCGGTGCCAATCTAAATCATTATACCAGTAATTCGGGGACGGATGTGCCAAATTGGGAACATCCGCTTGTCTACGCGGTCCAGATGGCAGGAGAGGAACCCGAGACAATGTTGGCGATCATCGACCTCATATTGAGCTCGGGGGAAAACATCGACCAATTGGAAGTTACGGCAGATTTTCCGATCCTGAACAAATCGGTTGACTTACATGCATTCGCAATCACCAAACTCCTCATTGACAAGTACCAACATGCCGACACAGATGAGATAATATATCGCGACGACTATGGTGATGACGATGACGATGACGTTCCTAATTTACTGATGCGCGCAATACGAGAAACGGAGTCCCCCGACGAGATCGTGAATTTTCTGCTTGAGAACGGCGCCGACCCCAACAACAACATCAGATTCCCGTACGGCTACCACCAGACCCTCGACCCCGAATTTGCACGCTCCATCGAATCCACCGAGTACCAGGTGTACTTTGACTTTACCAAGGAACGCCTGGAAGAGTATCTGCGCGAACTGATGGTTGGTCGCGTTGCCGAATTGGATAATCGTATGCAGACCGCGCTTGATTTTGCAATGCGAAACGACGCATCCCCCGAGATGATCAATGCGCTGCGGGCACACGGCGGAGAAACCACATGGGACATCTTACGGGATCGCGGAATTGACTTTGACTCTGACTACGACCCGAACAACGACAGCTGGGCCTCTTCGGAGGGAGAGGGATACGCCGAAATCGATACGGAGAACAGCGAGATCCGGAGTAAGCTGCTGGATATTCCCGCGATGACGAAGGAGCAATACCAGCAATGCAGGGTGGCGATGAATACGCAAGACAATGAACCGCTACACGATTTCCTCACGGGGGAAGAGCTGTACCCCGAAGACGTGGTGATCCTGCCGACCGAGACGTCCAACGTTACCTGTATGGACCGCGACTCGTTCGTGGACTACATGGTTCACCAGTCAAAAAACTACGACCCGTTGCTCCACCCCTATACGCGCGAAGACATGAACAATCTGCCTGGATTTGTCTTTGACGAGTGGTGGGCCGAGAACTACCCGCTGGGCACGACCCACTACAAGGAGGCGCTGAAGAAGGTGCGTCTTGCAACGAACGGAGGGGCACGGCGCGCCACGAATACGAAGAGGAAGACGAAGAGGAAGACGAAGAGGCTGGGGGCGAAAAGGAGGGCGAAGACGCGAAATATGCGAAATATGCGAAATATGCGAAATATGCGAAATATGCGAAATATGCGAAAACGAAGGTTTGGAAGAACACGCAAGAGACCTGCTCGGTCCACCAAGAAACAGCGCGGCGGCGACCCCGACGACTCAGACGACGACTCTGACATTGCCCTGGGAAAGGCAGCGGAGGAATTTGTAAAGGCAGCCAAGGCCGGGGATGTTGGAAAGGTGCGTGAGCTGATCGACGCGGGTGGCGCGGTCAACAACACGGACGATGGGTACTCGCCCTTGTATGCCGCATCGTACGAGGGCCATGTAGAGGTGGTGCGTGAGCTCCTCAAGGCAGGTGCTGCGGTCGACCAGACCAACGAGGATGTCTTTAGATATACGCCTCTGCTCATCGCGTCGGAAGAGGGACACGTGGAGGTGGTGCGCGAGCTCCTCAAAGCGGGGGCGAGGATCGACCAGAGAAATAGTTTTGTGACTCGCAAGACGTCCCTGATGCACGCCGCGGATAGAGATCACATGGATGTGGTGCGTGTTCTGATTAACGCGGGGGCACTGGAGTTGCGTCCGTCAGATACCATCGGCGTAGTGGGGAACGCAGTGGAAGAGAACGATAAAGACATAATAAAAATGGTCGTTAGGAGACTGGTCGAGACGCCTGGGCTTCTTGAACGCGTTCCGCATAAAATCGAGATTCAAGACATGTTATTTTCCCTTGCCGAAAAACCTGGAAATGAGGACCTTTTTGATTTCTTGACACGTATGGGATTGAAAAACAAGAGTATGCGAAAACAATCTGCCGTGAGTATGGAGCGGAACATGGTGCAAGAGGTTGGAGACCATGGAAAGATACCCAGAAAAGTGCAGAGGACGGACATATCCAAGTTTCTGGGCGGCAGGAGGAAGACGAAGAGGAACCCGAAAACAATGAGAACGGGGGCGAAGACGAAGAGGAAGCGGTAGATTCTTCTGTCTTCTGTCTTCTGTATTCTGTCTTCTATCTTCTATGATCTGTCTTGGTTTTCTTTGTAGAGGACTATTTTTTTCGTGTGGTATTGTATAGAGACTACATGAAAACACGAAACACACAGAAGCGACCGTTTAGGAGACGGCGTTCTAGAAGAACCAGAAGAACCAGAAGAACCAGAAGAACACGGAATGGGGCTGTGCGGACCACCAAGAAGCAGCGCGGAGGCGATCAGGGCGACGAATTACGCGATGCGTCGTTTAGAGGGGACCTGGTCAAGGTGCGCGAGCTGATAAAGGCGGGCGCTGCCATCAACCATGCTAACGTTCATGGCCATACCCCTCTGGTGTACGCCTCGTCGAAGGGTCACCTGGACGTGGTGCGCGAGCTGCTCCAGGCGGGCGCTGATATCAACCAGGGCGACAATAAAGACCATACCCCTCTGGTATTCGCCTCGACGAAGGGTCAATCGAAAGTGGTACTCGAGCTGATAAAGGCGGGTGTTGATATCAACCAACGCGACATTAGAGGTTGGACCCCTCTGATGTTCGCATCGGAGAATGGTCACGCGGATACAGTGCGCGAGCTTATAACGGCCGGCGCTGATATCAACCTTACAAGGGAAGGTGGTGGTACCGCATTGACCATCGCCTCGTCAAGGTGGGGTGACGTGGATGTGGTGCGCGAGCTGCTCCAGGCGGGCGCAGCGATCGACCAGGGCGACAATAACACTATGACCCCTCTGATGGTCGCCTCTAAGTGGGGTCGTGTGGATATAGTGAGCGAGCTCATGGGGGCGGGCGCTGCGATCGACCAGGCTAACATAGATGGGAAGACCCCTCTGATATTCGCCTCGGAGTTGGGTCACACGGACGTGGTACGGGCACTGATAAAGGCGGGGGCTGCGCTCGACCAGGCTGACAATGATGGCCATACCCCTCTGATCATCGCATCGTCGAAGGGTCACGTGGATGTGGTGCGTGTGCTGATCGGGGCGGGCGCTGCGGTCGACCAGGCCGCCGATCGCGGATACACACCACTGATGATCGCCACGATAAATGGTAGCGTGGATGTGGTGCGCGAGCTGCTCCAGGCGGGGGCATTGGAGGCCAAACCAGCAGACACACTCAGGATAGTGCGTAATGCAATAAATGAAAATAACGTTGCCATCATAAAAATGGTCGTCAAAAGATTAAACGAAGACGACAAACTGCGTAAAGCGGTTCCTGACAAGGACGGAATACAAGATGAATTGGTTAGTTTTGCAAAAGAAACCAACAACGACGAACTCCTTGATTATTTAGTAAGCGTGGGAATTTCTGACAAGGGTATGCGGAAGATGAGGGAGAAGGATAGGCAGAAAAAAACAATGGCAGAGGCAGTTCCCAAAAAAATACCCACCGAAGTGGTGCGGGAGATCGCCAAGTTTATGGGCGGCAGGAAGAGGAGGAAGACGATGAGGAAAAGGAAGACGAAGAGGGAGCGGTAGGTTCTTCTGTCTTCTGTCTACCGTCTTGGTTTTCTTTGTAGAAAACCATTTTTTTCGTGTAGTATTGTATAGAGACTACATGAAAACACGAAACACACAGAAGCGACCGCTTAGGAGACGGCGTTCCAGAAGAACCAGAAGAACCAGAAGAACACGGAAGGGGACTGTGCGGACCACCAAGAAGCAGCGCGGAGGCGATCAGGGCGACGAATTACGCGATGCGTCGTCTAGAGGGGACCTGGTCAAGGTGCGCGAGCTCATAACGGCGGGCGCTGATATCAATCATGTTGACAATAAAGGCAGGACCCCTCTGTACATCGCCTCGGAGACTGGTCACGTGGAGGTGGTGCGCGAGCTGCTCCAGGCGGGCGCTGATATCAATCATGCTGCCGAGAATGGCATGTCGACCCCTCTGATAATCGCCTCGAAGATGGGTCGCGTGGAGGTGGTACGCGAGCTGCTCCACGCGGGTGCTGCGGTCGACCAGGTTAACAGAAATGAGACGACCTCTCTGATATACGCCTCGCAGAAGGGTCACCTGGACGTGGTGCGTGCGCTGATCGGGGCAGGCGCTGCTATCAACCATGGCGACAATACCGGCGAGACCCCTCTGTTCATGGCATCGAGGATGGGTAACGTGGAGGTGGTGCGCGAGCTGATAAAGGCGGGTGCTGATATCAGCCAGGGCGACAATAGAGGCCGGACCCCTCTGTTCATGGCCTCTCTGTATGGTCGAGTGGATACATTGCGCGAGCTGCTCCAGGCGGGGGCATTGGAGGCCAACCCAGCAAATACATTCAAGGTAGTGCGTGGCGCAATAGAAGGAAAGAACGTTGACGTGATAAAAATGATCGTCAAAAGATTAAACGAAGACGACAAACTGCGTAAAGCGGTTCCTGACAAGGACGCAATACAAAACGAATTGGTTAGATTTGCCGAATACACCAACAACGACGAACTCCTTGATTATTTGGTAAGCGTAGGAATTTTTAGCAAGGGTATGCGGAAGTTGAGGGAGAAGGATAGGCAGAAAAAAACAATGGCAGAGGCAGTTCCCAAAAAAATACCTACCGAAGTGGTGCGGGAGATCGCCAAGTTTATGGGCGGCAAGAGGAGGAAGACGAGGAGAACGGGGACGATGAGGAAAAGGAAGACGAGGAGAAAATCCACGCGAGCGAGGAGATGAACGGAATAATCTGCGTATAGTATAAATGAGCAAGAGAAATAGCCCCTCTCCGGCGAGGGACGATATAGAGATAGTCGGCTTGACAGGAAGAACCTCGCCAACGTTCGCGAGCATAGCCGACGCAGAATCATTTGGGAAGATAAAACGCGACATACAGCTCGACCCGTATAGGAAATCGCCTCTTCCGGATTTAATGAAGGACCATAAAAAGGTACCTGTGATGGATGACATCATGCCAGCTCTCAACAAGAAGAAGAATGACGGTACGTGGGGCGGCAAGCGGCACAGAAGAACGCGAAAGAGAGGAAGAGGGATGATGAGGATGACCATGATGCGACCACCCATGTTCCTGCGAAACACAAGTGTACGCAGACAGCCCACCAAAAAGAGGTCCACGAAGAAACGCCGCACAAAAAGACACCGCACCAAAAAGCAAACAAAGCGCAGAAGAGTGCGCAAATAAGTCTACGTATAGGTATAAGTATAAGTATAAGTATAAGTATAAGTATAAGTATGTATTTCATGTGATAACATAAATAGATTATGTTATCATACTGTATTATGAACGTATTTTTCTTTTTTCTGTGTATCGCCATATTTGGCATCACCACCGTGAATTGGGTAGTCTTCAACCCAGAGTTGTCAGAGTCCATGCTGACCACCGCAATATACCAGGTGGATATGATGATGAATCTGGACGACGACGCGTCGTTTTCCCACAATTTCTGCGAGTCCAGACTACAATTCAACCGGGCTCCGGAAAAATGGAACGCGTGGACGTCGCTGATTATATCGCTCGTGCCGTTCGTATACGGATTCCCGAAATACCCGCTCCTCTACAACGTGGCGTGTATGTTGTCAGTGAACGGTCTCGCCAGTTTTCACTACCACTACTACCTCACGTGGATGGGCAAACAGGGGGACGAGATTTCCATGATCTTGGCCAACTATTTCGGGATGTGGGGACTGATCAACATGTACTACAAGAAATCGGAACGGCGCAACAACCTGAACCGCTACAATACCGCATTCATGTATTTGTTCCTGGTGTCCAACACCATTATCCAACACGACTCGCTGTTTCCCTCCATTTTCGGTGTCTACGTGGGCGGAACCCTTGTCATGATCTACCGCGTGGCGCAGATGCACAACATTCCGTACAAGAAGAATTTGGCAGTATCTTTCGTAGGCGCCAGTTGCTGGATTGTCTCTGAGCATTACTGTAACGAATACACCAAATTTGGCCATCCGTTGTGGCACCTGTTGTTCCCGTTGGGGTTCTACAAACTGATTTTGGATTACGATAAAATAAAAGAATATCGTTCAAAGAGCGACGACAAGTTGTCCATCATAGACGAGTCTGAACCTACCTCCATCTGGCAGGAACACGCATAATCAGTCATCACCAGGCCGACCATTCACGACAACTTGTTATCTACAATATACCCATGCTCAATGAGCCATCTCCTTTCTTGTTCGCGCTTCCTCTTTTTCAGTGCGTCGTTTGATATCTCAAGCATTTGTTCGGCCTTTACCACGGTGTTCTCGTATCGCATTCTTTCTGGTCGCATCTGCTGCTCTATCTTGTAGTCAGTGATGTCCTGTAAATGTAGTCTCACCATATCCGCGTGATATTGTTGTGGAATGTGGGTCAAGTCAAGATCCATGATACCGTTGTACCCCCTCACAATGTACGGGTCTGACATGGCGATACCGTGGTTTTGTATAAGTTAAGAACAAATATTTATTATGTTTTTGTATATTGTCGCGGCTGGCTGTGAGTAGCCTCAATTGTGGGGGCGAAACAAAGGTTCGATTCCTTTGCGTGGCGATCATTTTAGCAAACATGCCGCGCGTATTTGTGGGTTGTCTATATCAACGTTGTTCATATAGACAAAAGGGAAGATAAGAAAGAAAGAGAGAAAGAAAGAGAGAAAGAAAGAAGCACGAAACATGAAGCATCGAGAGAAGTAATTTCTCATAGTATAGTATTATAGAACAAACATATCATGAAAAAATCTGTTACGAAAAAACAGAGAATACGAAAAAAACACATAACGAGAAAACAGGCAAGAAATCGACGAAGGAAAACAAAGAGGAGACAGAGAAAGGCGAAGAAAACGAGAAGACGTACTCGTAGAAAGACGGGGGGCCAGGATAACACAACGGTCAAACAGTTGTTCGGCAGAACGTACTCTATTCAAGACGTGGACTACGATGGCGACTGTATGTATCATTCCATATTACGTGCCACACGAGCAAACAACAAGGAACCAGGAACGATGCGAGACGAGAAGGGTGCGTATTGGACGCCCAAGGTGTTAAGGAAGTATTTAGCTGAAAATGTGTACAATTATTCCGACATAACCGAGCAGTACGGGGACATGTTGAAAGAAATTGTTGGCGAGATCAAAAACGGAATCAAGGACCCAGGGAATCCACGCAACTGGGGATCGGAACCCGTGGTTCAGATTGTGAACAGAATATTCGATATTGATATCCAGATTGTAGACAAATCCACATGGAAACTTATGTGGGGGAGCGGGGAGGTAACAGACGACACTATTTTATTGCTATGGGTCAATGGTGCCCATTATATGTGGTTGAAGGAAGAGAACAAGGCAACAGCAAAAGAAGAAAAGAAGGAAGAAAAGGAAGAAAAGGAAGAAAAGGAAGAAAAAGAAGAAAAAGAAGAAAAGAAGGAAGAAAAGGAAGAAAAGGAAGAAAAAGAAGAAAAGGAAGAAAAAGAAGAAAAGAAGGAAGAAAATAATGGATATACGGAATTGAACGATATATGGAACGACAGAAAAGTGACAGACGAAGAAGCAATCAACATGATCAGGGGTCTGAAAAACGTAGACCTGAACAAATTGAATTGGAAACGCGAATCTATTTTATACAATACTGCTCACAGATATGGTGGTTCCATAGCCGGGTTTCCTGGATACGGGCTTCCTGTTATAAACGCATTAGTAAACGCGGGAGCCAATCCAAACCAGGTGTTAAGAGGCGTGAAAGTCGTAGGCGATGAAAAGATTTACAACGGAGAAACAGCGTTGGACTTGTTAGTGAAAGATTATAAATTTTTAGTCGAGAACGAGAGGACCATTAAGGTGATCTTAAGGTATGACCTAAACGCAGATTATTTCGACAAATTCTATGTGACAGATCTCGTGCAACAAGTTGATTTCGATAAACCAAAATTCAGGCTACTCATGTCACGGTATGGTCTAGGACACGAACAAAAACGCATACAAAAGGAAACCGTTCCGAAACTTGAGAAGGAATTAACACGTCTTGGAGAAATCATAGATTATCTGAGTAAACGCACAAAAACTGCTCCCGGACAGGCAAAAATAAGTGCGGCGAAAATACGCAACTCTGACAAATTATGGGATATGAGCCACCCCACACAGGGTCGTAGATATAATTACTCTCGCATGAAGATATCCGACTTTGTCAAGGCGATTCGTGAACATGACTTAAAAAAGGTGAAGGATATGGTTGATGCCGGAATCGATGTAAATCAGAAACAATCCGATAACCGAGAAGAAAAATTCCCCGTATGCGAGGCAATTACCGCGACGGATATCATCGATCCTGCGGATAAATACAAAATAAGGGTGGTTATGGGGGGCGGGGTAAATGACAACGAGAAAAACGGTGACGCAGGTGTCAGTAAAAGCAACGCAATACAAATAGTAAAACTACTTATCAATTCGGGAGCTAAGATGGACCAACCATGTGATGAAATATACCAGGACGCAAACACGCCTCTTCAGGAGCTGGGTCTACTCCACAGGGATTACGAATGGGAACCCGATAACCGAAGAGAAGTCGAGCAACTGATAATCTACGCATTTCAACACGGAGCAACTCCATCACTTCGTGATGCGACTGACCGTGAAAATGACTATTCCGAAGAGTTGTACGATTCCGAAGAGGTGGAAGACATAATAACAACTCTGTACGAAAAATATAAGCGTACCAAAAAAAACACATAAACACATAAACACATAAACACACAATATCTTATTACATCATGGACTTGCTGAACAAAGATGTAATAAGATACATTATCGAATTCTTGATTTATTGTAAACAATGCGGGACCTTCCAAATTCCACATAAGTCGTGCTGTATATGTAAACAGACATATTGCGAGACGTGTAAAGAGACTCTTGTGACCATCCATAGCTTTTACGAGAACACGTACTGTAACGAATGCCACCATGCCCTGATCGCGTAACTCTTATGGATATTCCGACACGTCGTCTACCTGCGATTCGCTCTCTTGCGGGTATTTCTTTGTCGACCACGTGCGGCTCTTGTCTTTGTGCGTTTGACGGATTTTCGAGTTTTTCGAGTTTTTCGGGTTTTTCGAGTTTTTCGGGTTTTTCGGGGGTTAGGGGTTCCGCCTCTTTTACGCACGACAGGTTTAGAAGTAGGTGGCGGAGGAGCACCCATCATTGTATAGGTTATGTCTGCCTCGGCGGTGGTCCCGTTGAATTTGCGTTCGCTGTGTTTTTGACGAGCAATACCAAGAAGCTGGTCGCCTTCCAGCCACAACATCGGTCGTTCCTTGGTGATGTACCCAATGTCTTTCAGATACTGGCGAGCCGCCCGTATTTCTTGAACTCGAGTACTCATAGTTCAATTATATTATGTGTATAAAATATATATGAGCCACTTTTTTGATACAGATACAAATCAAAAGGGGTACGTGTACTACATAGTTCCCAAAACCACCACGTTGTATCGCGGCGACACCAACATATATTTGGCAGAAGGCGACGTTCCCGATGTGCCAACGTTTTTCGGACTGAAACGAAAAAATGTGGCGAAATACGGGATGGTGTTCACGTTTAAAACATTGAAACCTCTCAAACTGTTGGCGCTCGACAAACCGAACCAGAAGTTCTACGACGACGCTCCGTCGCATATACAGACCATTTTGAACAATCAATACGGGTTTAAGAGCGGGCTTCGCGACACGGTGCGTGCGAAAGACTACGAATTGGTGGAATATCTATGTAGTCAGGGGTTTGACGGGTATCTTATCGACGAAATGAGCGTACCCGACGACGTCTACGTCGACGAATACGACAGCGACGGCGAAACGGAAGACATCGGAAATCCACGCAAGTTTCACAGCGAGATGGTGATTTGCAACGTGAAAAAGAACGTGAAGCTGGAGAACATCACACAGGACGTCAATAAATACACGAGCGATGACATTAACAGAGAGGTGATGAAGAAACGCGCCATACTCCATAAATACGAAATGGAGGAGAAACGAAAGAACTCCAAACGCAGACCACGAAGGGATTCGAGTCCAACGAGGCAAGAGGTTCACGTGGCTCCCATGTTTACGGGATTTTCGGGAATTGGGAATTCGCCTCCGCGCACGCCGCGCGGTAACAGGACGGCGGATTCTTCCGATACCAATATATCTTCCCCAAATTCATCTATGAGTAGCGGGGTTTCCACGCCATCAAGAGGGGCACCACAGGCTCTGTTTCGATCTCCATCCGCGTCCACGTTTGGATCGGACTCTTTGTCAGGGTCAGACACTCCGCCATACAAAAACAAAACGCCTCCGGGTTCGCTTTTTGACCGCATGGATTCGGATCCCGACTCCCCGTCCAAACGCGTGAAAATAGCCCAGCCAAATTTCAACATGGGCGGGACCAGGCGGAAAGCGCGTCGAAGAAACCGCAAAACACGGAGAGTTCAAAAGTCACGACAACGGAGACGCAACCGCAAACGCGGAGCCGGTCGAAAATCAAAAAGAACAGTGTCGGGTAAAAACATAAAACCTGTACACAAAAGAAACTCTCGTCGTAGGAAACAGTAATACGCTAATACGCTACTTACATAGACGCGAAGATATAATAACACACAACGGTGTTTTATTATAGTACAATCCTCGTCCAGTAAGGTTACTTCTTATCCGTATTCACAAGGAGGCGCGAGCACAACCAGGTTGCCAGGACAATCCACATGTTATCGATGGTATTTCCTCCATTGTGAACCACCCATCGAATCGCTTTACAGTGTGGCGCAGATACGAGAAACGGTGTCATGACGAACCCCTGAAAAAAGCTAGGAACACAATAGTACACGTACATTTGTGCGGCCACATAATGTAGACAAATCCAGAACAAATAAAGCCCTGTGGCATTGTAGCAATACAAAGCATAAGGTTTGATCACAGGAACCATATTTCGCGCCTCTGAATAAATAGCATCTAAAGAATACACCCGATCAAATTCGCGACCGAAAGAAGAAAAAGATACGTCTGTAGTCTCTTCCTCCTCGCTAGGGTCTCCGTCTGCGTTGGAATTGTCGTCAGATACAGATGAAATTTCTTCTCCATCCGACGGAGAAGAATTGGTTAGTTTACTACGCGTAGTCATTGGTAATCTATATATTTGCGTTGTCTCTGTATTGTTTTCACATATATTTATTGACGTGGTAATTATGTGACTGGATACACAAACCCATCGGCCTCTAAAATTCGCTGGATTTTTTGTCGGTCGGGTTCTCGGCGGAAAGATGTTGCCGACGCAACAAGCACAGAAGTCTCCTCCGTAGTGCGGATAAACAAGTTGCGGATAGACGAAAACGTTTCGTCATTCATAGATTCCACCGAATAGGCCTCTCCATGAACTTGTAACCAGTGCCGAAAACTCATGTTTTTCGACAGCGGCGTGCCAGCATATACATGAAACAATTTGAATAACGCGTATACGTCCATGACAGTATCTGTTGTGTAGTCTGATCCAGTCATAATACATAATTCCATAAAGTCCTGACGAGATATTCCGATACGTTTCAATATTTTGTGCGTGTCGTACATAACCACCGTATTATTCAGTAGACTCATATATCGCAGTACCCGCGGCACGCCATACACGAACATGTCCATATCTTCACTGAGACAAGCCCACGCCTTTTTCGCACGAACAAATGCGGCACACATCTCGTCTGCTTCGCCGTTTGCTGTGTAATAAGTATATCCATAGCTATTGATAAGATCCTGAACTTGATGAATATGGTCTTTTTTCAAGAAAACGCACTTTCGTTTCAGGTTCTGCATAGTTTCCAGCACCGATTCTCGCTCTCTTGCGCTCAATTTACGATTGTCCAGTTTTTTATATAGTTCGTTATACTCGGATTCAGCCTTGACCTTTTCGTGGTAGCGTTTGTTCAACACATCCATCTTCTCGGCAGGAGGTTTACCGTCGAAAATGAAGATAGGGGTAATATCATGACATTCGAACAGCGACAACATGAGATACATGTTTTCAATGAGCGAATCACTCATTTGATATTTGTAGAGATATATGCTAATGTCGACAACAATCGTTTTACCATACAGTTCATTCATATGCATCAACTGTATACATTCCTTACAGTTTTCCACAAAATACTTGTTCAGGTAACGAATTCCCATTTTGATCTTTGTATACAATACGGATCATCCACATGTTAATTCATTTTTTCTAAAATATAATAAAATAATATCATATTATTGTATTATAATGCCTCAGTCAACTTATATTAGCGAGACCGACCCGAGTGGTGCTTTGCTTCAAGACATTAACGAGTCTCTTTATACCAATTTCGACTTGTCATATATACCTCAGTATGGTAGCACGTATTTACTAAAGGACTTTCAAAGCGATGTGGTATCCGATTATTTCAGACCTTATATCGGAGACGGTAGCTTAGAATGGCCTGGAGCCATTGCGTTTGATGCGAGTAACAAATTGTATGTTGCGAGTAACGCTTTAGCAAACTTTATTTCTCTTGTAGAGGGTGAGTTTATTACAAACGTATACAAGCTATTCACTGATTCACCTACTGGTCTTGCTTTCAACAAAGACAACGTTTTGTATATTACCATCGCAAATTCCAATGTAGGTTCTGAAACCCAAGATTTTGTTTGGCCGGAAATATGGACATCTAAAATACTTAAATTGGATTTGATTACACTGGTTGCGGTGGAGCTCAATGTGGCAGGTATTTCCACCAACAAACTCGATGGAATTTGCTTTGATGGATCCGGTAACCTCTTTGTTTCGGATAGCATCACGAGTACCATTTTTAAAATTACAGAAACAAGTTATACTACTGGTGTCGGGCAGATTTTCGCATCAAATCTGGCAGGTATCAATACACCCATCGGACTGGCATCCGATTTATTCAATAACATATACGTATGTAACTCAGGTAACAATAATCTGGTAAGAATAACTCCGCAAGGTAGTATCACTATAGTTGCGAGTACAGGGCTGGACAATCCAACAGGCGTCACGTATAATTCATTTAACAATTGTATCTATGTGGCAAATTACGGACCCCTCACAACGTCTACCTTGTTACCGCCAAGAGTCTTCGTCTACCAGATTGTAAACGATACTCTTTTCAAACTTCCTATTCCTTTTCCACCGGACCCAAATGATCGAGAATATTATTACAGTATTGCTACAGACAAAACAGGAAAGGTCTATACTTGCGGAACATTGGCGAAACCCGAAGTGTTCTTTAAAATCGGTGCTGGTGCGTTCATTAAAGAGATCAAGGATATATTCACCGCAAGTAACAACGTAGGGCTATTTTACGGTGGATATTACGAGAGAGGTGACTTTGGAAAGATTACGCGATACGAAGTTTCGTATTATATTAATCCACTCACATCGATAGTATTTGATTCTGCCCAGGAAAATTTATATGTCACCGAATTCACTTCTCCGTTTAAACCTGACTCTGTAGGCGGTTATTACCCTCCCTACTCGTATGGTGTTGTGTGGAAGGTTCCGTTGACGGACCCGTCATTCAATCCGCAGCTCGTGTATCCCAGTTTTGTGGATAGCCAGGCATTTTCGGCCGCATCTACAGTTGCAGTGAACAGTTCAGGTATCGTATATTCAACTCCCGGAGGTGTAGGATTTGTTGGCACGAATGCTATGGTGGCAATGAACAAGAGCGGGGTGGTCAAATTTGTAGCCACTACACCATTGGTAGATTTCTTCCAACCAACGTCTTTTGTCTTTGACAGCACCGACAGACTATATTATCTTAACACACAGGGACCGAGTGGAGGGGCATTCGTAAATAGTCCCATTATACGGTTGACTTTTCAAGATGACAATGATTACCTTTCCTCAGGAGAATATATAGATATTGGTATTCCGCCAAAAGATATCCAACAGCCTTCGGCTCTTGCGTTAAATAAAGACGATACCATATTATATCTTGGGTCTGGTGATACTGCCGCAATTATATATAAATATGTGTTCGCTACAAAAACAGTCAAAAAAATATATGATTATATTGATTATTCACAGTACGACGGTATCATCAACGTGTTAGCCGTCGACGGTAATGGCAATCTATACTTTACTATGGAAAATTCGAATACAATGAAAACCGAACTTTTGTATTTTGATACGTCAGATACATTGAGGACTGTCACGCTTAGCGGTGTCTCAATTGTTACAACCGCACGGGGGTTGTCGTTTGCCAGCGACGGAACACTGTACCTGACTGCCGGGAATCTCTATAAACTCGTTTTCACAAATGCGTCTACGGCAACGGTAACAATCAATACTACAGGCGCAGATCTGAACGCACCTTATGGTATAGCACTCAATTCGACAGATACCGATTTATTTATCGCAAGTCTAGGTGTAAATGACCCTCTTGGTCCGAGGGGTGTCCTCAAACTTGTCTTGTCTACCGACGTTGTGACGGTTTATCAAGTATATAAGTCCGGCAATGATCTCTTTCTGAATAACCCTACATCCATTGTATTTGATAGCAAATCATCAACCAACTTGTATGTAGGAAACTCGAACGCAAGCAACATTGTCCGTGTTACCTTAGAAGGGATTGCGGATAACGTCACTGTAACAGGGGTCGTTCTCGATGCACCAACTGGATTTGCTTACGATGATTCAGATAATTTATATTTAGTGAATTACAACAACAATACCTTGTGTAAATTGACGTTTACAGACACGCTTACCGCGACGGGGGTATATGTGAGTATTAGTGGATCGCCTCTATCTCAGCCATCCGATATCGCATTTGACCCCACTTTCAGTAAGATATACGTTACAAATTCGGGATTGAATAATGTCGTTGAAATAACATTGAGCACCGGAAAGAGCGTTCTATATAGCCAGGGAGGAATTGTGATAAGTGAACCGGGAGGGGTGGTGTTTGATGAAAGGAGTGGCGAGATTTATATTACAAGCTCAGGAAACAATAAACTAGCTACTATCGCCAACAACAACCAGCTCAATCCGGTCAATGTTGTTGGAAAAACATCGGAATCTCTTCTCACACCTCAGGGCATCGTTCTCGACAATAGTTATAATTTTTATGTGGCTAACTACGGAAGTGCTGAGGATGCGTTATTGAAAATTACCCATGATATAAGTTTTAACAATATTTACGATTCTGGGACCGATGGAATAACCCGACCACGGTTGTGTGTTGCAGACGAAAAAACCAAGAAAATATATATTGCGGATGCGCATGGGTACCTTCCCGTATTAGATGCCTCAAATGTAGTGACGAAATATTATACAAATACCGTACTTACAAACTACAGAGGGAGTGTATCGCTGCGTCAATCGCCACCCACAGCCACGACCGGACCGTTCCTCGTATTGGGTGCCGAATTTGGTTTCGGTGGAGGCGCAGGTGATTTTTTCAGTACACTTGTTCCTGACCAGACGAATCCGGATACAGGCACCCCCGTATTTAACTTGGTAACACTTACCGGCACTACATTCGTAGGAGGGATGAATTATTGTATGTTTGACAGTGCTGATGATCCAGCAGCAAAATTATATTGTTGTCTTTCTGATGGGCGACAAGTATCACCGCCAGGTGGCGCTATAGCTGAAATCACATTTACGAGCGAATCAGTCGCAGTATCGAAGATTATGGATATACGTGGACTTCAAACAATGGTTATCGATATAGTAGGAACAGTCGTTGCACCTGTTCAAACAGTCGCGTTTTCGAACGATCGTAAATTCATGTACTGTATGGCTGGTGGGGAATCAACTACAACTATCGATCAGTTTATTCTTAAACGTGTACGCGATTACCGTGGCGCGGGACCATATGGAGCCGATGATTTTGTTACATTCCCTAATCCAGGCGGAGCTGTTCGACCTTACACTGCACTGTCAGTTGATAAGTATGGATACATATATGCGATTGTACGCTCGAGATATTATAGGGTCACCCCGCAAGGCGAATTTATTACGTTTTATGACCCGCTCCTTTCTGATCCGGTATCTCTGTTATGGAATGGTACCTATATGAACTACGTTCCGTGGGAAAACTCGCTTTTCATCTCACTTACCAGAGTAAATTCTACAGACAAGCTATTTTTGTCTTTTATATTTGATAACATGGAAGGTCGTGTTGGACCATATGACGACACGATGTATGTGTATGACATCAGCGGAGTTATTCAACCGTTGATTGAAACGTACGATTTCAGCTACAATATTTACGATAAATATATAGTGGTAGATCCCAGTAATATACCTGCGGGTGTACCTACATCAACCACTTTCCATTTCGTAATGCCCTATGTGTTACCCGGTCCAACCGACGTGTATGTTTTACAGTGTAACGGTATAACCATTTCAGACGATTTTTGTAATAACTGTACATACAACAAGTCCAAATTCTTGGCCGGAACCTACCCGACAGGCGTGGCATATGCCGACAACACAAACTATTTGTACGTTTCTTTACAGAATAACAGTATTTCAAGAATCAATCTTCTGGGTGCGGTTGAAAACAACATCATTCCTGATACAGCCGGGTTAAGTGGACCTACAAGTCTTGCAATAGACGCGTCATACAACATGTTTGTGTTGAATGTGACCGGAGGGTTTGTGTCATACATTACATTAACAGATGATATTATCGGTATAAACAATTCATTTGTGACTGGTATTGTAAGTCCCATTTCACTGGCATATGATTCATATGGCAAAGAGTATTTATATATTCTGAGCGGTTCAAGTCCAAGTGTCATCATTACACGTGTTAGCGCGATTGACGGGTCTGGTGCTGTCATCATTCCAGTGCCATTTGGTACTTTATTTGATCCCAATGGACTTACTATCGACGAGTTTACACCTGGAAAACGTTATTTATATGTGGCGGACACCAACCAAACTGGAAACAATCGAATTCTACAGATAAACCTACTGGACGGTCTTTACACCACCACAACATTAATTAGCGGGCTTCTTGAGAAACCATTCAGTATGGCAAACAAACATGATGGTTATATTTATGTGGCAAACAAAACTGGCAACTCTATAGGAAAAATTTCAATAGATACAACGAGAGATGGTAACAGTAACGACACCTGGGCAGTTGCCAATATATCCGTCCCTTCTGAACTAACGTTCGATGGTTCAGGAAACATGTATGTCGCGAATTCAGGAACTAATCCACGAAATAGTCGCGTGTCGAAGATTTACATTGAATATTTTCCGTTTACCAATGTCACGCTTGCCAATGGCACATGTTCAAAGGCACAAATATACGATAAAACCACGCAAAGCTATGTCGATGTTGATTATAGCACTACAGACCCAACGGTATTTCCCATACCGTTTCCTTACCCCATTCAACAACTTACAGATTTTGCTTCCCTATTGCCTCCACCAGATACAAGTCCCGCACTACCCATACCTCCTCCTATCAGCGGCGGAGGAGGCGGAGGTGGAGGAGGTGGCGGAGGTGGAGGAGGCCCTGATCCAGGCGGAGATGGTGGTGGAGATGGTGGCGGAGGCGGAGGTGGCGGAGGTGGAGGAGGCCCTGATCCAGGCGGAGATGGTGGTGGAGATGGTGGCGGAGATCAAAATCAAACGACGTATGTTGTTACCGTAGCAGAAGAAACAAATAGTTATGGTACTGGTAATAAATTTTTATTATACGGTGATGTAAGTCCATCCATAACGTTCACCGTGGGGACGACGTATGTTTTCGACCAAGACGATTCAAGTAACGTGGGCAATCTTCTACTATTTTCAACTACTCCAGATGGCACACACGCAGGAGGCGAAACATATACTCAGGGTGTAAATGTCACAGGAATCCCTGGTGTTAATCTCGGATCTTCGTCAACGACCATTGAAATAACCGAATCCACCACATTACCGTTGTATTACTATAGCTCCAACGAGAGTGGTATGGGTTCTGCCAAGAGTTAGATAACATACCATTCAATACACATGACAATGACTAACTAATTACCAGACAGATTCTAACCCGAGTTAGAATTTGTTACAAACTCTTTCGGGTATTTAAGTTCGATTACTAATATATTATAAAAGGGTCCCATACGATTTGAGGTATTTTTTCCAAAACTATTTTCAAGATTTCAAAAATGGACAAAAATAAATGTCCAATTCTGGGAAGGGCGAAAGAGTTTTGGAAAAAGCGTACGAAAAAGTGACATGTGACGAGAACGCTCTCATTTGCGTTTTTTTGGCAAATTGTTGCTTACGATAATTTTTTACATATATTTGCGTTCGGTTCTATTGGGTTTTTTCGGTTGCTAGAATATGGCAACCTTTAGCAACTTTCAGCAACCAGAAAAACCCCAAAAATATATATGTCAACAATGTGACTTTTATTCGAGTAACAAACGAGATTACACCCGCCATCTTGAGACGGAAAAACACAAAACGGGGTTTTTAGCAACTTTAGCAACCACATCATCGTCAGAAAAACCCCAAAAAACCCGAAAAAACCCCATATTGTTTAGGTGTGAAATATGTGATAAAGAATACAAGGATAAGACTGGACTGTGGAGACATCATAAGAAGTGTGATGTTCAAGCAGTTAATAGTGGATGCCAAAACGCTCAACCAGTAGCCGATTCATCGTCACACGTATCTCCAGAGTTAGTCCTCCAAATTTTAGAGAAGAACAAGGAGTTAACTGAGGTGGTTATAGAACAAAATAAGACCATCATGGAGTTGTCAAAGAATTCACAGATACATACACAGAACAACATGAACAACTGTCATAACAACACGTTCAATCTCCAATTCTTCTTGAATGAGACGTGTAAAGATGCGATGAACATACAAGATTTTATCAAGTCTCTACAGCTGAATATACAGGACCTGGAGAGCGTCGGTGAGTTGGGATACGCCGAAGGCATCTCTCGCATGTTTGTCAAAGGTTTAAGCGACTTAGAAGTGACCAAGCGACCTATTCATTGTAGCGACCTGAAGCGAGAAGTCATCCATATCAAGGACAAGGATAGATGGGAAAAAGACACATGCAACCAGGATAGACTCAAACGAGCCATTAAGGATCTGTCGAACAAGAACATCATGCTATTGGACGACTGGCAGCGAAACAACCCTGGTTACGACCAGTATGACAACAAGAAGAACGACATATACTTGAAGATGATGGTTCAGGCGATGGGTCCGCCCGACGATATGAGCGAGCGTCGCGATTTTGGTAAGATTATTAAAACAATTGCGCGCAATACAATCATCGACAAGTCCACGCTTCTGTGAATAGTCTCATTTCACAAATTACAAAAAAATGAAATTAATTATCGTGTGATAGTATATTCAACTAACACATGATATCTGCTCTTGTAGATTACCTGAACCATCTGAGAACACTCCTTCTGCTTATCGTCAATTTCCAAGACTACAATCGCCCCAACAATCTCTTGTTGATGTCGTCTGATTATCTATCTCCGTCAATGAATGAACTACCCGTCGAAATCGACTTCGACGAGGCCTCCAGAGCGTGGCGACAAAACAAAAAGGACATTGGAAACGGGTCGTTTGTTTACGTCGATGTGCCGTCTACTCCCACAAAGAGTCAATACCAACGCTATCAACGTCGTCCGCAACCCACTATCGACCACGAGCCTGTTGTGCAGAGATACGCCCTGCGATCTGTGGCAAGGGCGGGAAGGAAAAGGCTTGAGGATTTAGCGAACAATAGACAAAAGGAAATGGCGTCTGTTCCACAAGAAAAGGAAATGGCGTCTGTTCCACAAGCTCCGCGACCCACTATCGTCCACGAGCCTGTTGTGCACAGACACAGATACAATCTGCGATCTGTGGCAAGGGCGAGAAGAAAAAGGTTTGAGGATTTAGCGAACAATAACCAACAGAAAATGGCGTCTGTTCCACAAGCTCGGCGAACGGTGTATACTTAGCCCAGCTCGCAGGTGGTCATACGCATGGTGTGTAATATGTAAGTATTGTCTCTTTTCTTTTTGGTGGTTCGGGGCCGTTTTTGTATCAGTTTGGAAAGATGATTTTCCTCGCATGATATCAGACGAAGAAGCCCTTGGGACTTGTAATGGCTGTTAATAAACTTACAAAATTCCATCTGGTTCCGCTGCGTCTTTTTGAATTGAAGCAGTGAAGTGTTGTTGGTCATACACCAGTCCAGAAAACTGGGGTAGTTGGCCAACAGAACGGTTTTAATGATGTAATACGCAAGGACGTTGGTGTCCTCTTTGTATAGCGTATCGCGTATCATCTGGTCTTGTTGTGTACGCTTGATCATATTGGAATATCCAACGCCCATGTAGCCTAGTGACTTGACGAGTTGAAACGCGTTGAATTTGATTTCCAGGTCTAGATAATACCGACAGGTGTCCAAATAGTCGCGCATGTTTGTATGGTCGTCAGTGGAGTGGTAGCTACAGAAACACACGTTCATTACTTCTGCCCAGAATTCGGCGTATGATTCAAACAAATTGACGTCCGATTTCACCGCGAATATCTTTTGAATTTGACTATGACACGCAACATTGTTCATGTCGGAGAAATCGAGGGCAAAGTTGTGGAACGTTTCGTGTATGAATACCTTGAACCACTCTTCTTTTCTGAAAATAACAATTTCGGAATCCACTGGACAGGTAGTTGTAAATGCGGTATTCACGTGATTCTCGCCGAGAATTTGCATATTCCCCTTGGGCAGTTTCTTCTGTAGATTTGTCATGTATAAATACACGTTCAGATCTTTTGCGCATTGCGAAGACGCATATTGGTTAATAATGTACAGCCATGCCATCATGTTTCGAGCATATTCTACGTACATATCAATGTCGTTGTTACCTATATCTTCAGTAACAAACCGAAACGTTATATTCCGCCCAAATTGTTTGATTTTGTAAGTAACACAATACTGGGAGGTCATGTCGATGTGTTTCCGAATATCATTTGGAAAGCTGCTAAGCGGAAACATTTTGGGGTAAGGTATCTGCTGCACGGTCTGTATCTCGTTGAATTGAATAGACGGTTTTTCGCTCATACGCGATAAATGAGTATACGCGTCGCGAATATCGTTGTATAGCATCATCAGTACTTTGGATGACCGTCCGCTCTTGTCTCGTTCAGGCAGCTTACATCTATCCCTGGAAAAATAGTCAATTAATAGTTTGCTTTTTTTCGTTAAGTCCATATATACAATGGAGTGATATTTTTATGTTGTCTACTTACACTATTTTATTGAGGTTCAACATAATACGTGTCGTTCCGACATCCCTTTCTAGCATATTGGAAACAAGTTGCGAAAAGGTAGACCCGCCAGCACCAATAAACACTCCGTTACACATTTTTCCGATAATCATGTCCATGATGGCGTTTACTTCTCGATATTTTGACTGTTTCGTGAACATGGTATACCGATAACTGTGTTTGCGCAGAAAAGCGGTTACTTCATTATCAACACTCCCGCTGAGTAAAATGATCGCTTCGTCGCTAGGAATATGTTTGCTTATTTTCTCTATATAGGTGTCGGTCAGAACCTTGCGGAAGTGAGCCGGGGTCATGTTGTTGATTCCGCTCCAATGGACGATAGCGTCGTCTTCTACTCGCAGATGAATGATGTTGACCTTTTCGTGTCCGTTTTCATCCATGACATTGTTTATAAATCGCATGGGCAGCGAGACAAGATTCGGAGTAAACATAAGGTTATTCATGATATCCTTTCCCAGGTCTGAATTCATTGCATCGGAGCATGTAGACATTGTCGGGAAAATTTCATATAGCTGTAGAGTTTTGGGTGCGAACCGTGTGATAGCTTCGTCAATAATATACACATTGTATTTTTTGATGAGATATTCATTGATCGCGGGCAAATATAAAATTTTTCCTATGTGCGTGTAGTATGCGGTGTTTATTTGAAGCAGGAATTTCCCTACTATAAGAGCAGGTACCTTGTTTTGAATACACCACACCAGAGACCCTACCATCAGATATAACTGGTTAGATAGTCCTCCTGAAACGAAACTAGAAATGTTTATATACCGCATGTCGGTAGGACGTCCAATTCGTGTTTTCATGCTTGTTATATAATACCGACAATTTATATTATATAACCAGTTGTCTTCATATCAAAATTCATATCTATATACCTTCTTTTGCCAAGTCATCGCGTATTAACATCAACGAATCGTACACGTCCGATTCTCTTCCTCGTCGATGTTCCACTAATTTGGCGGTCTTTGTCGCAAGCAACATAGAAAGGAGGTCAGGATTCTGTGTAAACTTTGCGTACTGCGCGTCGTGTAGTTCTTTCTCGGACCTCGCCCCGAAAAAATCAGGATCTATTTTCACCTGCTTAGGTCGTAGCAAGTCTCCTTTGTACTTTCCATTCTTACCGCCGGCAGCAGACGCCATGTCAACATTTCCCGCAAGTTCGGTCCCCGAATCAAGACTGAAACTCAGATAGAATTCAGGATTCTCCTTCTTGAATTTGGACGCCTGGTAGTAATGCTCAACACTCGTCCATTTATGGTTGTCGAGCGTGAACGGTTGTGTCCAGGTGTTTGCCAGCTTTTTTCTCCAGTCGGGGGTGCTTGCCAGCCCTGAAAACTCCTTGATATACTCCTTGGGGATTTTTTCACCGCTTCCTTTTCCTGGTAGCGGTTTCGCAGCAGATTTAGAATAAAACGAGAACACAATATCGTCATTATACGTTCCTCGGAGTTTGGCTTCCGTGAGGTCTTCTACGTCAAAATCCAGTAGTTCGTTGTCACCCGATTTGTCTTTGGAGTTCTTTTTTTTCAGTTCTTTGAACTCCTTGATCAGCGAAAACGGGCCCGCGTTGCGCTCCAAACACTTGTCGACGACAAGTTTCTTCAGATCGTATGGTATTTCTGGAAACGTGAATATTTGTTTGTCCTTGTACGACACCAGTTTGTAATGCCATCCATTATATTCGACGATAATATAGTAGTCTGGATTAAAATATCCTCTGTTCTGTAGAATGTCGTCATTTAATTGGCCGCAATTCAGAATGTTGTCGTAGTCTTTGGCGGTATATGCTTCATTTGACAACAAGATGAACTTGATATTCAACATACGCTCCAGTGTCGACAACGCCCAGGTTTCTCCCCAGAACTCGCATGTCTGGATGATCTTCTTGAATTTCTCAAGCGTGTCCACACCCTTCATGAACTTGTATTCTCCCATCATTTCCGCCGTGATCTTCTTCTCTCGGACAAGGGTATCGTGCTGGGACTTGACTTGTTTTGCGTTTTCCACGAGTATCTTTTGTTCATTTCTGTCCAATACGTTCGAGAATTTGTCTTTGAGCGTGACGTATCCTTTCGACAACTCTTTTATTTTAGCGGTATCTGTAATGAGCGCATTGTTGTACATATCATACATGTCGCGGTAACCCATGAAGATTTCATTGGTGACTTCATCGGAGAGTTTCTTTCTGATTTTTGCGACAGATGTCTGTTGGGCAATCTGCGAAAATGCATCACGAATCGTGGCAAAGAGACAGTCTCCACCCCCCTCGTTGTCGGTTATATCGTAGTATGGGTTCTTCATTATTTTCTGTACCCAGTTGTGTTCCTTTGCTTCCTTGTATTTCTCTCTGAGATCCTTTGCGTCCTTTTTCGACTCTTCATCCAGAACCGCTGGTATAGACACGCCTTTTGTCAATACAAAAAGGTCGGCTCTTTCTTGTGGAATCGTGTCTGTGTCGCCAGTTTTTATGGTAGACCTTGCCGATTTGGTTGTAACCTTTGATTTATGACCGGTTGCATCGCCTTCGTAATCCTCTTCATCGTCGCCTTCGTCATCATCCGCTTTTTTATTTTCTTTCGATTCGTTCTCGTCATCACTGTCCTCTGGAGGAACAAGACGTTTGTTCTCGAGGTATGTCTTGGTGGCGAATGTATACACAAGGGGGTCGTTCAGTTTTTCTAAATCAAGGTCACCTTCAGCATCCAGAAACGATCCGAGACTATCGTGTGGAACCTCATAGAGACCAATCTGAACCACCTTGTTGTTTTTCTTTACCAGATACACTGGATAGTAGACCACGTTCTTCTTCTTGAAGTCGTGTCGCGGGTTGCCAACGGCAATCACTACACCCACACCTTTTACGGATATTTCATACAGATCGGCCTCCATATTTGTGTCTTCGGGGTTCGTTTTTTTCAGTTCGGGGTAGCTGATACCGCTGTCTATTTTTGATAAAACCATACTATATTCTATTGTGATAATAATATAAGAGATAGTATTTATATTTTTTTCCAGGGAAATGTGTAAACGGGTATTATTGTCGGTTATGGTGCCCATATGTATTTTTTCGTAAAAGGGTCGTTTTTCAACTCTTTTATGTAAAACCATAGCGTCTGGCGACGCTCTACAATGTCCATGTTCTCTTCATCGTTCTCAAAAGCCACAATGAGCTGGGCAAGCTCACTTTTTTTGAGCTTATGCGAACTTCCAATCTTATAGTATTCGTAGATGGACCCAAGCTGTTTGGTCGTATAATTCAGTTCATAGTCTTTTATTTGGGTCAGATAATAGTCGTCATTCTCTACGTATTCTCCTTCTTCGTCGCTAGCTGAATGTTCGCATGTAGTCTCTGGAAATGGAGTCGATTCAAATCTGTGTATGATTTCACAGACGTCTATGGTTGATGATGCAATAGACGGGTCGTCAATTGTATAATTTATATTTTCTTTCTCTCTTCTTGGCATAAGGTTATAGACCCCATGACTTTATATTTGTTTGAATGGGATGTTTTTCTGCATTCAAATTACGTAGTTTTTTTAGAAGATGTATACAATGCGCATTCAAATATATATTTCAGACGACTTCTCTGAAACCTACATGCCGTTTTTATTATTTAGAGAGGCATGTCGCAGCGTTTTATCACAACACGAAGGGGTGTCGGGCAATATCGAGTACATAACACATATATCACACATTTGCAATACCCCAGACACCATTGTCCTACTGAACATGTATGATGTTACATTGTACGACGGCAAAGAGTTTGTTCTACAAACGATATTTCAATCAACTGCACATTTTCTTGTGGTGAACACCGAGCACTGGGAAACTCGCGGCGCAAAGAGCGTAATTGAGAAACTTCAGCAGCAAGACGTGCGAAACATCATGTTGGTGGAATACAACATTATTAACTACGAAAACATCCAGAAATCATACAACCGGGTTCGTATGTTGTTCCTGCCATTGTTGTATGATCCATCTATCGAATCCTACTACTCGAACAACATAGAGGGTCGTCGGATCGCGTGGGGAGACAAGGACATCGACGTTCTCTTTTATGGAAGCATTAACGAGAGAAGACAGCATATTATAGACGAATTGAAATTGAGATGGAACGTCTGTGTCATTGATAGTCATCATGGAGCAACCAACAAGGAATTGTGTCAGTATATAGAACGAAGCAAGGTGGTCATCAATGTCTTGTATTACGATTTCAATATTATTTTCGACTACTATCGGAACACGCTGTTGTTATCGAACAACGTTGTTCTTGTAAGCGAACAACCCACCCACATGAATGTCCAACACGAGTATTGGTTGGAAAATATGAAAGACAATTCGTTGTTTACTGAGTATTCATCCATGGTATCGATGATTGACCACACCCTTAGCAAAAGTGAGTCAGAAATCGCTCGTATCGTTACTCAACAATACGAGTGGTTCTCTCGTGTCACCATGTCGGATATTTTGGTGCCTTTTTTTACGTATTTTCAAATCCAGCAAGAGTTTTGTGATACAACCTGACTCATTGTTGTTGGATTATGTAACGGTTGACCGTTCACTTCCTCCTGGATTTTCGCGGCCTCCGTGTTGTATTCCTTTTCTTAGTACGACGTCGTATGTTACGCGTTGTTCTCTTGGGTTGTGTGGATCTGGATTGTTTACTACGTCCACGATACTTCTTCGCAAAGCGACGACCGCCTCTACTGATTACGCCTGTATAGTACTGAACGAAGTAGAAAAAGCCGTTCTCAAATCGACCCATATACTTGCCCATCTTCTTTTCGCATTTCGATTTGTTGTAATGTGAAGAACCTTCAATACAATAGGTCGTTGTAAACCGATTGATATACCCCAGCTGCTCCATACAGCTGAGAGCATATCCATATTTTCCGAGAGAACAGTAAGGATCAAGGTATTGAACTTCGCCAACACAATACGATTTGGGAGTGAGTGTCTTGTATTTTTCCGCCTTCTCTTTTGCGGCCTGGAGAATGCGGACAACGTGGATAACCGTGGGAGCACAGTTGTAGCTTTCCATTCGGTAGGTAAGTGAAAATCCTATGTTGACCATGATCGAGCAGATCTCATCTGTACTAAGCGTATCGATATGAGAGGTGCCCTTGAATTTGCTTTTTTCTGCTATGTCGACAAGTCCATAGTATTTGTACCTTCCTGCGTTGTAGTCGGAGGACATGTAATCCAGAACCAGCGATTTTGCGTCCTTGATCCATGTTTGTGATAGATCATCGCGTATGTCATCATAGAAATTCGAAAACACCTTGTTCAACGCAACGACGTCTTCAAACCGAAATTTATCGAGTATGTCACTGATTTCGTTTCTTGACAAACTCCTTCCTTGTATATCCATTTCAGCAAGCACCGCGTTTCGCAACATGCTTGTTCCCGCACACACCAATACCTTTTGGAAATGTTTCTTCTCAAATTTACTGGTGTCCAGGTAAAAGTAATCTGGAGACTGGCCCCTATCTGGTTTTGGATTAGGTATGGTCATCATATCAGCATACGTCTCAATATCAAACGCAAGACTGTTTTTTCCCGTGAAGATAAGAAACGCGTTCTCGAATCTTGATACAAGATACGCAAGAGCAGGGACCCGAAGTGTTGTACCAGAATACTGGAACCCGATGTCTATGTCAGATGTGGGTGTGATGCTCCCGAAGATACCCATTTTGAAGTTATCGAGTTCTGGTACAACATCCGGGCGATATGGAAATTGTGTAGTGTCTTTGTATACTTGATTATACAGTCGGTCATTTGAAAAGGTCATTGTAATAAACGTCAATAATTCGTAGAAAATGAACGTCCGTACAATCCATAGACGCTTTTGTTTGATATCCGACAAATGAATAACATCGTGGGCATAATCAAAGTCGTCGGGGCTATTTGTTCCAGCTATACTATGAAGAATTCGCATTTTTGTATCTATGGATGCCTTCATTGTGTCTGCTGTAGGGGAATTGGAATGATACAACGATAACGATGACAGGTCTTTGTAATTGTCGCTAGTTGTCGAAATATTGTATGTGTCATAAAAATGAATCAAATCGGTTTCGCACCTTTTTTTGATACTTACAATATTAAATGTTGGGTACACCATATATAATACTAACAAAATATTATCACGATGGTGATCCTTCAATCTTTCATAACGCACTATTATAAATAATATTATTTGTATAAGCGGTTAAATACAAACTGAAAGCATATATATGGCTTCCGAATGTCCTGAAAAAAATATCCCACTGTTCAAGGTGTTTATGAGCAAAGATGTCATGGCACCACTCGAACAAGTACTCATGTCAGGGTATCTGACGGAGGGTCCTCAGGTTGAACGGTTTGAGGAGGGATTGATAAAATATATCGGCAATGACCACGTACTCACGCTAAACTCCGCCACAGCAGGGCTTACACTGGCTATGCGGTTGTTAATGGACTGCGACGACACAAACGGTTGGCCAGGATTCGATACAGACTGCGATATAGTGTTGACGCCAGCACTTACTTGTTTTGCCACGACTACCTCTATCCTCGCGAACCAATGTAATATTGGATGGATTGATACGGACAAAACAACAGGAAACGTCTCCATCGATGACATTGCTGCCAAGTTAACGGCGCATACCAAAGTTATCTATGTGGTTCACTGGGGCGGATATCCAGTAGATCTAGATGCGCTGAAGACGTTACAAGATATACATTACGCGAAATATGGATACAGGTTTATGGTGGTCGAGGACTGTGCGCACGCGTTTGGCGCCACATACAAGGGCAAGATGCTGGGAAACCATGGAAATATTTGCGTGTACAGTCTACAGGCAATAAAACATTTGACCGCTGGAGACGGTGGGGTCATTGTTCTTCCGAACAAACGGTTGTACGATAGATGTAAGCTTCTGCGGTGGTTTGGTATCGACAGAAACAAGCGAAATTATAACAGAAAGGATTTTCGTATGGAACATGATATAACTGAATGGGGGTACAAGTTTCACATGAACGATATTAACGCAACCATCGGACTGGCCAATCTTCCGCATGTCGACGAACTGCTCGCAAAAAATAGGCACAATTCTCGGTATTTATACAATCAACTCGAGGGCGTAAATAGCGTGCGACTCATGGAACATAACGAGGACCGCGAATCGTCTGCGTGGTTATTTACTATGCGGGTTGACAACAAGACCCGATTTATTGAGCACATGAAAATACGGGGCATCGCAACAAGTCAGGTTCATAACCGCAACGATCACAATACATGTGTAGACAAATTTCGTTGTGAGTTGCCGAATATAAGTGAACTGGAAGAGGATATGATTTGTATCCCGTGTGGGTGGTGGTTAACGAAGGACGACCTAGACTATATGTTGTTAGCTATTCGCTCCGGATGGTAGTTGAGGTAGGTCCACGCAAACAATATAAAACGATAGTTGTATATTGTTGTAACCGCTATGCCATATATCAGTTGTCATTTAAAACACTTATTTGAGGGAGGAGGGGTTTCGCCGAGAGACACGGGGTTGGGTAACACGCTATTTCAACTGGCAACGCAGTTTGCGCTGTCTAGAAAGTTTGGGTTTACCATGGACCTGTATGAGTACAAGGTCTATACCGACCGACTAAGAGAATTTGGGTATTATCACGACGAAACCTTATTCAGAAAAACATTTGAATTGTTCTCGCATGAAAAATCAGATAGAAAGTACACGACAATTTCCGAAGAACACGACAAGGGCGAAATATACGACCCGGATGTTGTCAAGTGTGTTGAGCGTGCGCGAACCGCAAACGAAGATGTCAGGATCAATGGGTATCTACAATCCTTCTTGTATTTTCAGGAGTATCGACTTGAACTTGCCGAGCTATTCGGCCCCACACCTGAAGGACTTGATGTGATTCGGGAAAAGTATCCAGTGGTATTTGACGATAACGTCACGACCGTTTCCCTACACGTGCGAATGAATTACGCAAACCAGGTGAATTACAATAGAACCTTTTTTGTGGACGCCGTTACGCGTTTTAACAAGAAGTATCCACGCATCCACGTTCTTGTATTTTCCAACAACCACGACGAGATAGTTGGATGGTTCGACGATACTGGTGTTTCGTATACTGTGGTCAAGGACAACCAAGACTATATTGATTTGTGGACTATGACTTTGTGTAAACACAATATTGTTTCACATTCAACCTTCGCGTGGTGGGGGGCGTACTTGAACCGAAATATCATGAAAGAAGTGGTCTACCCGTACGATTCGTTGAAGATATGGTGGGGACAACTATTAGACCATGTACACAGACCCGAGCGAGAGTACGAACATTTCATGCCTAATTGGATAGCGCTAAAGGGTGACACCATGTATAGATATTGACCATGTGTGTTAAAATTTCAGAAATGAACCAACTATTTCATGACACGAGTGTGGTATTTTAGTATACGATTTGGGCAGATCGACGCAAAACGGGTTGTTCCATATGACCAGTCCATGTGTTATTTGGGTGAGTACATTTTTGTAATACTCTTCGCGAATTTCCTGCGTCAGCTCCGACAAAGAGTAAGACGACAAGAGAAACCCAGCGTTTTTGAATGAATGAGCAGCGTGTTCGTCGTACGGGACAAACACACATTTGTCGTCCATACCAAACGCCTGAATGTACTTTTTCTGGAACGCAACCACATCGCCCAGGTCAACGAGAACGTATTTGCGGATACGTATACCAAACATCTTGAAGAGTTCAAGTAGAATAATACATTGTCCGCCATACCCTCCTCCTATCTCTACAAATTCAGTGTGTTCAATTACTTTGTCTACCATATGGCGCACGACAAGAAGTCCGTAATAGACGTATTTGATCGAGTTGGGAGAACATTCGTCAAGTTCGTCCACTATTTTGTATGTATATGGGTTTCCCACCATGTCATTCATCTTGACAAGTCGGTTGAGCTGTAGATCGTCGATCATACATAGTTTTTTTATTTCGCGGTACATGTCGCGACCGTGGCGAATTTGTAGTTCGCCCACGTGCTCGGTTATCTCGGAAAAGTCGCTATCGCGTTTGAAGTTTGTGACATGTGCGGTCCGCAGATAGTCAACAAATTTCGTATATGTCACGTCTCCCCCGAAACACGTTTTATGACATGGATCGCAGACGCTTTCCATAGACTGTATAATTATATATACGTGTAGGTATATAATTATCCCAGTTAAACTCAATTTCACGACGACCCGCGTCGCAGAAGAATCTCGTCAAGCATACCGTCAAAACTCTGCGAGGCTCGACGTAGATTGTGGTCCATATGAACAATGTCGTGTAACCGCTTTCCTTTTTCCACCAACACAGCCTTCTCTTGTAGCGCGTTTTCAATGATGGACTGTATTTCATCGAGGGACATGAAGGCGTTCACTTCCACGATGTTTCCCTCAAATACCTCCTTGTAGTCGCTCGGAATATCGCCCAGAATAACCGAGTTTGAAGCGGGAATCTCGAGATATTTGTGTAAAAGAACATCTGCGATGGACGAGCACGCGACCGTCATATAGGATTCATTGATAAGGGTGGACAACTCTTCGTTCGCCACCTTGGAATCATAACACGATTCGGGTACAATTTTTATTCTATACTTGTCGCGTATGTTGTTCAACACGCTCTCCAATTTACATCGAAGTGGATAAAAACTGATTTTCGTATGATCGTCTACCACCGTATTTGTGTGGGTTTCGTACTGGCGGATGTAATCCTGAATTGCGTCAATCTCCTCTCTTTTGTATTCGTAATGATATACCCGCGATCCATACAATAATATGTCGTATTTCTTTTCTAGACCCCTGTCCCTGAACACGTCGGTGTTGGTGTACCTGGACCCCACGTGTGTAATGTGTTTTCTGGGAAATTTACGACTATACGAATGAAATACACTGTGGTTGCGGTACCAGTAGATAATTCCATCTGTCTGATTTACATACTGGCATCCCGACGTGTTACGGTTTATATAATACATGTCGTCCAAAAACACGTATACAGGCACACGGAACTGGAAAATAAAGTCAAAGAATTGTGTACGTAGCTGGAAGCTGTTGATTTCAAACACAATAATGACCTGTGGATTCAACTCGACAATTTTATTGTGTACATGTGTCGTGTCTTCGTCTGTCCAAAAAATAGTAATTGTGTATTTTTTACTGAAATCTCTCACCTTGGTAATGAAATCGTAACACACTCTTGCGTTCATGTTCTTGTAGTACGTCGAATCGGCCAGAAACACGATATTGGGTCGGTGCATGATAATAATGAATGGGTGTTGTACGTTAGGACGACCTTTTTTGTTGAGAGTGTAAACTAATTTCTCTAAATACAGATTCAAAATTGTCCACCGCGCGGTCGAAATTGTGATCGCGATGAACTCTCGTATACATTGTATTCGCCATTCGGTTCATTTCCTCTGGATTCGCCAGAGCCGCGTCTATTTTGTCGATAATCAGCGATTCGTCCATGAACATAGTCACTTCAATCATGTTCCCTGACAACAAGTCAGTGTAGTCGCTTGGGACGTTGCCGAGAATGACAGACTTTGATGCTGCGATCTCCAGGTACTTGTGCATCATGACATCGGAGATTGTTGTACATGCGACCGTTATATGTGACTGGTTGATCAGCATAGACAGCGAATCGTTCGCGACCTCGGCGTTGTATATGCCTGATTCTGGAAGAATTTTCAGCCGGTACTTGTCTGCGTATTTCACAAGTATGTTTTCCAGTCGTTTGCGGAGATAATAGAAATTTAACTGCGTGTCCTCATCCACTGTCTCTCCTGTATTGGTTTCGTATTCATCGATAAACTTTTCTATCGGCCTTAGCATGCTTTCTTTTTTGAAGTCTACCATGTGAGTACGGTTTCCGTAAATCAATATGTCGTATTGTTTCTCCAACCCGTAGTCCTTGAATCTATTTACGTTAATGAACCGAGAACAAAATGACCCCACAAATTTGGTGGGAAAGAACGACCGATACAGATCCACGATGTTCTTGTTTTTTCCAACATGGATAAGTGCGTCGGGGTTTTTGTAGTCGTCTTTTCCATAATACGGAAAAAACATGTCCAGCATCGCGCATGCCACTGGTATCTGTTTGTGAAACAAATATTCAAATCCGGCACATTCTAACTTCATGTATCCCGTGATAAAAAAGACAATCAGTTCGGGACGGTATTGTGCGATGGCCTCATCTATAATATAAGAACTCGTATCTGTCCAGAATAGATGAATCTTGTATTGTTTACAATTAGTTGTCATATACATGAGGAGATCATAATAGGTTTTGCCTGGCCACAGGCGAAAGTGATTATTGTCCGCTATGAATATGATATGCTTGTCCATACTTATCATAATGTCATACTTTTTATTGGAATCTTCATCGTATAGAATGGACGGATAGAGTAGATATTGCGACAACACTATATAAAGTGATGGTGTGCTATAAAGTATCAACTACACCATGAAAATTAATTTAATTATTGCAACGTACGCGGGACAATGCGAAAAACATAGCGTAAATGTTCACAAACCATCCTATTTGAAACTGAATTTACACTTTTTAAACCGCATCAAAACGCGAATCGACAAGATCACCATCATGCGACCTAAAGTAAATCCAGAAGACACTGTCATTGAAGGGTACTATGACTTTTCACAGCTTTGTATTGATAATATACGAGACAGGATCGAGATCTGCGACTGTGAAAATGTGGGCATAAGCTACGGTCAATACTTCGCTGGCATAAGTCGCAATCGGGATTGCGATGTCCATTTCTGGTTGGAGGACGATTATGTTGTGTGTTGTGACTATTTCGAAGAAATACTGCTGGATAAGTCGTGTCTATATGGAAAAAACACCCACTTATGTCCGTTTATTTACAAGAATAAAACATGGAATATCGTTCCATATGCGAGATCCGTGGAGGAAGATCCATCAAACATAAGATTATTACAGGATAAACTTGTGGAATATGGCATCGAATCCCTCGACTGTCATATACCCGATATGATGCAGCTTGGACTGTTGACCCGAGAATCTGTGAATTTAATCTGGGAAACCTTTGGAAGCCTGGACAATCTGCTCGATTTTTTCCGAATCCCATTCAAACGTATTTGGTTACACCAGATATTATTTGGATACGTGCTCAGCTTGTCGGGGGTTGATCTCCACGATACGGCAGACTCCCATCTCAATCTGTTTTACGAAACGTCGATCAACACCGTGTTTCTGTGTAATTACCCAGAACACGTGAATACGTGGAAAGATCGCGAATACAGACATGAAAAACTGGCACTGCCGTTGTGTATGCCCTTGGACGTACTGGTTCATTCCAATACACACGCAGCCGATCTGGATTTGATGAAGAAGTATGCATCAGACGAATATGCCTTCTCGGCTCTTTTCTTGAAATACGCAAATATCGCAACCGACTGGTTGAATCTATCCATGCGAGATCTGTATATACGCGAACTGCGTAGCACCGATTATCATGCTGGATATATGGAATTGATGTTTGAGTTCACAAACTACCGGTATGAAACAAACTACGACGCATTTTCTCACTATTTGCTTTCCGAAAAAAACAGTACAACTGTGTATGTCATCTTTTCGGTGACCGAAAACAGGGTAGTGGGAGCAGGAACCCTCTTTGTGTTGCGAAAGTTACACAACCATCCGATGGGCCAGGTTGAGGATTTCGTCGTCACCGAGCCGTTCCGGAACCATGGTATCGGAAGCTGTCTCCTAAGACATATAGTGGATGTAGGATTGAATGAATTTCAATGCTATAAGGTAGTCTTGAAGAGTCGATCCGAAAACATTATTTTTTACGAAAAAAATGGATTTCAGCCAGCATGTACCGAACTGAAATTTGTGGGAAACTGTAACCGTGTATGACGGTTGTAAATAGCACGATAGAGTGGTACAAGTGAAATGAGTGTCGTCACGGACACAATGATAACCCCTGCCATCCATTTGTTTCTTATCTGGTATATCAATATAAGAAGAAACCCGATAAAATTGAATGATACAAGAGTCAGTCGGGTGCTGTTAGGTATGGTGTCCCAGTTGATATTTGTGTCAATAAACATCCCAAGAGAGAAGAAGATGGCCGCCACAGCATATAATAGCTGTTTGTCAATCGTTCCCCATCTCCATTCATCGGTACATATACACTTTTTCATATATATAATGCAGACATTATATATATCTATGTTAGTTGTAGTGATGGGTGGGATGTGAGCGTGGTCTGACCATATCATCGGATATTATGTGTCGTAATCCATGAACCGTTTCGCATTGTCACTGTATCCAGAACGCTGTTTCCCCAGACGAGGGTTAAAACATACCCACTTGTCCTTTTCTTGAAGTCGGTTCCATACCTGGTCATTTGCGTAATTCCAATGCTCGCCCGTTGATTCGAGAAGCGGCATTGCCCATTCGTACAAACCGATAATTGTGTCCAAATACTTCCCATTGATCAAGTATGCCGATGCGTTGTTTGCCTTGACAAGTCTACTCAGATAGGGGGTCGGGCGATCAGGAGTTTCTACCATGTTCTGGCAACATAACATACCCACGTCGTAGTTGTCACCCATGTCGCTGAAGAAATTGTTAAGTGAATTATCCAACTCTTCGCGTGAAACAAGAAACTTGAAGTCGTCTTCCAGAATCAGGACGTTTTTATACCCTCTCTCTTTTGCCAGTTTCATCACTGCCAGATGTGACTTCCCGCATCCAACAATCCCAGGCTCAAATGGAATTCCCACAAAGCGTTCGGCGTCTATGCCGACCTTATTCAGATCCATTTCGATCAAATCACGTCTGTCCGTGCGTTTTTCTAAATTAATGTAGAAGATTCTGTCGACCTTGTCAACCATTATACATTGATGTAGTAAATATTATATAAGGTGAATACGCACATCCACATCCACATACATTACATATCACAGACGTCCATGTACTTGAAGATACACTTGTTTGTTAAGCTGGGAAATGTCTTGTTCTTGGTGGTTGCAAAGAACAATATTGTCTCGCGAATACTCTTTTGGTTAGACAATCTGATGTCTGGGTTGTATTCCATGTCATGTTTATACAAAATAGCGATGTTTTCCGTATACTCTTCTACCTCCACACTCTTCCCCGAAATCTCAATTAGTTCAAGCAGTTTGTTCATCATGAATGTAAGCAGATGTTCGATCTTTTCGATAGGAATGACCCCGCTACAATACAGATTCAAATAGAAGGTGCTGAGCGATCTTCTGCGGTCATTTTCCTTGTTTATATTACAAAATGCGTCGTAATCTACTTCAGGCGCAACATAGTTAATCTTTTCGAACATACCGAGAAACGATGAATAATTGTCCTCGAATAGACCCTGCATAATTTCGTACTTTGTGTACAGTACGCTATATAGATCAGCATACACGCCGGAGAAGAATTTATTTGAAGAAGCAATATCAAAAATAGACGTGGTGATTGTGTGTATGTGTTCAGAGTTATTTTCCTCCAATGCCTTTTCTATAATCTCTACAATTTTTTCGGTAATGTCGTCCAGTGTTTTATCCGTAAGTTTGTTCAGGTGCGACCGTAGAGATTGTGCTGTTACCTCGTTGTCATTTTTGTCGGTTTTACCTGGTACCGGGTGTTTTGTTAACTTATCCCACTCTTCCTGTGCAAGAATACTGGACTTAATATCACGTTTTTTCTTGTGTGTACCTGAACTGTGCGGTTGACCTTTCGGTGCCTTTTGGAATACAGGTGTTCGAATATAATTCGGCGATCCGACATGCTTTACCAAATCGTTAATCTGTGAAATTACCTCATCGGATAAAACGATTTCAAACCCCGCAGAGTTTACGTTGTAGAAGTCTTGTAATGTGTATCGTTGAACCATAGTGTATATCGCGTCAGTTATTTATGTATGTTTCCGAACTATTAAATTATCAACTCCAACCAATATTATTATACATGTCTGAACAACTTAAAAATTAGACGTGAAACGTCTTATGAACGAAATTGTTATGTCTAATGATGGTGCTAGTCCTACTATATCGGATATAGAAGGCGAACATAACATAGACGACAGCGTTGCGACGAACGAGGAGTTAACCGAAATTAGCGAGTGGGGCGATTTACCGGTTTCTTCAGATATTCTACGCGGTATTTACGCGTATGGATTTGAAATGCCCAGTCCTATCCAGACAAAGGGAATCCTGCCTATCGTGCGCGGTAGAGATGTTATCGCACAAGCCCAGTCGGGAACCGGCAAAACCGCGACATTTGTAATAGGCGCACTCTCAAGAATCGATCTTGACGAAAAGACAACCCAGGTCATTATGTTATCTCCTACTAGAGAGTTGTCTACACAAATCCAACAGGTTGTTGCGTCAATCGGTTCCTCCATGAACGGATTGACTACCCAGGTACTCGTTGGTGGCGTGAGTATGGACAAGACCATGCGGGCGCTCAAGACAGATACGCCTCACGTGGTCGTTGGATGTGTTGGTAGAGTATATGATATGATGCGTCGACGAGCACTCGACCTCCGTTCTGTGAAATTACTGGTTATTGATGAGGCTGATGAGATGTTATCGGTTGGTTTTCGAGACCAGGTATACGAAATTGTTGAGCGTCTACCCGCAACACGCCAGGTTGCTCTGTTTTCTGCAACCATGCCATATGATATCATTGACGCTGTGTATGAAATCACCAAGAATGCCGTAAATATTGTGGTAAAAAAGGAATCCCTTACATTGGAAGGAATCAGTCAATATTATATTGCTCTTGAGAACGACGAACACAAGTACCAGACGTTAAAAGACCTCTATTCTTCAGTAACAATGTCACATTGTATTATTTATTGTAACAGTATCAACCGAGTAAGAGATTTGACGGTGGCAATGGAGGCTGATGGGTTTCCAGTATGCTGTATTCATAGCGACATGGACAAAGGGGCGCGTGAAAAATCTATCACGGATTTTCGCAAAGGTGCAAAGCGTGTAATGATCTCATCCGATATAACTGCGCGCGGAATTGATATACAACAGGTCAGTATCATCATTAATTTTGATGTGTGTAGATCTGTCCACACCTATCTTCATCGCATTGGAAGAAGTGGGCGGTGGGGACGCAAGGGTATCGGGATTAATTTCGTCACACGACGAGACGCGGACACCCTACGAAAGATAGAGCAACATTATTGTACACAAGTGAACGAGTTGCCTACGAATTTTATGTCGAGTGTGGGGTAACTATCCTGTTTGTATATACGTATGTCATTTAGCATTCGTATATACTGTCTTCTTTTTTTCTATGCGTCTTATATTTGTATATGTCGCATCGAAGCACGAACGTGAAGACATCACAAACCGAATATTCAAATAATACTGCCGATAAAGGATCGGATGACGCGTCGGATCGTATGGATGTCGACGACGAAGATGAGTCGTCGTATTATGTTCTCGACATTCAAAGTCATTTCAAGCTTCCAGTTTATTATTTGGAAAAAAAGAACGAACTGAAAAAAGAAATTGTTGACGATTTAGAATTGGTTGATGTGGTTGATGCATCGTGTGTTCCAGTATATAGTAGCACGTTTGATCCCAAGACAGACGCAGGAAAGATTGTGTTACGCGAATTCCCCAAGTACTATACCACAGATACAGCCTATCTAGAAGATACGCAGAGACTGCTGAAATCGATTTCAGTTGACGACGAGAAACCGTGTGAACCACTTGAGAGCGTTATGCGTATTTGGCAAGAGGTAAAGGGTGATATGGGGTTTAAGAACAAGTATCATTATATAGACTGGAGTTACTGGGAAAAATATAACCAGTCTGAATCGGTTTTACAGTTCATTAGTATGTACAGTCTCGCGTCGCCCTTTTTGTCTCTCCTTGTCCCTCTGATTATTGTGATTATTCCATTCTTTATCATCAAGGCGCGCGGACTGGATGTGAATATGACCGAATACATCCAGGTCCTCAAGGTGGTTGCTGCGAACCACGCGTTATGTAGACTGTTTACCAATTTTACAAGCGTATCGTTTGATCAGAAGATTTACCTGCTGTTTTCCACCGCTCTCTACGTGTTTTCTATTTACCAGAATTTTTTAACCTGTCTTCGATTTTACAACAACATGAAAAAAATTCACAAAGAATTGACCGGTATTCGAGACTATATAAACGATACAGTCACAGAAATGGACAAATTCCTTGTGTGTAGTAAAGACCTGGCGTCGTACAACCGATTCAATGATACAATCCGAGAAAACAGAGACCAGTTGATTGAGTTCAACGCGAGTCTGACGAATATTCAAGGTGTAGAGCTCAATTACCGCAATCTTGGACAGATTGGCAAACTTATGAAATATTTTTATCAGATATATGCTGATGACAAATGCAATGCCATGTTCCTATACTCGTTCGGATTTCACGGGTTTGTTGAGAACATCCGCGGGCTTGTTTCCAACATTCAGGCCAAACGCATTGGATTTTCTACGTTCCGTGCGAAAAAGAAGACCGTGTTCAAGAAGGCGTATTATGGTGCGCACATTCATACATCGCGAACTACAAACGATATCAAATTGGACAAAAGCATGATCATTACTGGTCCGAATGCGTCTGGTAAAACAACTACCTTAAAGACCACGCTGATTAACGTACTCATCACCCAACAGTTTGGGTGCGGATATTACAAATCGGCCAATATGACTCCATTTCATCATATACACTGTTATCTGAACATTCCCGATACAAGTGGACGCGATAGTTTGTTTCAAGCAGAGGCGCGCAGATGTAAAGAGATAATCGACGTAATAAAACAGAATACGAAAGACCACCATTTTTGCGTGTTTGATGAACTCTACTCGGGGACAAACCCTGATGAGGCGGTATTGAGCGCAACGGCGTTCATGAATTATTTAGTTGGAAATAAAAAGGTGAAGTGTATTCTGACCACACATTTTGTATCTGTATGTAGACGCCTGGACGATCATAAAGAAATCGTCAATTACAAAATGGATACTAAGAAAGATGGGGACGGGTTCAAATACACGTATTCGCTACGACCTGGTATCTCAGAGGTTCGTGGAGGATTAAAGGTGTTAAGCGATATGCAATATCCCAAAGAAATACTTGATAATAGCATTAGCATTGCACAAGAGTCATCTGCGGTGTAACATGCTACCTATGTTCTTGACAGTATTCGTTGTCAACAACATAAAATTATATAGAGTATTTGTATTAATGGCTCTTGTAGATGTATTTTTTACCCCCTCTATCTTGATTACTTTAGCGGTCTGTTTGATATTAATAAGCGTTCTAGGACTTTACTTTATTCAGAAGATAAATCAACAGAATCATAAGATTAACACAATGGTTGATCTGGTAGCAACTCTGGGTTCGCAGATGAACGCATTGCGCGGCGTATATTCATCAACGGAACCTGTTGATATGCGGGTGGGTTCAGAAGAAATGAATGTTCCGGTTCACGGTGGAACCATTGACGTCATGAAAAATGACTCGCATATGGTAAACATGATTCATGTATCCGACGGAGAAGATGGTGGCGATAGCGAATCGGATGATGACGATGATGATGATGATGATGATGACGATGATGATGATGATGATGATGATGATGATGATGATGATGATGATGATGATGATGATGATGATGATGAAACCAGTGTGGTAGAGCTTCCCGAACTTTCAATCGACGAAGTGTTTGATACCGCTGTTCCTGATGTCAACTTGAGTGGATCTGTCGAGGACAGTCATATGGAAGTACCTGACAACACGGATGATACCCCTGAAGACCTTGATGATGAAACCGCAGAATCTACAAGAAATTTAGATATTGTCATGGACTACAAGAAGGCAAGCCTTGGAAAGTTGCGTGAACTGATCGAAACCAAAGGGCTTGTTACCGACGCATCCAAGATGAAAAAGGCGGATATCTTAAAAGTCCTTGATAGCGAATAATGTAGAAATACTATTTTCTCTGGTATAATATAATACACAATGTCTTGGGGTACCTGTTTCTCTGGTTCCAACAATATACATTTTAATTTCCCACCTATTATGAGTGACGGACGCAACTATGCAACTTATCAGCCGGAGGCTGTTATTAATGAACGAATTCAGCAACAGAATGATATCAATACAAACTGGAAATATCGTCAGTTCTTAACGAAAAATGCCAACGACATTATCAACTTCAATACACAAGAAGCCTGTTACACTCTGGGACTTTCACCCCATACGCGATCCGACAGCACCCCGTCTTCTAATGTACCATTTATATATAAATCGACATTCGACACACGTGCTCCTGGATACGGGTATAGTACAAGCGATTTAAAGAGTCCATACCTATCGAGGATTGAATTACAAGCAAGAATGATCTCGCCCCACATTATTCCATCTAGTAGTAATCGTTAATATATATATATATGAATAATAGAAATGTATTCTTCATATATAGTACCATACAGATGACACCACAAGAGAAAACCATCTACGAAAACGCCATTTCTTCAATTGATAAATTTGATCTTCAGAATAACCTGTTATATTTCATTCATATACCCAAAACATCAGGTACAGCATTGACATCCGACCAAATCATTAAGTTAGGTCACAATTTTAACGTGTCAAATGTTACAAGATGGTCTGCAGAATCCAGAGGGTTTCATGAGTACTCCAGCAAGTGGGATGTATATACATACCCATTCTCACAACATTATAAAATAACCATTATCCGAAACCCGTTTGATTTACTTTTCTCTTATTATAGTCATGCTGAACCATTAAATCCGGACGGATCGTATTGTCATTCTGGGTGGGCGGCTGTGAATTATTCACACCAGTTCAAAACGTTTAAACAGTTTATACACGCATATTGCGACCCGTCATTTCATTGGCATGTTCCAGCATTCAAATGTTTTCTGTACAGTCAATTGTTTGATGAAACGCATAAATGTGTTGCTGATATCATCATTAAATATGAACATTTAGACATAGCCATTCGCGCTCTTAACACAAAAATGGCACATCCAATCGAGGAAAAAAACATAGCCAATGTAAGTCTCCGAAAAGGCACATCTACCTATAGGGATCATTACGATGACGAAATGATCGAATTGGTAACGAAGAAATGTCAAAGAGAACTTGACTATTTCGGATATACCTTTCACGGCAGCGATTCAACCGGCATCATTGTTAATCCGAAAATAAAGTATGACGTGTATGGTGATAAACTTCACTGGTGATAACCTTCGCATGTAGTATGTATATCACTATTATGTTGCACTATCTAAGTATGTAGAAGCCGACCGAGACAACATAGAAACATATTATATGATTTATATATAATATGTCATTATTGAGCATAGATGTGGGAATCAAAAACTTAGCATACTGTTTACTCGATACCCATTCTGTATCCCGATGGGGAGTGGTGAGTCTCATCGACAATGATAAAATTACATGCGACGCACATACAAAAAACGTACGATGTACCAACGACGCAAAGTTTACAAAACATGATAAAAACTACTGTCTGAAACACGCGAAAAAAGAGGAGTTTCTCGTACCCAATTCAGGTCTTCGTCAAGCAAGTATTAAAAAACTTGACATTGCTGGGTTGAAATCATTGGCAGATACATACAGCATTGAATGCGTGGAAAGTATAAAAAAGAAACAACTTCAGGCGGATATCCTTGACTATGTACATACCCATTGTTTTGATACAATTGACAATGTACACGCCTGCGACGTTGATTTAATTACGATTGGGCGATCGCTGAAACGAAAATTCGACGAAATATTTACCGACGAATGTAAGATTGAGAAGGTGATTATCGAAAACCAAATTAGCCCAATCGCTAATCGCATGAAAACTCTCCAGGGCATGATTGCGCAGTATTTTATTATGAAAGACACAAGTATCCAGATAGAGTTCGTATCGGCAGTCAACAAGTTGAAGTATGTGGAACCCGATATGGTCGAGTCTACCGGTGTTCACACGTCTGAAGAGGGAACGACACCTGAACACAGTTTGTCATATAATCAACGCAAGAAGCTGGGTGTAGAGAGATGTGGTCGTCTGATTAAAGATAAAAACTATACCGAATGGTACCAATTCTTCGTGAACAGCAAGAAGAAGGACGATTTATCTGACGCATTTCTTCAAGGAATATGGTATCTGCGCCACAGTGCCACGTAACTATATATTATATTCGTATTACTTAAAATTATAAGTTATAAGTAAGTAATATGGAGCCTGAAACAATAGACATATCTTTAGGAGGCATTGATGATTTTGGTAGTGCATCAGGGTCGTCCTCTAATTTCGGAGGCGGTCTTGAATTGTTAATGAATGATCGAGTAAAAGAATCATCTTCTTCTAGGTCTGATAATATAGATATCGAAGATCTCACCGAACTTGAAAACGATTTGAACGATCTTGCCGATGATGTCGGTATCGATTCACAGTACAAACCCAGATCCGATATGTTTCGATCCGATGGTGACGACCAGCCTTCGGTGAAGTTTAGCGACGGTGGTAAACTAAATATAGGCGAAGCAACCGCAAATATAGAGGATGAACAGAAAACATGGGACGGGTACGGGAAATTCAATGACATCCCAGTGAACCCAGATGTGGGGGCGACTGCTCCCCCTCAACCACAATTGTCAAAGGAGGAATTGCTTCGCGAGAAATTTGCTATCCTACGCAAACTAGAGGCTCTTGAGAAGAAGGGCGTGGAACTATCAAAAAAATACTCCATGGAGTCGTCTCTGATGGAGATGCAGGGAGAATATGAGACAATCATGGACGAGAAGGCGAGACAAAACTCGGTCAAGTTCCAGGGAAACATGATGATGGCGGCAATCAACGGGCTCGAGTTTCTGAACAACCGATTTGATCCGTTTGACGTCAAACTGGACGGGTGGGGTGAACAGATCAACGAGAACATCAGCGACTATGACGAGATTTTCGCTGAATTACATGACAAATACAAGTCCAAAGCCACCATGGCTCCTGAGCTGAAGCTTTTGTTCCAGCTTGGAGGAAGTGCGATGATGGTCCATATGACCAATACCATGTTCAAGTCAGCTTTGCCGAATATGGACGATATTATGCGCCAGAATCCTGATCTCATGCAGCAATTCCAGAGTGCCGCTGTGAACTCGATGGGTCAGAGCAATCCTGGATTTGCCGGGTTCATGAACGGAATGATGAACTCCGAGCCACAGGTTCCTGGCGGCGGTGGTCCTCCCCCACCCATGGCCACCCAGACACCAGAGTATATCAACAACAGTCGATCTCGACCAGGAAACAATAGTTCAAGTTACGCGAGAAGCAGTGTCGTGAACGATGGAATTAATATTCGTGAATCTGGACAAGGACAGGGACAAGAGAGGAGTTCCCGTCGCCCTATGGACGACGCTCCTCAACGGTCTACGCGTCCCGAGATGAGAGGTCCCAGCGACATCAACGACATCCTGTCTGGTCTTAAGACAAAGACCATTAATATCCAGGAGGAGGCAGCGGAAGAGCCCAAGCAGAACGAGAGTAGTACTATTAGCATTGCCGACCTGAAAGAGTTACAGACTGACGGGGCACTTCCTAAGAAGAGCAAGCGTCGTCAAGGTTCGAACAAAAACACGATTAGTTTGGATATTTAAAGACATTGTCGTTATTAGTATATGTATCTCACAAATACCGATTTATTAAACAATAAATACAAATATACAGTCCAAGAAATTGAGGAAAATGTATCTCATCTGGACCACAAAATAATGCTGGCTACCCAGACGTTGACAGCAGAATTCTGCGTGAAATACATATTGGACCTGGACATTGATCATGGCGGCGAAGAGTCGTATATTTTTGACGTGTGCTATATTATAGAATTTCAGAAACATCTTTCTGACGAAGATATGCGTCAAGCGATGAACGACCAGGCGGTTGATACTGTATTATCACACACACCGCCACTTATAGAAGAAGAAGAAGAAGAAGAACATGACCCGTATCATGGTATAAAAAATGATCCCACTATTGTAGCGTTAATTTGTGAAAACCACGAAAATGTAAAAAAAGAAGTTCCGCAATCGCCGTGTAGATTTATGTGTAAATTGTGTAAGAAAAAGAAGGTTCATGGATATACCAACCCGGACCATGTCTCCAACCCTTTCGGGTATCTGTTTCTGGCCCCATGTGTATGTATAGATTGTTCACTAACAAACAAACGATGTATGTGGTGCGACCCCAGAGACACTACTCTATAAATTGAATAGTTTTTCAATATGAACCTATTTAAATATAAACGTGTAGTATTATAATCGCAGTATTGTATGAGTTCTACTATTCCGCTCACAATTGTGGAATATGTATGGATTGGTGGAAACAACGAGTTGCGAAGTAAAACGAAGGTAGTTAACGATGTAGTCGACCATGTAGACAAATTGTCTCTTTGGAATTATGATGGAAGTTCAACGGCACAGTCCAGTGGCGAAGATTCGGAAATCATTATGAAACCAGTTGCTTTGTTCAATGATCCGTTTAGAGGAAGCCATCACAAACTTGTGTTGTGCGATACTTACACCCCTGACGACAAGCCTTTGTCGAATAATCATAGACAACAAGCAAAGGCTATATTCGATCTTGATACACAACAAGAGCCCTGGTTTGGATTGGAGCAGGAATATTTTTTAGTCGACCCAAAAACAGGGCTTCCTCTTGGATTCGGTGAAGAGAAGAAACAGGGTCAGTTTTACTGTAGCGTCGGTGCCGAAAATGCGTTTGGAAGAGCAATTGCGGAGGAGCATTTACACGCTTGTATATATGCTGGTGTTCGCCTATCTGGCATAAATGCGGAGGTAGCCCCTGGACAATGGGAATTTCAAGTCGGTCCTTGTGTGGGTATCGAGGAAGGCGACCATTTGTGGATGGCCAGATACATACTACAACGAGTTGCTGAAAGGCACGGAGTGTCGGTAAACATTGAACCCAAACCTCTCAAAGGCGAATGGAACGGTTCTGGATGTCATGCTAATTATAGCACAAAAAATATGCGAGAGGGGGTGTCTGGAAAATCGGGATTGGATTTCATCAATGAGGCAATTGAGAAGTTGTCGCATAAACATGCAGAGCATATGAGTGTGTACGGTTCTGGAAACGAAGAAAGAATGACAGGTGTTCATGAAACGGCGTCGTTTGATACATTTAGTCACGGAATAGCGAATCGAGGCGCCTCTGTGAGAATTGGAAACGCCAATTACAAAAACGGACGGGGGTATTTCGAAGATAGGCGTCCAAGTTCTAATTGCGACCCCTATCTGGTTACATCGATGATGTTTAGAACGACTTGTTTGGATAGGTAGAGAGGTAGAGAGGTAGAGAGGTGGAAAGATGGAAGATAGATACATATCTATCCATTTATGCTCCTTTAGCTCAGTGGTAGAGCATCACACTTGTAATGTGAAGGCCGCGTGTTCGAGTCACGCAGGGAGCTATTGTGTAAATGAGAATCATCCAGGATGGTTGTCATTTATAATACATTCAACAACTTGCTTTTCGCCATGTGTAGCAGCTGAATGCCCGGCGTCTCGTTCTTGTTCTGAAGCAGTGATTCGACCGTCATTGCCTGGACAGATTCTCCAAAGTACACGCTGTTTGCGTATATCCATACTAAATAGATACCGAGAAGTCCGAAAAACGCATAGGTGTCGCGCAGCGTGATCGGCGAGTTGCGCAGACTGTATAGAGGCAGGATTTTGATGAAAAAGTTGACAACGAGAAAGTAGACAATGTTCTCGAAGGTCGCGAAGAAAAGCATGGTTCCGAGCATGACCACGTTCTCAATGAGTCCCACGAGGAGACCCACCTTCGGGTTGAAAGAGGTCCCGTTGAACATGTAGATTGCGTACCATGCGACCAGCCAATAAGAAAATATGAAGTCGAGACGGATCATTGCTGTTACTCTACGCGAAGAATATATTCTTGCGTATTCTACATGGTGCCTTTTTTTCAGCATAGTCGTGCCAATAACTTGTCTACATAGTATATATTGCCAATGAACAACTCTTCCGATTCAGGGAACGACGTTACACTGAACCGCGGCGGCAAACGAGCAACCCGTAAACGGGGGAAGTCAACCAACGGAACCCGCAAAAAGGGTCGAAAGACGGGTAAAAAGAACAGCAGCGGAAATATTGTATTTGACGACTATCCTGAGTTCCGACCGAATCTCACGCCCCAGGAAATATTCAAACGGGGTAGTTTTGGAGGCACCTATTGGCGACCTATCTACTCATCCGTCACCAAAAAACACTACAAGAACAAGCACAAGGCGTATCCTGCTTCCTGGTGGAAGGGTATACCCAACGATTGGTTGACGCGGGACTGGGACGACTACGACACCTCCATCAACAAATACGGCGTCAAGGTGGGAACCACCCTTGAATTCTGGGAGTGTAAAAAGTGGATCCACGAACAAAACCCGTATGGGTGGATGCAGTGGTATTGTGACTTTTATACGGGGAAACGAGGATCCGACGACCGACGCCAAATCGACAGGTGGAAGAAGACGGCTGGACCGAGAAGCAGATTTCGACGTGCCTTGATTAATTTGCTTAAGAGGAAGGGCGCAGACTACAACGACTTTACGATAAGTCCAAAAGTGCGACAAACGCTACAACACTGGGGGTACGTGCTTACCAAGAAAGATTTCAATGCGAAATATTCGCTCAGTTCTGATTAGCCGACAATAAAATATTCATAATATGTAACACACTATTATGAAGAGAACACTGATACACAATAATCGGTTGCTTGTTTTTTTCGGACTACTTGCGATGGCATTGTTGTTGGTAATGGCATACAAATCGTTCATTCGTAACCCTATCATAGAGGGAGCCAAGAACAAGAAGAAGTCTAAGCCTAAGAAGAAGTCTAAGCCTAAGAAGAAGTCTAAGCCTAAGAAGAAGCCATTCGAAAAGGCGGGAAAGGCGGTCGGTAAAGGAATAACTAATGCGGGAAAGGCGGCCGGTAAAGGAATAACTAAGGCAGCCGAGGCCGCCAAAAAAGCGGCGAACGCAGCAGCACGGAGGCTTCGTGACCAAACAAAAAAGGCGTCCGAACTGGGGAAGACTATTGGAAATGTGCGGAACGATTTGAACAACGTTGTCAAGAGCGTTGGTACCTTGAGCAAACAGGTGACTGGAATACCCAACGTGGTAAAGAAGGAGGTTGGATCGGTGGTCGATATCTTTCGTAAAACGGCGGACGACGTGAAACGTAGCGTGAGTAAAGGATTCACGCTGCCCACGAAGTACATCATTGCGGCTATCGACAAGACCCTTGGAACAAAGGCAATTCGTCGTCAATTCGAATGAATGAATACCCGTAACACATCAAACAGATTTTTAACGCGTACTGCTGGTATCAGAACAGCTAGTCGAATACGTCCTTACCCCATATTCAGAACAGGAACTTGGTATTGATACAGACATGTTATACCATCATTTCATGGAAAATCTAATATTTAGATATAGTAGACATAATGAAAATAAAAACGCCGACGTATGTGACCCATATGTATCCAAAGAATCCAAAGGCTCTTATGAATACGTTTCTCATATGTGTTATGGCCGGATTATTGGTGTATATCGTGTACCGCACATATTTCGTCAAGCGGGAGGGAGTGGTGAACCAAATCAACGCCGCCATTCGCGATATCAAAAATGTAGGCAATCAAGTAAAGAAAATACCCAATGATATAAGTAATGTGGGACGCCAAGTCGGACGAATTCCAGGAGATATCAAGCGCGAGGTCGGCTCTGTATCCAAACAGGCAGGCAACGAGATGAAGAAGATAACTGGTGCGGTAGATAAAGGCGTAAAACAGGTGCGGGACGAGGGAAACAAGATCACCAAGGCCATCGACACCAAACTCAAGAATTTCGTGAAGATGATCAAAGACATCGTCGACAATAAACTGAAGAGCTTTTTCACGAAACTGGGCAAGGAGCTGAAGCGCGCATTTGTTGAGCCGACTGGAATTTTGTTTGCTGCCATAGGGAGCGTGTTCAAACTGCTCGGCGAGATTCTCCAGATGATCATCGACAAGATTGTTTCTCTCCCTGACTGCGTTCCTTACTATTCGATGTCTGCTGGAAAAGGTATGACGAAACAGTTTTTACCCGACTGGTTGTACAATACAATCATGTTCTTCCATAAGTTGTGGATGGGGGTACTCAATCTACTCAAACCGGTACTCAAACTGATTGGTATTGACGTAGATGCATGGCAGCGGGAGGTTGACCGAAAGTGTTATAAGTTCAACGTCAAGGGAAAGACGAAGCAAATGGAGACCAAGATGAAGAACGCGGGGAAAAATTTTACCAAGGAATTTGGACGCATCGACTTCAAGCGATTGGTGAAATAATCCAGTCCACACACGTCTATGTTGACCAGACAAAAAATATAGATATACGGTATAGACACGATGGGAAATCTGGGAAAGGTATTTGTGGCTGAACTAATAGGCACATTTGTGTTTTTAGGCGTAATCATACATGTTGTGAGCAAGGGGGAAGATATGGCATGGTTGAAGATAGGACTTGCGCTGTCGGTTGCCATTTTACTCATGGGAAGCGTGAGTGGTGGGAAATTCAACCCCGCTGTGTCTTTCATGTTTTTAGCCGCCAACAAGACGCCGCTTACGCAGTTTATCGTGGAGTGTTCGGCGCAGATAATTGGTGCGGTGGCCGCGTTATATGCGTATAACACCCTTGTTCGGTAGAGTTGTCTAGAGATAACATATTGTATAACAGATTAAATATATATTCAATCCATTATATAGAATAGAATGATTGCGTCGGAAACCAGGGAAGAAGGAGACAGTTCTGAAACAGTAAGTCCTCTCCAGACGCTATTTAGTATCAAAGAGCGAATGATTCGAGACAGAGACGAAATTAAACACAGACTCAGCAATCTTCAACAATGTATATCCAATATTGATAAGGATATCCGACAGGAGTGTGGAAAGATAGGTCACAAGATGGCGTGGGAGGTTGAGGATGGACCTTACGGAGAAAGATACCATTATTGTGAAATGTGTGGATATCAATAACTAATGTATGATGAGACATGATAGTAGTATTGGATAAAAATGATTTATAATATGCGTGGGTACGTTTATTACAAACCAACAATGAATTCTTTATCGACAGATCATCACGAGAACCAGGCGGAACGAGTTGCCCTACGTATTGTAAATAATCTGTGTCTGGACATGCAGAAGGAGGTCCTGTCCTTTGTATCACCCACCGTGTTGTATCATGTATTGAGTATCGGTGACATCAATTCGTTCGACGACGTTGATTGTACCGATTATTTGAAGATCCCGCGTAGAATTATAACCAGCGAAAAATACAATACCATCCTGGGACGTTTGAACTTTCATAGACGGGGATATGACGCAGGTGATCGATACGAAGACACGTCGGAATCGATAAGAAATATCCGGATGACTGGAAAGGAAGATAGAGAGGAAGATGAGATACAGAAAAAGCTCAGTCGCTCTCGACATCTATATACATATAATCAGCTCTCCTCAGAGCTGAAGAGGATCAATTTCGTCGTCAGCAAAGAGCGGTGGTATAAGTTGAACATCTAATCATGTATGTATATATGCACGATACATCATTAAATAATAAACTAATAAACTAATAAATAATCAGGAACTCAACTCACCTGCGTGTTTTTCTCTTGTTCTTGCGACCGCGTTTCATGCGTCTCCGGGTCTTGCGTGATTTCGCGGATTTGGCGGATTTCGCCTTTTTCCCGCCCCGCTTCATTGTCTTGCGTTTGCGGTAAGTGCGACCACGACGAGATTTGGCGCGACGGGTTCTGCGTCGTCGACCACCGTCCATTTCGTCGTCTTCGAGAATCGGTGTTCCTGTGCGTTGTCGCACCTCTCTGTCGTCTTCTGGACTATCTGCCATCTCATTGACGCGACGCTTGTTGGACGAGGGGGAGGAAGAAGAGGAGGAAGAAGAGGAGGAAGAAGAGGACGCCTTCTTTTGAATCTCGGTCCCCTTCTTGGGATCCTTGCTGGGATTTTTCATCAGAGTGTCCACTGTTTCCAACTCGTATACGCGTATATCATTCCCCGAAGACGCAGTTACCATTTGCTGGACAGATGTCTTCAATTTATTGGCTACAGATTTCAACTTGTCCATGTTGGGTTTGTCCTTGTCCTCCGTGAGGTCGTATCCCTCGTCGATAGACGACAGAATGCGGTCTATCTTAGGAATCTCCTTTTTCAGCGAGTTGCCGTCCTTGATGTACTCCTTGATGTAGACATTGTGTCCCTTGACGAAATTACCGAGACGCATCTTCACGCCCGAGACATAGTCAGTGCCCTGCCCGAAATACTTTGTATCGTTGGCGACGCCGTTCGGAACGTCTTCAATAATCTCGCCAAGGAAATGCTTCAGGAACTCTTTGTCGTCGACCTGTCCGTTCACCTTGTCCATGATATCGCGCGACCGCCCCTGGTCGATGATCTTGGCATACATCTCCTTCAACTCACCTTCCGCAAACTCGTTGCTGTACTCTACGGCAGAGATACCCAGTCTATCGTTATTGAAGAGCAAGAGGAGATCGCGTACCATGCGTCGAATGTCGCTAAGCGATCCTGAATTGTCTTTGAGAAGTTCGCTGAAAAATCGGCGTTTGTCCGACTCGGATAGCGTCTGTAGGTCGATGGGAGGCGTAAACTGCTGGACGCCGAAATTGAGCATGTACAAGTACAGAACCTTCTCGAGTTGAAGCTGTCTTTTCTCGGGCGTTTGTTCGTTGTACACCATCGCCACCACATCCTCCACCTGCGACGAATTCACCGTCTTCTGGTACACGGTGCTCACGCTTGACGCACCCTGAACCGATTTCTCGTAGACGTTGTGAAGTACCTCTTGAAGTGTCTTGATGGAGGTGTCGATCTGTTCCTTGGATGGAATATTGTCCTTTGCCTGGTTGATGAGATTTTTAGCGTTGCTGATGGTCATTAGCTGGGCAATTTGCTGTTTCAACTGATTCAATTTTTCTGTGTTCATATATATTACCACAACATATTATTTGGTGTCCTAAATAATATGTTCGATAGTTTCATCTAACGCGGTGACCTCGCCCGTCTGGTTGTGTGTTTCATTTTGAACGCCCGTTTGATTGTATTTTTCTTACTCTTTACAATGCCAGATCCCTTTGCGTATCTTCGACGCGTAACATGATGTATCGCGGGATGCTTTAATGTGCGTCTACTCCCGCCAATTTTAGACGTCACTGGTTCGGCCTCTACCATTGGTATCGCCTGAACACTGGAGGCATCAAGTTCTCCTGGTTCATATGTCAGGCCCCAGATGTCCGCCCATGCAGAACGCATACGGTCGTAGTTGTTCGCGCAACTCATTCTATACCTCTGTCCACTGGTTAGCGACGTGCCTGGATACAAGTCCAGGTCGATGACCACATAATACGTGTTTTTGGTGTCTGTGTTCATGGAGTTCTGGAGATAGGTGGTAACATACTGTTTCACCTGTCCTCCGAACTGCACTCTGATTTTTTTACTTTCAGGAGGCTCAACGCCCGACAACCTGTCTTGGTAATTCTGGTACATTATACGAATCGCCGTCCCCACTTCCCCCATTGGGAACAGCCTCTTTTCTGGGAATGTTTCGAGAAGGTTCTGGTATTTCTGGTACTCGCTGGGGGAATCTTTGGGGGTTATTTTTCCAGTGGCTACTTCTTTATCGAGTTTCTGAAACTCATCGAAATCTTTCGCCATTTTGGTTGTGACGGGATAATAGACCGGATCCGTTGCCACATCCATGAAATGCCCTTCTTCGTTAAATTGACAGACCGATTGGAACATTAAATAGACCATGTATGAAGGTATGCTTTTGGTATCTATGCTAAAAAGGTATCGACGCGGAACTCGCCGCCCCTCTTCTTTCTTTCTGACGCTCATGTTCCTATAAATCGCCTCGTAATGCCCTTGCGATCCGTTTTGGTGGAACAGAAGATATCCTAACACCGTCGTTGTATTTCTCGTCAACAATGACGGGAAATGGGAAAGTGAATACAAGTTGGCGGCCGTCAGCTCTGTTGTTTGTTTTTGATAACTGGTATAATCGTTCGTGATCACCTCACATACATTGTCCACTATCTTGCGTACAGTTCCGTAGTGGACCTCACCGCTCTCCTTGAATTCTACTCGTGTATTCCTCGCAATAGATTGGTTCTTTTCGGGAACTTGAATCACCATCAACTTGGTATTGAACACGATTTCAAGACAAAGAAGCGTCAGTTCTTCGCCCCAGTAGTATTTGTCCGCCGTTCTTTTCGCACGTAAACTGGGGTTGGACTTTTCTGCGTCGACTATATTTTTCTCGTCGGCAGGTTCCATCATAATATCAAGAATGGTGTCAGGATCTTCTATTTTGGTATTGTCGTCGTTCAACATGAATTTGTACTCCATAATTGTGGTTTTATCCTCTTGTGAAAGAGACTCGCCTGCGTCCTGTCTCTGTACCAATCTGGGTAGATCTGAATCCACGCGTTCAAGGTAGATCGTAAATTGGTCTGTGTCTACTCGGAGATAATCTCCTAATGCTCTGCGAACCGTCTGGGCAGTATAGAATCCGTCATACAGATAGGGGTTGGTTTTGACGGAATTGTGCGTTACCAAGCTCAGGTCACCGTTCCTCTTTCTCTTGGCGATTCTTGGCACTACGCTCGAGTACTCTTTTCCGTCCACCGTTGTTGTGTTGCCGTTAAGCAATTGTGAAATTGCCAAGAACAAACAATCGCCTTTTCCGTCGTTCTCGTTGATACCCCATGTTTTTAATTGGTCGGCAAGACCAGGAGGCTTGTTTGTGTTGGGATTAACCTTGGCAACTCCAACAACTTGAGGTTTTCCCGTTTCGCCGTTTTTCTCGATTTGAAAAAGTTTGCGTGTTTGTTCAGAGGTGTAGAATCCTCTGGCCGCCTGTTGAATGAATATCGTTTCCAATTGTTCGTACAAAACGTCTCCAGGCTGAGGCCTTTCGGCTGCGAAACTTGTTATATAGCTGAGAATTTCGAGAGGCATGTAATCAAGGAAGGTTTGGCGTGTTGGTTGTCTTCGCTCTTCCCTTTTTTTTCTCTCCTCTTTTTCTTCTTCTGTTTCATCGGTCACCTGTCTCACCGATGCTGGTGGACTGGGAGTTCGTGATTCGGGGTCGGTGATATCCAGTTGGCTAGGTGACCCAGGAACTTCAGGGAAGACACCAGGTTTCTTTTTTTCTTCCATGCCGACATCAATGTCTTCATCTGTATCATCATCGCTAATCACTGAAATTGGACTAATTGGAGCTGGAGCTGGCTCGGGAGTGGACGGAGCTGGGGACGGTTCAGGTTCAGGTTCAGGTTCAGGTTCGGGAATAGGCTCTGGTTCAATTGTACTGGGAACTGGGACTGGTTCAGGTTCAGGAATAGGTTCCGGATCCACGATAGCTGGTTGTGGTTCGGGTTCAGGGACAGGTTGTAAATCGGCAGATGGTGTAGTTGCAATACCAGGTCTCGACGACTCGTCTTCTCCAGGAATAGGTCCCAGATCACCGTCCGGAACCAGGACAGGGACGTTATTTGGTTCTTTCTCTCTTATCTCTACCATCTCAGCAATATCGGGGATACCATATTTCTTGACCTCGATATCATTGCCTATCTGGATTTTCGGCTCATGTGAAATCGTACTCACCGCACCATGAATAGCCTTTCTTATTTTTGATGAACTTTCAAGCGCATCTCCCTTTATTGCTTCGGGTGGAATGGTGTCGCGTTCTCTCTTCGCCTGTTTACCGAAGTCCGGAATATAGTTCTTTGGGTAGGCTACGCCGTAGGGTAAGAACCGTATCTGTTGGTCATAATGCGGTCGCGTATCCACTTCCCAGTCTCCTTGAACCCAATCATAAGAGTTAATAATATATGGTTCACCTGCTATATAAAAGGGAGACCCTTGTTTGAATAATGTGTCAAGTGTCACCATGATATTGTTGTCGGTGACTCCATCCTGTCGCGCCTCGTTGAACGTATAAACAGACTGCATTGCTCCGGAAAGAGTCCGTTTAAGTAGACTGTTGAATTCATTGCGTCTGAAAAACTGTGTGTATATCTCGTCTTTCGGCGAGTTTGGTGGGATATCATTGACAACAGATTGGTTGAGCATGACAAGCGGGTCAAAACAGACATTTTTGCTGGATTCTGCTGGAATGGTCATGTTGGGTTTGTAGGAAAGAAGACGATGATTCCGTATTTTTGTATTGATTAAAATGGTCAACGTGTTCGGTTTGTATATTGCCGTCGACGGTGTTTGAATGCTAGATGGAATCGAATCCACGCGAGAAGGGGGTGTTTGTACGGTGGTGGCGGATACCGAGGTTGTGTCTGCTGCAGGTGATGTGTCTGGCGACGGTTCTGCGGGTATTCCTATAGAAGGAGGTGATTTCTCTTCTGGTGTGGAGTCAAGTTCCGTAACGGACTCTTCTATTGCGGGTGTATCTGGCGTCTCGACCCGAGACACATTTTCTGACACAGACACAGGCGAAGATGACGCCACAGGATCCGTCTCAACCAGTTCGTCGTCGCATTGTTTTTTCCTGTCTTCCGACATCTCTTTCCTAGTTAATGTATTATTTTGAGTAGACATACTTATAATACATTAAGAATAAGTTTTTACACCTTTAGACACTTAAAACGCCTATTTTATAAGGTAATTATTGTATATATAATTAAAACTTTGTTTAGATCCTCCATTGCGAAAATGTGTATCTCCATCGAATAAAGAATGATTTGTTTTAATTAAAATGCTTGGGTCATATATGAAAGTATTTTCATTTTCCTCACAAAATTTATTTGTTACATTGTATATAACCTCTCTTTGTTTTATCGTTTTATTAGCATCATTGTATATTATATTTGGTCTAAAATGAACTTGAAATAATATTTTTTTATTGACTGGTATTAATTGTCTAATTACTTGTAAGTCTTCAAGTAATTCTTCTTCTGTTTGTAATATACAATTATATTTATTCGTAAGTTCAAATTGAACCTCAAAACCATTATTCTTGTATAATTTTAATGAACATATTTCAAACAAATACCATTCACATTCATCAAATTGTTTTTTTATATTGTCCTTTTTTAATGGAAGTAATGATTTATCTTCAGATACACCCCTCTTAGGACCAATATTAGAATAAGATGTTAAAAATTTTGATAATATATCATCTGGTAATATAATTTCATCTTTTATAAATTTTATAAATTGAATATGTTGTTTAGTATTATGTAATTTACCTAAAAAATTTATTCCTACAAAATTACCAAACATAGAATGTATTGGAACAACTTTATCATGACCATTATTTATTGCTGTTACTAACCGGCAAGAACCTGAAGAAAATATTTTCATATATATATATATTATTTTATAAATAAAAAATAATATATAGAATTGTTCATCCGAGATAAATATTATGCACTTCCATATTTCGTTTCGTTTTCGAAATCGGGGTCAAATGACATGAACGCTTTGCGCTGGTCCTGCTTGACTTTCTGCTGTTTCGCTTTCATCAGCGTTTCCTCCGCTTTCTTAATCTCGTCGTCACTGATTATCCCGTCCCCGTTCAAGTCGATCAGTTTGTCAAGCACCCTGTATTTGTGCGGAACAACACAATACTGACTTTCTTCATTAAACAAGTGTTCAGAGAGAACCACGAACACGGCGGTGATCACCAGTGCGGTGTAGATATCGCGCGTAGCCATCCAGGCCATGGAAAACACCAGAATCTGTTTGGTCACGTTCAGTTTAAAGTATTGTTCGGCCGACTTGCTAAATTCAATGGATACAAATTTCGACCCTATGTTCAACATGATCATACACAGACCCGCAAAATATTTGCTCTGGTTGAGATAAGAGACATGATGGTTCAAAAACCCCAAAATACCTGCTTCGGGAGATCCGCCTACTATGGGAGCAGATGGCGGCATCCCAGGTATTCCTGGCGGAGCAGGTGCTGGTTGTGGTTGTGGTTGTGGAGGAAGAGGGGGAGCGGTAGTTGAAGATTTTGTTTTGGGCATACTATATTACCAGAAGAAAATATGACAAGAATAATCGGGGCTATTTCGGCCGTTTCGCAACAATTAGCATAAAAATGAAACGTAACTCCGCGAGTCTGTCTGGTCAATAAGTCCGTTACTCATGCCAAGTGTCCATTTAACGCCTAAGTACGCAATAAAGCAAGACGTGTCGTATAAAGAATACAAAATGCACAAGTATGTATATAATCTGGGGATCGTCAAGATGCCACGTATTGTTAGCTACAACGAAGCGGAGAAAACGATGAAGATGCAGAGAATAAATGGGTTCAGTGTGTCGGATATGTACGGCGAATCAATCGACGGCGTTCCTCCGCATATACGAGCTCAAATAAGTGATATTGTGGTAAGTCTGACCTATCGCAATATAGAGTATCCTGATATCACGGGCTACAATTTCATCGTGGATAAGGATGAAGAAACAATGTGGGTGGTCGACTTCGAACATGCGTCCTATAACGAAAACATAACTGACGAGTTCATTCTCGATACCTGTAAAAAAGTATCAAAGTGGAATCTCGATTTTACGTAGTTATCTAAGTATGTCGTTAGATAGTTAGTTAGTTAGTGTCGTCTGCTCTTTCTTGTCTTGTTCCGTTTTCTCTTCGAGATGCGGCGGGTTCTCTGGTGGGAACGGCGCCTCCTCTTGATTCTTGTTGTTGGTACCATTCTTCTGTTTCTAGGTGTACGTTTGACAGTCTTTCTTCTTGGTCTGCGTTTGTTCGTTCCTTTTTGTCCTCCGTACATGAGTTCTTTACCTTCCATATACTCCTTTACAAATCTCGTCTGTTCTTCATCACTGAGTCCTCTACCGCCTTTCTGTCCTTGCGATTGCTGTTTCTGATCAGACCCCTTGTTTTTGGGTTTGAAGACATAACCCACACGGATTCGCGAGATAATGTGGTAAGAACCATACGCAAACGTATCCGACATGTCCTGGAGGGATGAAAAAATGGACAGCGTATTAATCATCATATCTTTGCTCTCCGACTGATGTCGGAACAATACCGGCTGTGTGAGATCAATGACCGGTTTTAATATATGTTTCATCTTGTTGACCATTGGGAAAAACACGAGGTCCAGTCTGTTGTTCTTTTTATCTGTCACGATATCGGTGTAGCACGACGGTGAACAGTTTGTGGGTTTGTATAACACGCTATGCCCCTTGCTGAGAAGAGACATGATGATGGGTATCTCGTATTCTTGTCCCGGTATAATTTCCTGGGGTATCTCCACGATGCTTCCCGGTGACGGAGGCATTGTCAGTTTGTTTTGTAGATAGTTCTCGTCAATCTCGTTGTTCATGACACCAAAATTGCTGTCCGATAATTGATTCTTGTCACCAAACTTGTTGTCGTAGTTTGTAATGTACAACGGGTGTTCGTTTGCGGAAGGATTGTCGGGAAACACCATCTTGTTCTCGACCAAATAGGCGTTGCCGTCATTTATGTAGGTGGTCTTCTTCATGTAGTTGTAATACCACTCGAACGCCTTTGTCATGGTTTTGTTGGGGAACATCAAGTATTCGTAGACCTGTTCTGAAACAGGCTGCAATGCGTGCTCCTCATCGCTGATGAACGAATAGTATTTGGGGGTACGGTCGCTGGAAGCCCCTGCCCCCGATGCGGTCTCTTCGCTGGTCAAACATTCGGGATGTTCCACGATAATGGTGGAGTTCATTTCGTCCTCCTCCCAGTCATACACGTCCGCCAACATTCTCTCGTCGTAGTCTAGTGTAAGCCACAAATACTCGATGGGTAGCTGGACAATGTTCATGTTGAGCAGGAACTTCTTGCTGTTGAAAATAAGGGAAATGATGCGATCGTCGGCCTTGCCTGCGTTGCGATCTTTGTCCGATTCGTCGATCCAAGCGTCCACGAGTTTTTTGGATTCATATGATTGAGAGAAATACATGATCCCTCCCGACGTTTCGAACAAATACGGGTCGTAGGTAATGCTCTCCTTCATCATGTAACTGGAGCGGGGGTCCATCCACCAGCCTCGTCCCATGTAGTCTACTCCTTCCATATCGAAAATCAGGGGGTACTGGCGAATGAACATGTCGCCGTCGATGTAGAGCACGGGTCTGTCTTTACACAGTTCCAGCGCCTTCTTGATGAAATCGGGCTTGGCGTTGATGGCCATCTGGTAGCCGCCTGGCTGTGCGAACTCGGGGTATTCCACTGCCAGGTGGTTACAGTTGAATTTGGCACATTCGCCTTCCCACTTGGCAATCATGTCTTCGTATTTCATGGCGTCTCTGAACCGAAACCGCAAGTTGAGAATATCGTAGATATTGACATTTTCATAGGTCTGTGTTGGCAATGATATCTGCTGTTTCACCTTTAAATTGGACTTGATCTTCTCGGTGAGTTTCGTCTTGGCGTCAATTGCGCTCCGCATTGTTTCCAGCAACACATCTGTTATTTCGGTCGACGGTTTCTGGTCGTCTGTCAAATATAGTTTTTTGATGGTATTGACTTGAGTGCCTGTCGCGAATATGTCAAATATCTCCTGTTTGTTCAGTCGGATAATCTCGAGTCCGATGTCGAAAAAGTCCTGCTCTGCATCGTTCTCGGGTCGAAGTGTGTATCCTTGTGGCGTTTTGTTTTCCTGTTTCATTGTTTCGATGATACGTGTCGCCTTTGAAAAAATCTCAGGGTCTTTCATGTCGCGCAGTCCGATGTCTTGGTACAACTCATAGTAATAATCCTTGGTAATGTTGGTAATCACATTACGATATGATTTGGTTCGCTTCACATGCTCGAGGAAATTTTCCAGCACCTCGTCGGGACCAGAAATATTAATTTTTGTCTGGCTGGAGCTATGTAGTTCCACGAAGAACCGAATGACATACTTGATCACTTTGTCCACGAAGGTTTCGTAAAAAAACATACATGGACGCGCGGTGTTAGCGTTGAAGTTGCCCCGTCCCCACCAATAGGTCACTACCACGAATCGACTGGTCTCATTGACGATGGTCGGTTGTTTGGTCGTCTCGGCGATAATCCCCTTAAGTCTGGTTTTTGTTTCTGACATCTATCTATTTATCTATATAGTTAGCAAAGAAAATAGAACATGGTTGGTAGATCTATGTTCTATTTTCATTTTCGTGTTTCGATCGCAATCTATATGCTACCTGTACCTATACATATGATCCGGTAACAAGACCAATTGTCGATTTTAGTATATTTTTCAGCCCACCCCCCTGCTGGCTCGGGGGAGGAATCACGTCGTTGTAAATCGGCGCCTCGTGATTTGTTTTTATTTTTTCAACATAGGTGTTATCAATCACATAAATACAATAGAACCCGTTGTCGTAGGCCTGTTTGTGTTCGGTGAATATCGACCCATGTTGTTGGATAAACCACTGGATGGTGTTGTTGGATTTTGTAATGGATATACATACATCTCCGCGAGGTATAAATACATCGAGTACATCGGTTTTCATGAGTATCGTATTATATTCAACATCGTTCAATATCATATCATGCAACTCGTATAGCGGTGTGTCTTCGCTCACCGATAGATAGAACGGTTTGCTACAGGTTGTCTTTACTTCAAACATATACTTCATGGTTGTTCATTGTTTTCTTGTAGAATCATCATAGACGAGGAAAGCTTTTCATTTTTATTGCGTTGTCGTCGCATGTATTGTGGTTATATGGACTGTTTACGAGTACTCAAATTTCACGTTACCAATAGTCTTAATATCAATCATTGGAATGTCATCGCTTTCGTTTACAAGCACACTGGACGGTGTGCTGATAATTTCTCCGTCTCGTGGAAGGACGTCATCCTTGTTTTTGTTCTTAAGTAGCTTCTCCTCCAGACGTGATGTAATTCCATTATCCACCGTTACATTGCTGTCTATGACCTTACAATTATACGTGTCGAAAATTCCATAGTCTTCGTGTAGATCGAATAGGAAGAACGACAGGAACAATATGGTCGCCGCAGCAAGGTATTTATTTACTACGGACAGCGCAACGATCAGTGCGAGTATGATCACTCTTCCCGATGCGGTGTGCTGGATACATTTTATATAGTTTTTACAAGACATATAGTTTACGTCCTGGTACAGACTTGCCAGGACCAAGAAAACGGCGATGATAGTGAATATCTGTAGAAAAGACATGACTTCTATATTATGTTCACAAATTATAATGATATAAAGTGTATTTAATACTAATTAGCAACCATGCGTATGCCCGACTGTACACTTGTTACTGCCTGTTTTGATCTATCCAAATACAACACCCATGTGAGAACGCCTGAAAAGGCCTTGAAGGGTATCGATTCCATTCTAAAACTTCCAGTGTATCTCATTGTATTTGGCAATAAAGAGATGATCGAGATCATCAAAGAACGGCGAACCTCTTACGCATACGATGCTATGACAACCTTCGTAACCCAAGAATATGAGGAGCTATGGTCTGCCCAATTTACACAGAAGGTTAAGGAAAACCGAGATAAATACTGGCCGACGCGTGACGCAAGAACATGTGCCGAGTCTCACTTATTATGTGCTAATAAATTCGACTTTGTCCTCAGAGGTATGGATATGAACCCTTTCCAGACATCGATGTTTGCATGGGTCGACTCCAACTTACACGTGGACGATAGTACAAATAAAATATGTTATCGCTATAACAGTTCGCGAATTCCCTACGTATTGAATCATGTAAACAAGGACAAGTTTCACATACAAATCATGGGGACCGTCGATAAAAAATACAAGAACATGGATCTGAAGCGAGAGTATTATGAAACGTATAGGTGGCTTGTAAGCGGATGTTTTTTTACCTGTGGAGTGAATGTAGGAAGGAAGATCCTGACCAGACTGAAGGATATTGTGCGCGATACAACATGTGCTGGCTACGGACATGGTGAGGAAATGTTTTACCTAGAAGTACTCGACGAGTATTATGACGACATTGAAAAGTCATATGGCGATTATGGACAAATTCTCAATAATTTCATCCATCTCTCCAACAATTATCATTACGTATACAGCACCATTCTGTTGAACATGATGAACCACGGCTACTACCGCGACGCATACGATTGTGCAAGCAACATGATTTATTCCGTGGAAAACTATATGCTGGATGAGGAAATGGACTACGGGTTGTACATCAGCACGTTACGGTGCCAGTACCAGGCAGCTCTTCACCATAAACCCGACGTATGTGAAGCAATTGTCAAGAAAATGACCCACATCGCATCGATTAATAAGTCATTCGAGGGGGCGTTAGGAGGATATGTTGTATAAACCCCCTATTTCAGTGATATCCTGTAAATTATTATCTTAATTTTTATTAAGAGAATGTCTTTAGCAATGAGCGCTGCTCCATACAACGATGATACTAATTATACAATTAATTCTGAAAAGGGGAAACAACGAACATCGAGTCATAACAAAACACAAAAGCGGTATCGGGTCGAAAAAGACGTGGATACTGATAAGATGAACAATCTGCTCCAAACATTACACAATAGTCCATCAGACGACGGAGATTCGGAAATGGGTGATTTTCGCCCACCGGAACCACCCGTATCGTCTGGCGTGGAGAGAACGACCGACGTCAAAGAGAGTCCTGTATCGAAATATTTGCGCGAAGGGTCGGACAAACGTTTAGGTACAGGAACAGACCAAGCAGTAGAATACAGCGACACGTCTTTGGAAATGAATGGATTTGATGACAACTATGGTAGTCAGACATCAAACGAAGAGTACTATAAAAAATTCATACCCAATTACCCCAATCAACAAGCGGCCAATGGTTCATCTGTAAACAAACCCTATTATAACGCTTACCCATCTACGATACCAATTGGAGGAGAAAGCGGAGTATTGTTAGAGAAACTGAACTACATGATTCATTTACTGGAGGAGCAGCAAGACGAACGATCTGGGTCTGTGACCGAAGAGGTTATTTTGTACTCCTTTTTAGGAATATTCGTGATTTTTCTTGTTGATTCCTTTACGCGTATTGGAAAATACAAACGGTAATTATGTGCCCAAAATGAATACCTTAGAAGGTGAGAAAGTCGGATATACAAAATTGTGAAAGAAATACGCGGTAGGAGATATACATTGTGGAGCGGCGATTGATTTCAGATTATTGGATATTTCGGCATTGTGGGACAGTTCTTCTATGATCAAAGATGTATAGGCGTTTAAAAAAGTCGTCAGTGACGCCTTGAACCCGTCAATAAATATGGAAAGTGGACATTCTGGTGTGCGTATACTCGCAATACACGCGATAACATTCTTTTTTTTGTCGATGGTGACGCACGTCTTTTTGAAGACGTAGCATGCAATTATATCGTTATTCTGTGTGGTATCAACGATGTAATCTATGTAGTAAGTTTCACTGTTCACGAGATCCAGGAGATTGGACAGGTCTGGACAAATGGTTATGTCAAATTGCCCCTTTACGTGTTTTGCGAAGTCGATAAGATACTGACTATTTTGGGAGGTACATCGTATGCGTTTGTAAATGGGCGGTATTTCGTGATGTGATACGACTGACAGTATATCAAACACCAGACTCGAATATACACACAACGGTACGATGCCAGTAAGTTCGCCTTCACGTTTGAATAAATTCGCATGGATGGCTGGATTCCGGCGGCGCTGATGATAATAGTGCGTCTGAATAAGTTGAGGAGCGACCCCCTTGCTGCGATGGTCGCGGTGGACACACAAGTAGTCTACGTAGTATGCGTACATTTTCGAAACATCTGTAGAAGATCTCCTTATTTCGATTTGAACCGGTCTGGTTGTCATGGTTCCGATGATTTGTTTCCGAGAAACAACGGCAGTATTGGCTGTGTTTTGTAGTAATTGATTTTTGTAGTAATAGCTTATGAAACATGAATGTTTATGATTTGTAAAGTAGGGTGACGTGTCGTCTACGCTTGGAACAAAATTGTTCGATTGGTTGCGCATGTAATGGGAACCGATAAAGGAAACAAACTGCGAGAACAAGTGGTTTGCCTGGACGTCGCTAAAGACGCGCATATCAATGTCTGTCAAATTGGTGAATTTATTTTTATCGGGGAGTTGTTTTTCCACTATTCCGCATGGAAAAAGGTAGTAGTAGAAATCGTATAGGTGAAATACTGGTTGATAAAACCAGAACCCATAGGAGAGTTTAAGATATATGTACGCTACCATAACACATAACACGCAAAAAGACGCGCCAATGATAGCGATACTTGAATACGAGACGGGTATCATGATGACAGTTAGAGTATATGAACATATGAAAACAAGAATAATTCGGTATTGTGCGAATCAAAAGAATGGATGTTCGGGTTTATAGGCAGATAACCGTAATAATCGCTGGGTTTGGATGGATAACATTTTATCTTCTTTTTTATAATGGATATGCGTGACATATGTTTAACCTGTCATATGGACCCAGGAAGCCATTCGTTCTCAAAATTGTGCGATATCAATAATGTAAGTGTGTTTTACACGAATCCTTCCGAAGCGACCAAGTATAACGATAACGATGGCATAATGGTACATTTTCAGGGTATGATGTCAAAACATGTTAATGATAAGTGGGGATGGATAATCGATGCTTCGGGGTTTCAGACGCACCATATGATGGAGTTACAACTTACACGAAATCTGATTGAATTGATAAATAACAACTACATTTCGAATCTGGAATACATAAAGGTGAAAAACACAAATGTGGTTGTTAGACGGCTATTTAATGTATTTCTTCCTGTTATTGGTTCAGATTTGGCGAAAAAGGTGACCTTTGAGTGAGAATAACATATTCATTCTACGAGAATATGTTATTGGTATGTTGATGAAAGAATTACTTAGCTGCGGGTGCAGGAGCAGGAGCAGGAGCAGGCTTAGCGGCAGGGGCAGGAGCAGGAGCAGGCTTAGCGGCAGGAGCAGGCTTAGCGGCAGGAGCAGGAGCAGGTGCAGGCTTAGCGGCAGGAGCAGGAGCGGCCTTTAATACATTGTCCACACTTATGTGAGCACGCTGCCAATGTTCAGCAACAACGCCTCCCGTTGTCACGTCACAGACAACCAGCTTCTTAACCTCGCCATAGACAGGATCGCCAAAATGGTCGTCTAAGTTGACAGTATGTTCGATGCTTAACTTTCCATCTTTTACGAGAGTACTATATACCTTATCAGTGACATCAATTAGTTTAATGGTGGGGACACCATAATGAAAAGTAAACGCTCTTGTGGTAGACATTTATATATAAGTACAATATTATTTTATGAAACATCCGTATTATAATTCGTATATCATCTAAACCACGCTACGTTGGTTTCACAAATATATATAGATACTGGTACTCGTATCCGACCCTCAATAGATCGATCTTACCTTGTACAAGAAACCCGGCCTGTTTCGCCAGCTCCACGATCGATTTCTCGGGTTCCATCACAAATACGTGTTTGTTTTTCCTCATTTTGTTATCCGTTTTATTGCGAAACTTTTCGTTGAATACAGCGGTGTCCGAGTTGGGTACCATATCGAAATTCGCTATATAGTCCATATTGTTGAATGTTACCTTTGATTGCGTTATTCTCTCGGATGCGTATCTCTGAGGAGATACAATAATTAATGGGTTTGATGGAGGAAGAATGGGGTCAAACTGGTCTCGGTCAACAAGGTGAACCACTAAATACCCTCCAGGCATCAACCATTTCATACAATTATTAAAGAATTGGCGTTTGTCTCTAAAATAATAGATGCCAAAATATAGACATGTTATATGTGTAAACGTATTGGGCATAAACAATCCAGTGTTCATTGCGTCGCCTTTGATAAACTTTTCATCGGGATAGTTCTCTTTTGCTTTATTTATCATAAACTGTGAAACATCCACTCCAGTCGTATTCAGATCCTGTGCGGAAAATAGAGCTACATGATGACCCGTTCCACTACCAATGTCCAGGATTCTGCTTTCGGTTGTCGGTTTGGTTGCGTTCATAATTTCCCCCACCTCGTACTCATTCTTTAACTGGTTAAACACAAGTTCGTCGTACACGTTCACGTAAAAATCGTCAAACAATTCAGGACCCTCTTTAATGACCAGTTTGTCCCTTTGCTCGAATCCTTCCGTATTGCTCGACATACCCCGTGTAGCGTAATTGAATATCACAACAATTAACAGGGTAAGTGCCAATACAACAAGGATGCTTGCCCATATAGACAACTCTGCACAAGGCGTCATTGTATTTTTTTTGCTCATTGTATATGTTATATTCATATTTTTTTTGTATTCGCCCTAATTAATGAACGATGAATGTGAAATAAATGATATACGTGAACCAAAAGAGTTTTCAGGAACTACCTTCTCGGAATTTAAAAAGTCCGAAGTAAAGAAGGAACTACTAAAGAGTTTACGTGAGTCGCTCATTGAACCAGCCTGTTACTGGTGCGCCGAACTTGTGTGTTCTGGTCACTATATAGATATATGGGATATCATCATCACGTTTTACAGCAAGTTTGTTCAGTTGGGACATCCAGAGATGTGTGTCTACATCGAACACAGAATTAACACCTTCCGTGAAATAGCTCGATCAGGGTACGCTGGAAACGACCTTGCGATGCGGAACAACGAACGGGTACGGAGACTGTTCTCTGAAATAATGTGTGTGTTATGTGATTCGCCTACACGACACCCGTTTGAAGAAGTGAAAATAGATCAAACGTATTTTGTCATGACGAATATAACCAACAAACTGAAGGCGCCTGATGTATCCTATGCGACGGAAACCTTCAAAACAGATGATCCCAAGGAACTCTACATCGCCGTAAACGAATTGTCGTATAGTGTTTCCAGTACAGGAAAGAATTTAATGTCTGCGTGTTTCTGGACCGAATGGATTATGTCATACAAACGCATATGCCAGTCCAAAAAAGAGACATGTGTATGTGTAAGAAGAGACATTGTAGAGGTGGACGAAAAGCACAAAAGGCACGTAGACTGGATGGTGTGGAACATATTCATACACGCCGCAAACACTCATAGAAATCCGCGTGTCAAAAAACTGATACATTCGCTTATGAACATATACGCCCTGAAATATAGCAACGGGGTGTTTCGCAAACGCAGATTTCTCATGTATGTGGCAATTTCGTTGCTCGTTGACAAGGTAACGCTTGGGGGCGAACTGATATCAACCAATACCAAGGAGAAAATAAAATCAGTTGCCTCGTCCATACATACCATTTACAAACAGATAAAGGTGCGAGAACGGACGCCGTCGATTGACGATACTGTTGCGAACGTGAAACAAAGTAGTCTAGAAAAATCAATCGAAAAACTGGACAAGCTGCAGGAAATGATGAACAACAAGTTTACCGTCTAACAAAAAATAATGTGTAACTATTGTATGAAGACGCGTCGTCGATCAATAAAGATGCGAAGACGCACCTTAAAACGTGGAGGTGCGTCCAAGGCACTTGTGAAATTTGAGAAAGAGATAGTGGTGAAATTTCTTCAAATGCTAAACACCATCAAGTTGTATCACTGGAGAACATACAGCTACGCAACCCATAAGGCGACAGACGACTTGTACGCCAGTCTTAACACCCACATCGACACATTCGTGGAAGTTTTGCTGGGCAAGGCCCAAAATAGGATTAAATTAAATACGACATCTATTCGATTAAAGGACTGTGCGACCCATGCGGAGTTCAAGAAGGAGATTGACTCGTACAAGAGTTATCTGGTTGGTCTGGATAAACACGCGGCTCTGAAAGAGATGTCAAATACCGATCTGTTTAACATAAGAGACGAGATTTTAAGTGGTCTGAACCAGTTCCTATATCTATACACATTCAAATGAAACGATAATTGATTTACAAAATACATATATCTCAGAAATTTAATATATGTATTTTTAGTATAATGGATACGCAACCAATTTCTAACAATACACCCGCGCAATTGTTTCAATCGAGCGATGACGCGTTCGCTGAACCCGATAAAGATACAACCACCGTTGTTCTCTACGGGGTCATATTGATTGGTGTGATTGTGTTGGTGGCACACTACGCGGGGTTTAATGTTTTCGGATATTTAGGGAAAGGAACAGACGCTATAGGGAATGCGGTGTTTCCTGTATGGGAGAAAATACTGGGATGGTGGGCAAGTTTGTTGGAGATGCTAGGCTATGGTGCGGTGGAACAGGGCAAGGATCTTGGGCGAGTTGCCGCAAAAGGGACCCAATCAGTAGCAAGGGAGGTGGGTGAAGGTGCCGAGGAAGTCGAGCATCTGCTTGATGACGAGGAGGATGACGCAGCGGGGGTACAACCAAGCGAGTCTGTGTCCGGTGGGAAAAAATCGAAGAATGGAGAGAAACCCATAACAAAAGCAAGCGCCTTATCTGAAGATGAAAATGATCTGGATACGAGTATCGAGTCGTCAGAGTTGAAAAGGTCCATAAACAATACGCAACCAACTTCAGACGAACTGGAAAAGGCAGGTGCATACAAACCCAATGACATTTTCAGCGGCGCACCCAAGGCGAGCCCAGGGACGAACAAAAGTGGGTGGTGTTACATCGGCACGTATTCTGGGTATAGAAGTTGTAGTCGCGTAGGCGAGGCAGACAAATGTATGTCTGGAGACATATTTCCGACACACGACGTGTGTGTAAACCCAAATCTGCGGGCGTGAGACAACGTGTATGCGCATAAGTATCATCGCAATTATGTAAACTTGTAGCCCGTGGGGAACTTGTCGCCACTGTTACCCATTTGGTACCTCTGTCGAGGATAGTATGGCGATAGTCGCAGCGAGTTGTAGCAAAGGTTCTGAATTTTTCCAGGAACATCTGACGCAGAGGTGGGATTACAGTAGTTCGGAGGCGCGTATTGTTGTTGTCCCGAAAGCGTGACGTTCCCACATATATCTTCGGTGACGCATACAAAATTTCCGCCATCTGGGATAACCTCTCGTTCCGGAGCAGGTGTCGATGGTTTCACATATGGAAGAACAACGTTCACTTCAGGTTCCTCCTTTTCGGGTAGTTTTACGGGGGTTTCTATTACAGGTGTTGGTACAATGATTTCGGCAGGATTAACGTATTGTGGACACAATACAGGATATCCAGGATTCACTTGGGAATTCTCGTTCTGGGGAATGTATATTGTGCTTGAATCGGTATTCTGGTTAGTCGGAGGTGTCTTCACAGGGAGTCGTTGCGGAATAACAACGGACGGAGACTGGGGACAAGTCACGGGTAGATTTGCTGGGCTACCGTCATCTGCATAGATCGTTGTATAATTAACTCGCTTCAACCCTTTGGTATTAGGGTTGGTGTAATCTACCGTCTGGGTCGCAAAGGTAGAATGTCGATTTGTCCACTGCCCTGACGCAATGAGAGAATAGCGCTGCTTCTTGGTAAGATCGCTGCTGTTCTTCTTATATTGAAGCACATTTCCTTTTTGTATCATACGATATCTAAGAGCAGCCTCTTGAATGGGTATGAATTCTTTGGTAAGTGGAAAATAGACGATGGGTGAATTCGTAGTGGCTACTTCAGTAGAACATCTTCCTTGGACCCGACTCCATACACGTGTCGGGTTGGGGGGCTGTCCGTTTGGTGAAAAACAAGCCATTTTACTTGTATATACGTATACTATATAATAATTCGCCGTCTCACACTACACGCCAGTCTTAATGGATTGTGATATATTTAAAAAACATATCATAATCAATCTCTATCTCACAAATAACTATTACAGCATATCTACAACAATACAATATTACGGGTTGTACATGTCTCGACTTCCAGAGAAATACCATCGCAAAGAGAGGTAGTCCTTCTTCTTGTCCTCGATGCCCTGTGCCCCGAGCATAGTGCGATTGGGTCCCTTCCTGCTGATGTCGGCTATTTTAGACGCGCCGAGAGCATTGTCGTAATACCAAAGATTCGACACGTATCCACTGAACCCGCCGTTCGCACCCACCCAGACATCTCCGAAATTCTGTTTCGGAACACCATCCAATAAGATGCTCTGGGAAATCACGCCGTTGATATAGACGTCCAGCGTAATGTTCTTGCATCGAATGACCACGTTCACCCATTTCTGGAGCGGAATACCGGGAATCATAATCTCTTCATTGTAGTTGTTGTAGGTATTCATAATAACATACAGATCATTTGTGTTGGGGGCAATATACAACCCTGGTGCGTTATTAGGGTATATTTTTCCGTCGTCGCCGACCTTCTCTGGACTATCGCCCTTATGGAAGATATGTCTATATTTACCCGCTCCACTGGAAATATCGTCTATATATATCCAAACGGACCACGTGAACTCAATTCCTTGGTCTTCGTTATTTGACCGAACAACGAGTTTTGATCCATCTTGCGACGGGTCCTGTATATACCGTCTCATCTGGTTGCCTGCCTGCATGCCATCCATAAAATGCACGTCTTTTGGAGGAGAATACCACCATGTAAGAAGAGAGACTCCGGCACGCAACAGCAATATAAATACAAGAAGCAGAAGCAATACAAAGGACAGACGCGCAATGAGACTGTTAGAGTTCAAGAACTCCTGTGTTCCGCTCTGAATATTTGCTATTGAAAACTGGTTACTATCATTGTTACTAAATAAATCCATACTATATATACTACTAACAAATTAATGACACACGAATTATGTCATTAATAAAGGGTGAGCGGATTAGTCAATGCTGATTTACAGAGTAAACTGAGCAGTCTCTTTATTGTCTGTCAACAGGGATACCTTCACCTTGTATTTTCCTAACAAGTTATCCAGCAGGCCTCCACCGTATCCATCCACATAGGTGTCCCATGCCGCTTGAGGATTCGATGCGGTATTCCAGTATTGTAGCTTGCTGGTCCACCCATTGAATCCTCCGTTAGGTGTGAGGTAGATATTGGCGTTAGGGGTTATTTTTGCAGGACCAGGTAAAATGCCTGTTCTAACTAGCTTTCCGTCAATGTATATATCTAATGTGCGACCATATACGCTAAAGAAAAGGTTCACCCATCTCTGAATAGGAATGTTAGCAACCTCAGCATAATGGACGACGCCCACGTCGCTTGTCGACTCCTTGGTGTAACATGTCACCGCGATAATTAGATTGTTTTCTTTGGGTGCAAACATGACAAATGGACAGGGCTGTTTTGCCGAAATGTCGTCCATATTTGACCCGATGCTTGTCATACCCTCCACAGTGGTCCCGGGAGTTGGCGCGGTACTTGACCTGGCAATTAGTTCCTTAATCTCGCCATATTTATAATTCCAGTCGTTTATATAAAACCATGCGGAATAGGTGAAATTGGACGAGTCCATTACAGTCGACGTTGCTGCGGGAGACACAGTGACCATTGTATTTCCCGTGGTGACATTCTTGTTCAGCATATTGATGTCGCGTGTCACGTATGAGTAAATAATATATAATAACACAAGGACAATTACAGCCCATAGTATAGTTTGCCACTCCATTTATATTATATGAAAACATTTTTTATATATTTCACATAATACGTCCATTTACTTGAGAAGAGTCTTGTTCGTATCCGAATAAGGAAGAATGGGAGGATTGCTGCTCTTCACCGAATTGTACAGATACTTGATTCGGTCTATCTCGAGCGCATAGTCATAGTACATGACATTACACACCTGACCATTTACCCCTTTTGCGTTTCCAACACTGAGTACGTCAAGCGACATGTAAGGCACAATATTTCTCACCGATTTCACTAAATCGCCGTTGTAGAAAATATCCATAATACCGCCTTGGTAGTTAATGATAATGTTATTCCACTTTTGTAACATCATGTCTTCCATTTTATATATGATCACATTGCCATAGTCGTCCACATCCAGATTCCCCTTTGAGATGATTGCGGGCGTGAGCTCTTTCAATTTCACGGTGATCATCAATGTATTTGTGTCTGCCTTGTACAACACAGTGGGTTTTCCTCCGTAATCACATATAGGAGTATATTCAGTAGACGACCTACTCGTCGCGGGTATTGCGTTTACATAGCTCCACAACGAGATGGCATAATTGTAGGTGTAATCAATATCCACTTCGTCCAATGGAATGTTGTTGAGTTCTTGATAATTTGCGAGAACTGTTTTGGTTGTGGTGGAAACAGGTTCGTTCAGGAGGAGTTTTCCACCCTGTAGTTTTCTGTAAACGGTATGGATAACGTAGGGGACAATGAAATACAACGCAAACAGGACTATGATCAGCGCGCTGATAAGTATCTCCGATCGGTTTGTTCTGTTCTTTTCAGCGTAGTACGTGTTGACAATAAAATCCACTATGTTCACAAACACACACGGAATATACAAAATTGCGTTTACAATCAGTCTTGTGTACGGCGAGCTCTGAAGAATGGAGCTCTTGCTCAATATTTTATAGACAAACCCTAAAATTGCCACGGTCAGTAGAACATTGATTATTAGTGACGCAACGTACGCAGGAGAACCCGATAGCTTGTTCACATTTATCACTATCCATGTAATTAGCGCGACCGACATTCCAAGGGACCCAAGAAGAATGCCCAGTTTTATGAAAAAACTGATAATCGGTGTAGGTTTGGCGTCCTGTCTTGACTGGAACACATCGCTATCTGTGAATTGAAGGGTATACCACAACACGACGGCGAACAAAAATGTGCCGAAAAATATGACGATCGGTGTGAATATACCCCAGTATGGTTGTACAAATCCAAACGGATCATACGCGTAGAGTAATGACACGAGTACGATAAACAGTGCGAATAAGGTAATATACAGGTACCGTTGTGCTGACAATATGGTTCGCGTGAACTTGAGGAAGGGGTTCACTCTCTGCAGAACCACCATAATACCGACGATAGCGAGTGTAGCAATTCCCTGCGGGGTGATAGAGAGCCAGTTGGTATTTTTTTTGTCGACATCTCCGTCGGTATTGTTATCAATCATTCTTAATATATAACAATAATAAAAATGGCCTGTTATTTTCTCGCGACGTGTCACATGTTTTCCATGGCTGTTTTCTTTCCATGACATTCTCTGCAAAGAGCGACTAAATTCCCAACCTCGTTGTTACCACCATATTCAAGGCGCTGGACGTGGTCCACTTCGAACCACGCGGTTAATTGACACTGACAGTCCCCGCATTTCCAGTTTTGTTGTGATGCCACGAATTTCTTTTTTGTCTCGCTTACCGAGCGTTTTGTCGCCTTCTTACCAGAATTCAAAATACGCTGTTCTCCCAGATGATTTGCGTTTGTGAATGAGTTCATAAAATGTCCCGTTTGGTCGGATTGATCCTGTGCGTCGTGGTGGCCTGTCGTGAAGTCCAAGATAGGGTTAATCATATTGAGTCCTGATTTGTTAATAGGCATGTATTTTACCACGTTGTTCGCATGATGTAACATAGTCTTACATTCCGCGGGGTTTCGTTTCATCATGAGATAGATACCCAGTCCTAGTGCTCCGTAGAAGGCCATCTGGTAATATTTTTTTCCAGCATATAATATTTTTGTATATTTGTTGTCGTGGTAAGTGTTATAAATAAAAAATCCAGTAACCAGAATAATGACAAGCTCAAATCTCATATACTATGTCTATATAAAATGCCGTTCTTTATTCTATCTATCTATCCATCTATCCATCTATCCATCTATTTATCTAAATACACGATATCAATGTCGGGTTAATACAAATATGTAATGTTCTGCGTAGCGTCATATTTGCTGGTGAGTCCTGTTCCGGCTATGTGACCCCACATAGGCATAAATATTTCGGTGGCCTCGCTGAAATAAACGGCCGTAAAACAAAAGAGGCTCTTTGAACAAATGAGGACGTCCGCCTTTGCGAGTATGTGAAGATCCGTATCTGTGTCAGGGCTCCGAACTATCTTGTAAGGAAGGGTCGGGGTACTGATGGGCGATGTTACAAGAACAACCTCGTGGTCCGGATACTTTTGTCGTGCTAATTGGATATAGGTATCTATCACCTTTTCGGGTATAGGCGCTTGGCAGTCGTATGGATTGTATTCCCTCCCCCATCCTGGTACAGAGATGCCTCTTCGTTCAAAATATCGTCGTTCGTCCTCCAGGTCAATTGCGATCGATCCGCTTTCTAGACGCTCTCTATAATATTCGGTTGAATATATACCGTTGTACGGGGAACGTGTAACCACGTCGTCTAGTCGCAGATGAACAGCTATCGTCTTGGCGCGAGGAAATGATGTCGCCTCACAGACAGGATCGGGCGACGGGAGAAACTGTTTCATAATATGGAGAAAATCAGGAAGAATGTGGTTGCGAAAATAACTGACCAGGTCGCATTGTATTTCCTTGCTCACAATCATGTTGTTTCCAGGCCAGTCCTGCTCGCTTTTTTCTATAAAGTATTCAGTGTATAGGTGGTCGTGGCTACCAAGTTTCTCTCCTAGGTCGTAGTTGTACTTGTCTATATACTGCTTGATACTTTGAACAAACACGCTCGATTCGAATGGAGAACCATGGTAGTGAATGAAATACTGTTTATGATGGGCGTATATAATCTGCATAATATACCACGTTAGATTCGACCCTAGTCTATCTGGTCGATTGTTCAGTATGATAAACATACCTTTTACAGATACTATTTTTCAACATGTTTTCCACATTACCAATAATATAACAACCCTGCGGTGTGTTGTTATACTAGGACTAAATATACTTCAATCTGGAGACCAGATTGTTTACATTGATCGGGGACGATGCCGTAGATAATAGAAACTCTATATATATGTTCGCCAATGCAGACTGTCGCGCAAATGTGTTGTGTTCAAGAACCGTAGAATATGACATCAAGAGTCCCCATATATCCAAATTGGGGAGAAAGGTTTCGTTGAAGTAAGCGGTCTTGTGAAACCTCCCGTTGGTGGTGTAGTTGTACAAAATGTCGGCTAAATACGGAACAACAATCACGCGAAGCACGTCGACGTCGTCGTCGTCTGATACGGCCTTCCATATGTCATCCATTACCCCCATATGTCCCGCCCCTCTTTTGTCGATCCATGCGTCTAGATAGTCTTCTACAAACACGGTCAGGTCGCGCATGGTAGGCGACTTGTGTGTTCTGGTAAAGGTAGAATACATGGCATCAAACGTCTTGTTGAAAAGTACAACGGAGAATGGGAGATTGTATTGAAGTGGTTTGTTTTTTATAATTTTCGGTATCCTCCCTCCTTTTGTATAGAAAGAAAGACCCCAGTCAATCAGGCCGATCTTTTGCGTATGAAGATTAAACAGAATGTTGCTTTCTTTTATGTCAGCGTGATAGACGTGTCGATCATTCATTGGAACAACTGCGTGTGTTAACAGGTTGGTGAGTTGGTCGTGTATGAATTGAAAATCGCCCATGTCTTTCATGTTTGCGTAATATGCTACCAGGCTTATTCCACCATCAGGCAGCTCAAGCGATCTGAGTTTCGCAAGATTGTCGTTCACGTTCTTTGACGTAATGTTGTCGTATTTTTTCATCACCTTACATTTTTCATCAAAATTAGATAAATCGGACTCGGATAGCGGTGCGAGAGCACATGTAGAAACACCATCAATGAGAAAGTACTCACTGTAATGAGGAATATCGCGCAACTTGATGCGGATTCTCTTGATAATATCGTATTCTTTTTTCGCATGGCGTCTGGTTAACAACTTGGACACACTGTGGTCCTTACGCTTTGTCTTTCGTTTACATTTTAGCGCGGGTCTAAATACGCACCCAAAACCGCCACTACCAATCACGTCCCCTCCAACGACCGACGTTCTTTTTCTGTATTTTTTGGTCTTCCGCTGCCCCTTCACTGTAGCACGGTTCCTGTTTGATTTATTATATATGTGTGGCATACTATAATAAGTGAATATTTTAATGTCTACGTGGAGGAATGTGGAGGATGATCTTACTTGTCATACAAATAATACACGACACCAACTAAAAGAGAGAAGACAAGGATGTAAAAGAGTTTCCCCTTTAATTTGTAATATTCTCCAAACGTTTCCTCTTTGGTTTTGTATGCATCGTAATACTGTATATAGAATTTGCTGAGCGAGATCTTAGGTTTCTCAAGTTTCTCGTTGATTTTATTGTGGATGAAATGAGTCCATCGAATAAACGAGTCGCGATTGTCAAGATACGGGCTAATTGGGTATTCTGTCACCATCTTACTAAAATCAGAGGCGTGCTTTTCCACAGGGATAAACATATGGAAGTTTTGAATCAGGTCATAGTACTTTTTTTTTGTGACACCGTTAGGGTATTTTGGGTAGTTCAATGCTATCGTATGTAGAAAGAACCAGAAGTGTGGACCCCACACAGACGGATCTAAACCCATTATAGTAAAAGACATATAAAAACATGCCTACTTTAACATATAGTATGAGCAAATCACCAAATCAATGCAATAATTGTGGAAAGCAAGGACATTCTTTTCACCACTGTAAACTTCCAATAACAAGTTACGGAATTATACTATTTACTTATCACGAAAACAAACTCAAGTTCCTTATGATACGTCGTAAGGACAGTTTCGGGTATATTGACTTTATACGCGGAAAATATTCTCCATACAACGTCGAACAACTGCAGCAAACAATCAACGAAATGTCCAATACAGAAAAGGACAGAATTAAGAACAAACCGTTTGAGTACCTATGGAGACATATGTGGGGCGGAACAGGTGGAAATCAATTTCGAGGCGAGGAGTCCATTTCGTCCAAGAAATTTGATGTCATCAGCAACGGTGTTGCGATCAACTCCAAAACATATACACTTGTCGATATGATTCGGAATAGCGATACGCACTGGCACGAGACGGAGTGGGAATTTCCAAAAGGTCGCCGAAATACTCAAGAGAAAGATATTGAGTGTGCTGTGCGGGAGTTTGAGGAGGAAACGGGATATTCAAAGGATACTATACGCATAGTTGAAAACATTATGCCATTCGAAGAAATATACATCGGGTCAAATTACCGTTCTTACAAACACAAATATTTTTTGGCGTATATGGACCCCCCTATCAACGAATCGGTCATGGATAATTACCAGAAGAGTGAAGTGTCAAAGATCGAATGGAAGACGTACGAAAAATGTATTGATAATATACGTCCTTATAATTTAGAGAAAAAGAGGATCCTCACACATATATATAACATGTTACAAGAATATAGATTATATTTATAATATATAATACACACATGGACAATACAATAACACAATCATTCAAGGATGAAGAATGCGACGATGAAACCAAATTATATACGAAAAAATGTAACAAGTTGTTGCTGAAAAAGGAGGTCGCTGAGAATGAGTATCTTGGTAGCCATCCAGACGAAAATACCACGCTTTATCCAGATCTAAACGACCCCAATTTTAATGTCAAACTTACATCAAAGAAAGAATTTAACGACTACCAGTACGACGGTACAATATACGACATCAAATCACGTGCCGACGAACTAAGTTCAGCCTCGTTTGAGTTGGCACCGCATCAGATGTTTGTCAAGAACTATTTGTCGTTTCAGACACCTTATAACAGCCTGTTACTGTACCATCAACTTGGAACGGGGAAGACGTGTAGTGCAATCGGCATCACAGAAGAAATGCGTGGTTATTTGCGGGACATTGGTGTAACGAAACGCATCATGATCATCGCATCGCCCAACGTACAGGACAATTTTCGTCTACAGTTGTTTGACGAACGAAAACTCGCGCTCGTCAACGGGTTGTGGAAAATGGACGGGTGTTTAGGCGACAAGTTTATTAGGGAAATCAATCCGACGAACGTGAAAAATATACCGCGTGAAAAGATTATATCCCAGATCAAGACGCTGATTGACAAATCGTACCTGTTCCGTGGATATGAAGGATTCTCAAATCTCATTACAAAGGTGTCTGGCGTGGACAATCCTAACATAACAGAGTCGCAGATTATCAGAAACTTGAAAAATGAATTTTCCAACCGTCTTATTGTGATTGACGAGGTTCATAATATACGCACAACACAAGACAATGCGAACAAAAAGGTTGCCGATCAGCTTACCAAATTAGTGAAGTATGTTGACAACATTCGTTTGTTGCTTCTCTCGGCGACACCCATGTACAATAGCGTTCGTGAGATTATATGGCTTTTGAATTTGATGAACATAAACGATCGACGCGGCCGCATCGATATCAAGGATGTGTTTGATAACAAAGGACAATTTAAAAAGGAAGGGCGAGAACTACTGAGACGGAAATCTGTGGGGTATATTTCATATGTCAGAGGCGAAAATCCATATACGTTCCCGTTTCGAGTATATCCAGATATATTCAGTCCCAAACATAGTTTTATGGAGTTACCGTATCCGTCTTATCAGATGAATGGTAAATATATACCTCCAGCAGTTAGACTCAAGACAATGAAGAAGACGATCTATCTTACAGACATAGGTGAATACCAGTCATATGTATATAAAATAATGATCAACAAAATGCAGACCCGAGCAGCTGGTCAGGAAACGGATGTTATAGACGAAATGGCTGCGTTTCATAACCTTGACAGTTTCAACTACACATTGCTTCAGTATCCATTGGAGTCTCTCATTATGACTTATCCTGCGGAGGGGGTTGACGCGTTTGTCGCCAATATGGAGGTTGTCCGAAAAGACATGTCTGTTGTCCAGGAAGAGCAAGGTGTAGATGAATTCCAGAATCCACCGAAAGAAATAGATCTTGATATCAACATTGAACCCGAAGACGGCAAGTTTGAGCTGAAAGAGTCGTTTCAGAAACAACCCGTTGACGAACAGCAAGAGATTGTTGTTGTACCCAAACGAAAGAGATGTCCTAACGGTACACGATTTAATAAAAAGAAGGAAGAGTGTGTGCCTATAAAACGGATTGAACCTGAGCCTGAGCCTGAGCCTGAACCTGAGCCTGAGCCTGAACAATTATCAGATAGACAAGAAGATGCTACGGTTCAGCATGTAGAACTCACTACCAGACCATCAAGCGAGAACTCGATTGCTAGTGAACATTATGAACAATATGAACAGAATGAACAAGATGAACAACAGGGCGGGGAGGGAGGAGACACGTTTCTTGACGTATCATCCCTCACAGGTAAGAAGGGTTTGAATCGAATCATGAATTTTGTAGAAAGCTACAGTCCTTCTGTGAAAGGATCTTTTTCATACAAAACCAACAAATACGGACGGATTTTCTCTCCTGCCGAGATCGGCAAATACAGCAATAAGATAAAGACTATCTGCGACTCGGTCATGAATTCCACTGGCATTGTTCTTATCTACTCGCAATGGATTGATTCGGGTCTTATTCCTATGGCCCTCGCACTCGAAGAGCTTGGGTTCACACGGGCGAACGGAAAGTCTCTTTTTGAAACCCCTCCCACGACCCCACTTGATTCGTTGACATTGACACCTAAGGGAAGCGATGGAATTAAAACGTTCTCGCCTGCTAAGTACGCTCTTATTAGCGGTGATATTCGATTATCCTCTAATAATGCGGAGGAAATCAAAATGCTTACAAGCAATAACAATATGAACGGAGAAAAAATCAAGGTTGTGCTCATTTCGAAGGCTGCGTCGGAAGGGATAGATCTGAAGAATGTGCGCCAGGTTCACATACTTGAACCCTGGTACACCATGAGTCGTATCGAACAAATTATTGGGCGCGCGGTTCGCGGATTCAGTCACCAGCTTCTTCCATTCGAAGAGAGAAACGTGGAGATATTTTTACACGGGACAATGCTACATGACCGTGAAACCGAAGCCGTTGATTTATACATCTACCGTCTCGCCGAGTATAAAGCCCGTCAAATCGGCGAGGTTTCTCGTATTCTCAAAGAAAACGCAGTGGATTGTCTTCTGAACAGTGAACAAAGTAACTTTACACAGGAGAACATGAATACAAAGGTGTCGCAAACGCTATCTGATGGTCAGGTAGTAAAATCCTTCCAGGTTGGAGACACGTCGTACAGTTCTATGTGCGATTACATGGAAGATTGTTCCGTCAAATGTGTACCGAATAAGTCTATAACTGACATTGCCGTCAACAATACAACTTACGATGAGGGTTTTATCATGATTAACTCCGAAAAAATTGTACATAAGATAAAGAACCTGATGAAGGAAGAGTTCTTTTATAAGAAGTCAGTGCTCATGTCGAAAATAAATTACCCGAAACCGTATCCTCATGTAGAAATATATGCGGCACTCACCCACCTGATCAACGATGTCACCGAGATAGTGACGGACAAATACAATCGCCAAGGCCGGTTGGTGAACATTGGCGAATATTATGTATTCCAACCCAATGAAATCACTGCTCCCAATGCGTCGATTTTTGATAGATCTGTGCCAATAGACTACAAACCAGAAATGATTCGACTTATTCCTGGAAAATTATCGGACAAGAAAGACAAGAAAAACAAGAAACTAGAGGGAGTCAGTGGAGTAGCTGATGCCACAGCCCTGACTCAATATGGAGAGCCGAAATCTGGAGAAGAATACGAAAGACAAGAGTATCCTGGCGAATCACCTGACCGCGATGGATCGGATATTATTAAAGCAATTGAAGATGACTATGATACTGCCATAAACTATATAACGCATGAGAAGGTTCTGCGATCGGAGACCCACTATTACAAACACCTTGGTATAGCGATCAAGAAGATCCAGGAAATATTGAAAATATCTCCGGACATAATGAAAAAATACATCATTGAACACGCAATCGACGTATTGCCATACGAGCGAAAATTGACACTCCTGAACCATGTATATAGGCTGGACGTGCTCGACGAAGACAGTATGGCATATAAAATAAAAATGTATTTCGACAAATTCATCATCATTGGTAACTATCTAACAAGTATCATTTTCTACAATAAAAATAAGAGACACATCCTTGTGTTTGACAAACGGAAAAGTGTCTGGAAAGATGCGGAAGCAGAGGACGAACGAGATTTATCAACCTCTATCACCGAGCGATATACGGTAAATACTGACAGGTTTAACAAATATATCGGTCTCATAGCGAATGGGTCTGGCGACAAAGAGCTCGTGTTCAAGGTGAAGGACGCTACGAACAAGAGATCGCATGGGACGGTATGTGAACAGTCTACGAAGTCTAAGAACATTGACATATTGAACAAGGTGCTTGGAACCGAATCATTTACAAAAGAGAACATCAAGCCACTGGTCGATGTTGGGGTATGTTGTATTCAAGAGATGGTGATGAGGTTATTCAATGAACGGAAACCAGATAAAATATGGTTTGTTGGTCCCGACACCTCCAAGATGTATAATTTATAATTTATAATAAAAATGAAAAATAATAAAAACAACTATATATACACATAACAATGGAGAGTCATCAACAAAAACGTTCTGGTAAGAAACGCGATGGAAAACTTAGCGGAATTTATACCAGATGTCTTCTTACAAAAACAGTTAGTCTGGACGTGAAATATATTGGCAAAACGTTGAAAAGTGTTCTCGAAAAAAAAATAAAGGCGACTATCGAGGGAAAGTGTATTGTAGAGGGGTTTGTGAAATTTGATTCTACCAAGATAATCACATATTCAAGTGGCGTGGTCACCGGTGAGGGTGTTCGGTTTGACGTGGTAGTGGAATGTGAAGTGTGTTATCCTGTCGAAGGCATGTTGATAAATTGTGTAGCCCGAAACATAACAAAAGCGGGTATTCGCGCGGAGAGCGCAGACGAATCACCAAGCCCAATAGTCTGTTTCATTGCGCGCGACCATCACAATACATCGACACAGTTTAACAACATCAGTGAGGGCGATACATTCATCACCCGCGTGCTGGGTCAGAGATTTGAACTAAACGACAAACATATCTCCATTATCAGTGAATTGGCATTGGAAAAGGAGAAGGACCGGGACACCAAACGAACCAAACTGCCACTGAAACTGATGGATTAGCTTGTCTGTGTGGTATAACATGATCTCACAACAAAATAGAAACAATATAAAAACATTCATTATGTACATGTATAAGATGGATCTTGTACAAATGCGCGATAACATTGAAAAAATGACAAAATTTAACCAGATAGAGGTTTTGCGGATTTTAAACAATCATACGGATGTGATCATCAATGAAAATAGATATGGCATTCACATCAACCTAACAGAACTGAAAGACGGTGTGTTGAGTGAAATTGGTACTTATATTCAGTATGTAAACGCACAAGAAAAGGCGTTAAATCAGGATGAGAAGCAAAAAGAGGACATTAAGAATATATATTTTTCTTAACCATATAAACACAAAACACTATACACTGTATTAGTAATGAAGACTACCAATAATCCAAACACCGCCAACAAATTCAACATCCATCTGTTAGACAAATATATGTTGAATGACGAGAACATGGACCGCATATCGAGAAGCGGTTACGTTGATATGAGCTTTTTGCGCAAACAGGCTGCATCGAGCGTACGCAAAACAAAACCACCTGTTCGCGTTCCGGCTCCGGCTCCGGCAAATGCTTCCATTCCCAGTCAGGCTGTCGAAGAGTCTCCTATTATGTTTACACCTCACGAACAAGACACCCTCTTTTGGTCGTTTTACATATTGAAGAACGGCATGGACGCATACCAACTCCTTCCACACAGAAACATTGTTGTAGAGAAAAGTATGAAAATCGAATACATTGAGAAGTTTCGTATGAACAAAGGTGTCTTAAAAGAGCATAAGTGTGGACCGCTTTCCCACATAGAAAACGCGTTGTTGAACGAACGAACCATTGACATGAAAACGTTTGAAGCTCTATGTGTCCTTGAAAATGTGTGCTGTATGTTTGTATTCAACAAGTGCTTTTATGAAGTGAATATCGACGAAGATGATGTCGGTAACGCGTCAATAGGTATGGTGGTGAAACAATATCATCCCGAGAAGTATGGATTCTTTGCTACATGCGACGTTTCTTTAGTGAGAAACACTCGCTACAAGGTGGATAATTTGTCAAAACCGCTCAGAGCAATGACTTCATACAAACTAGACGAACTCGTTGATTTCTGTAAGAAGCTGGACATTTCTATAGACGGACCGAGTCGCAAAAAGAACCTGTACGAAGAACTCGTAAAGACTATTTATTCGTGAGCTATGACTGACATATGTATCCAATAAAAGGAAAAAATGAACATGAATATAAAAATATAACGTATTATTATATTACAATATGACTACTAAGGTTACAAAGGGTCGCTCGTATGCGAACAACGCGCGTGACCGAGATCAGAAGATTCCAAACACTGTATTATTTGAAAAATTAACATCCAAGTTCTACGGATCTGAACCCTATGTAAAAAGTGTGACAATGAACAACGAGCTGGAGGTAAAGTTCGGTACGAAAGGCGTCAAACCGTATACCAAGGTAGATTACGACAATGTCATTAAGAAACTAAAGTCGCTTGGGTTTGGTTCAAGGTACGAAGAGGGATATTACCTCATGCGCATTTCCTATGAACATCTGGACAAAAGCGGACAATACAAAGATTCGAACATACGGACAGAGCTTACCGGGTTTAGGACCATACAAGAGTACTGTAGAACCAATGACATATCGAAACTTCTTAACGCAGAACAACATATGTCGGCTGTGAAGTTTGTCAAGAAAACGCCCGTATACGAAAACAATGACATGCTTCGTGATGTGAATTTTAACGATTTCAATTTTAGGGTATCTTATAGAAAAGAAGAAGACTACTCTGCGTCGAACATCATGATACGAAACGTAACCCAGAACTGGATGCAGGTCAAAAAAACGTTTCGCTATATCAATCGCGTTTCGTTCGCTCACCCCGACATCCCGGTGACCATTGACATGAGTATTGTGAAGAGTTCTCCACGAGAGGGATATGCGTTGAAGAAAACCTACACAACCGACGAGGCCGGGGTGTTTTCTAATCCAGAGGTGTACGAGATTGAAATTGAGGTAGACAATACCCGTATTGGACCTGGCACAGATTTTAATAGTTCCGCCGCGGTGTTGGCGGCTGTTCGCCGAGCAATCAAGTATGTATTAATGGGGCTTCAGGGAACAAATTATCCCGTATCCGTATACGAACAAAACGACGTGGTTCAGATGTACATGAAACTAATACATGGACACGACTACGTGCCGAAAAAATATGTGTATCCGAAGAACTTTATTGGTCCGTCGTCTTACACTCTTCAAATTGAAAATGTGATGCCTATCGACGACAGCATGAATGTCCCTAATATACGAAAGGATTATGTTGTCACAGATAAGGCCGACGGAGAACGCCATCTAATGTACATCGGACCCAATGGAAAAATATACTTGATTACCACCAACATGAGTGTTGTGTTCACTGGATCTGTCACGGAAAATAAAATATGCTTCAACTCGCTGTTTGACGGCGAACTCATTCTACACAATAAAAATCGAGGGTTTATTAACCTGTTTGCGGTGTTTGATGCGTACTACATGAACGGTACGGATGTAAGACACGAGAAATTCATGTCGGATCTTGACACAGACGACGGCAAAACCTTGTACAGATATAAATGTATCACCAATATGATTACATTACTTAACCCTACCTCGGTGGTGGAGAATGAAATCAGTCCAATGATGTTTCGAGCAAAGAACTTTTACCCCGAGAGTCTGGACACGTCATCTCAAAATGGGCTTCAAATATTCGCTGGATGTAAGCACATCATGGAGAAGGTACAGAATGGACTGTTTGAATATGAAACAGACGGACTCATCTTTACCCACGCATACTACGGCGTGGGCAGCGACAAGGTAGGCAAAGCAGGACCATTGTACAAAACCACATGGGACTACTCATTCAAGTGGAAGCCTCCGCAATTCAATACAGTCGATTTCCTGGTAACCACAAAGAAGTCGAATGGCGAAGACGTCATCACACCCATCTTCCAGCCCGGAAAGTCCACGTCAGATTTAGATCAATACAAATCAATCGAACTTCGGTGCGGATACAGTCAGCGGCTACATGGATACTTGAATCCTTGTCAAGATATATACGAAGACAGAGTGCCTGAGTTTGGAGACAAAGATGATTCGTCTGAATACAAACCAGTTCTCTTCGTTCCCACGAATCCGTATGACCCCGAAGCGGGTCTGTGTAACATCATGTTGAAAAAAGACGATACCGGCGTGCTTCAGATGTTTGCGGAGGACGGGGAGGTGTTTTCGGACAATACCATTGTAGAGTTTAAATATATCATGACACATGAGAAGAAATGGAGATGGGTTCCGATACGCGTAAGAAACGACAAAACCACTGAGTTACGTCAAGGCATTACATTGAACTACGGAAATGCGTACCATGTAGCAGAGAGCAATTGGCGGTCGATTCATAACCCCATTACCGAGGAAATGATCACATCCGGGTACAATATCGACACGATCGAGGTAGATGAAGACGTGTATTATAATCGCATTGTCAACTCTAAGCGAATGATAGGTCTGCGTTCGTTCCACAATTACATCAAGTCGATACTTATCAAATCGGTCTCCAACAAAGGGGACATTCTACTCGACTATGCTTGCGGGAAAGGCGGAGACTTCTCGAAGTGGACCGACGCAAAACTGTCGTTTGTGTTGGGTATCGACAAGTCACCGGATAATATCGACAATCGGGTGGACGGTGCGTGTGCTCGTTTCCTCAATTTCAAGCAAACGCGTAAACATGTACCAGACGCACTGTTCGTAATTGGAGATACGTCGCGTAATATTCGCAACGGAGATGCGATGAAAACCGACAAGGGTGTCCAGATCATGAAAGCTATCTTCGGTGAAGGCGGCCGTGACGAGAACAGACTAGGCAAAGGGGTATTGAAGCAGTATGGCAAGGCGGTGGAGGGGTTTAATGTATCCTCGTGTCAGTTTGCCTTACACTACTTCTTCGAAGAAATAAGTGTGCTCCAGAATTTCGTGAAGAATCTTGCCGAATGTACCCGTCTTGGTGGGTACTTTATCGCAACGGCATACGACGGCAAAACCGTATTCGATATGTTGAAGAAAAAGAACATAGACGAAGGTGTGAGCATATACGAGGACGGTGTAAAACTGTGGGAGGTGAAGAAACAATACTCTCTGAATTCGTTCGAAGACGACTCCACCAGTTTAGGGTATACTATCGACGTGTTCCAAGAGTCCATTAATAAACCCATACCCGAATATCTTATCAACTACGACTACTTCTCACGTGTTATGGAAGACTATGGGTTTCAAGTGATATCAAGAGACGAGGCCAACGAAATGGGACTTCCAGAGGGGTCTGGGTTATTCAGCGATCTATACACATCGCTGAAGAATAACACATCTTCTCAGCGAAGAGGGTATGATCAGTACAAGGACGCGTTGAACATGAACGAATACGAAAAGAAGATCTCCTTCTTAAATCGCTACGTCGTCTACAAGAAGGTGCGCATTGTAAATACAGCAAAAGTAGTACTTGAGGAAGCCGAGGAAAACGCCGAAGATATCGTTCGTAAAGAACACGACGCGAGAGTTGTGGAGGTTGACGACAATGTGTCAACAAAGTCGTCAGAAAAAGTATCCACACGAGTTACAAAAAAACCGCGCAAGCTCGCAAGAAGACTTGTTATTGAAGACGATACTACCACGTCTACGTCCTAACTGTCTTGGATACACATATACCCAACGACACGGACCCATTATGTTGAGCAATAGTAACCCGACATAACGTAATCTATTGTTTTATGTTTTTATTTAAACACACGGTACTGTAATATATAATCACAACTCGATGAGTTATTATATATTACCCAAAATCGAAACGAAATTCAGTATTCGTCCTACGCTATATAATAGCATGGACAATTTACAACCACATATTTCACAGAGCCTCGTTAAGTATATGACCGAGAGCCACAGCATATTAGAACAACAAGTTGATCTTGAGGTAAACAACTCGCTGACAATCAAAATGATGAATCAATTAATCCATACATACGATTTTTTGTTTTGCTCGGTTTCCGGGCTGAATATGTCCATTGGTCAACCATCCGCACAGTATCCTGTATACTACGATATTATTGAAATCTACAACACATTGAAACTATACGACGGACTTCCCTCCGATCCGATATATGTCCTGTGTTTTGGAAAGTCGTCGTCGTCTGTATATGACGCAATCGTATCACAACGTCCGGACATCCACGACCAACCTCTTATCTTTGACAGATTGAAGAGCTCGCATCATTTATTAGGATATTCGTGTACAAATATGTACGATCCACTGTCCACGTTAAACATCCCATCAACCGCTTCTCACGGATGCCGGGTCATTTATTTTGAAGGTATTGAAAAAGACTACACTGACATAAACAGGTATACATTATACGTTATCCGTGCTATTTTGTGTATATATAGCTACCAGTCTGAGTCGGGGTACGCTATTATCAAAATAGACGCGGTGTTGTACAAACCTATTATAGATCTCATCTACATAATAAGCAGTATGTATGAAAAAATATACATTATGAAACCTAATACATCGAATATCATTACCGATGAGCGTTACATCATATGCAAGTCTTTTAAAAATATGAGCACTGATATGTATAACACAATTCTGAATGTTTATTATAAACTACACAAAAACAAGGAGGATGTCATTATTGAGTCGATACTCGCGAATAAAATATTTTACTACTTTTTAAACAAACTGGAAGAGTCGAATGTCATCATTGGTCAGCAAAAACTTGACGCATATGGACAAATTATCAACTTATTGAAGAGCAGAAATAAAATGGAAAAAATGGATATTCTACAGAAGCATAATATTCAAAAGTGTATGTATTGGTGCGAGAAATACAGAGTTCCCTACAACAAAATCGGCGAGCGTTCACAGCTGAGTATTCCATGCGAAGAGAATTCTACTGGAGATGAAACTGTGGAGACAACTACCGATGGTCTGTTTTATCTCTATATGGAAAGACACTATGGAATACAGTCTGACAGCGACGATGAACACGAAAATGGAATAGACAGTGGTATGATAAACGATAATAAAATAATCAATTACAAGAGGGGGTATAGAGACTAACGTTTTCGAGTTCTGCGACTAGCTCTCCTCTTATTGCGTCTGTGACTATGGTTGCGGTTGCGTTTACGTTTGCGTGTGTGCGGTGTCCTCATACGACGTGTTAATTTTCGTCTGTTTTTAATAGTTTTACCTCCACGAGACCTCCCAGGAGATCCTGGAGGAGAGTGGATAGGAGAGGGTGAATCGTCTGGGAACATAGGTAGTCTATCTTCCCCATACATATCGTGGTACCCGCGTGGCGTGGATGGCCATGATAAATCCGATGACATAGATAGATCGATATCTCTCTCACTGGTGCTGTCGCGTATCTCTCCGTCAATAGACGCGGATGGTATGTCGGTACCATCCAGATCGCTCAACATGGAGTTATCTGAATACAGGAACGCGTCGTCAAGGTTGAGACCCGCCAGATCGTCTGAATCTTCCATTGCGATATCATCATTGTCATGTACGGATTTATTGTCGATGTGTCGCGGCGACATTCGACCGCCTTGTTGGCTCTTGCATCCTCTGAAGGGGGCGCACGAACTACGCATCGTAAACCCTCGTATCTTTTTTGTAAGACACTCTTTTTTTGAAAACCGTCTTGGGAAGGTAAACGTTTTTTTGTCGGATTTCCTGCTACATTTTTTCGTTTTTGATGTGGCTCTACAACAATTTCGCATATTGACTTGGCGTATATATATACATACTATAGAAGAAAGTGTGCCATACGCTTAGAATATGGAATTAATAGCATATGTCAGGTACGTCACTAACGCGAAAAGAATTCCACCCCATAGCGTATCTATGAACACGGTAGTATATGTCCACTTGTTCAACAACGCCTTGTTGGTGAATTCGTAAATTCCGTAGATAACAATACCTAAAAGAAACGCATCATACACACTGGCGTGTTTGCGAATGATAAAATAGTTGAGTCCAAATACAATGAATACATACGCAAGTATCGTTGCCGTGATATCCAAGTTCATGGGCTGTTTTTGAACAGCTTGTATCTGACGAGAGAAGTAACCCTTGATCAGATGTAAGTATACGCTATCGATTGCGACAACAAGGACCGCTGCTATAAGTGAAAGGGTGGGTATTTTCATTATATATATACCCTATATTTTATATGACATGTATTTTTTTTACCAAGCTATATATATAATGACGTCTATTGGTTATCAAAGTCCTATAAGTAGCGGGTGTGGAAGCACACCTGGGTTTTCTATGATAAAAGGTTTAGGGGGTAATCCTGTACGTGGAGGAGGGATTCGCGGATTTATTGCTCGTCAAACAATTGACACAGACAACGACAGTAGCTATGCCCAGACACGTTTTACATTAAGAGATTCGTGGAATACGAAATACGTGAGTCAACTTGGAGAAAAAAAACGAATTATCACTCCCTTTCGTGCTGTAAATAATGCTGGAGATATTTTGTCTCGCAAATACTACTCTTGTGGTGGACCGACCCAAACATTTCAGAGTCGCCCTGGATTAAACGGACTTCGTCAGCGGTTCAGTGCCATCCAGAGTAACTGTGACAACAGCGGAATACCTGCCGCAGCATGTAACGGAAAGTATGTGTACGATTCGTCTGACTATATCACCTATTTGAAACAGCAAGCTGTTAACAGGAACTACAACGACTACTCGAATGGAGGCGACGAGAGCAATGCATCGCAAAGCGCGTGGCGCGCTATTCGTAGATATTAAGCTATATCCCCTGTGTTGATCAAATAAACAATATAAAGATAGACAAATAAATACTATAAATGAGTTCAGAACAGGAAGAGGAACATCGAAATTTCATTGAAGCTAAAATCATCATTCAAGAATTTCACGACGACCCGACGGTGTTTGTGGTGGGAACCGCGCCATTTGGTAAGCTATGGTTTGACCACGACAAAATAGACACTCAATACAAGGTGTTGACTGACAGTTGGCATGAAGAATACGGCGAAAATGAAACCCAACATAGTAAGCGGCCTCGCATGGTAAGTATCCTATTAGACGAAAAAGATCCAATGTTCAACAAATATCGGGATAATATCCGCGAGGCACAAGAGAAAAAGCAGCTTGAAGATGCGAACAAGCCCAGGCAAGAGAACACAGACGAAAACGTGGTGATCGAAACAACTCCGACGTTACAGGAACCACCGACACCCTCCTCGAAAACAACTGCTGTCAAGAAGAAAAGAACGACGAAAAAAAAAGTTGAGGACGCAAGTACAACCATCTCCACAGAAGAGACAAAAATCAAACCTAAACGTGGACGACCAAAGAAACAGCCCGATATCATGGAGGCGTTCTCCAAATCTACTACAACGCCTACGTAGGTTGGCGACTACTAAGTATTTATCTTGTATATATATAAGATAAATGACACAATATTCAGATATCATTGTCACGCCTGTGTATGGACCTTTGTCGCACCAATATCCTTATGCTGCGCCTCGACATAATTTAGGAGTGCTGCAAGGTCTGCGTCCCACACCTCCCCTGTTTTATCCCTCTCAGGAACCCATAAACAGCGACCAAAATACTACCGCCAGACAACAATATTTTAGGACGGCACAATCAGCGAAAGATCTGGCTATTCAAAGACAACGTGAACTGGATAGAGTCAGTAGAAATTTCCACTTTAATCACTCGACTGGTGTAGCGAAACAGACGTCGGGTCACATGAATTACATCGCACCAACAGACTCGTCGCTTCGTACACAACGATTAAAGGCTAACGCGGTGGGAAAATCTAGTTATAAAGTCGGTCTACCACTTTCAGCATCTTACACGACGAAGAACTATGAACCGAGTAATGTCCGAACAAACTTGCGTCGTGCTCGCTCGGGAGGATGTACTGCTCCAGCAAAGAAGGGATCTATATTCAACACAAGCCTGAACAACGGACGGGCATGTGCCATCGGATCCATTGTGCGACAGAACTATTAACGGGTATCTCATTGAAATCTGAATATATTTCTTTCTTGTGTTATTATATATTATGCGTAAAACAAGGAACTACAAAAAAAGGCGAAACACGCGAGGACGCCGTACCCGTCGAGGCGGATACTGGTTTTACCCTTCGGAGACAGACAAAGAGTCTTCATTTAGCAAAATGTTCAGTTTTGGATCGTCGAGTACCGCCGCGACAGCACCCGCTCCCGTGATGAGTACGCCTTCTGATTTACCTCCTCCTCCCCCACCCGTGGAAATCCGTTCAGCAGAGGTCACTGAGAGTGTATCCGAACCCGTACCTGGAGTGGTTGAGGAAGAAATGACGGTTGTGGATCAAGCTGGTGGAAGACGCAGATATCGTCGCAGACGCGGAGGAGATTTTAGCCAGAAGGACTTTGAGAAGATGTACGGCAGCACCACAACCACGTCATCGGCACCCAAAAAGAGGGGATCCAAAGAGGCCGAGGCATATCTCCAAGCGTACTCTGGAGGAAGACGATATAGATCGCGTCGCAGGCGCGGAGGAGATTTTAGCCAGAAGGACTTTGAGAAGATGTACGGCAGCACCACAACCACGTCATCGGCGCCCAAAAAGAGGGGGTCCAAAGAGGCCGAGGCATATCTCCAAGCATACTCCGGGGGAAGGAGGCGAAGAAGAACAAGCAAGAAAATGACTCGCAAACGCAGACAGACAAGGAAGCGTGCGTACAAAAAGAGAAAATAAACTATAGGTAAATATTGTGTATTGAGTTCCGATAGTTAAGGTCAACACACAATAATCTTTTGTACGACGGTAGTTTAGTGGTAAAACGGCTGCCTTCCAAGCAGCTGTCCGGGATTCGATTTCCCGTCGTCGTATCCGTAGTCAAGCATGGCCATCTTGTTCCTACGTTATTAAGAGCCAAATTACATACACCATTTACTATGTAATTTGAAAATATTGTATAGTGATAGAAATTATAATTTGTATATATGATATATATATATATATATAATGGACACAAATAAGATATCTTTGCTTGTTTTTGACTTTGATGGCGTATTTACAGACGGAAAAATATATTTCGACGATAATAATCACGCGACTAAACATTATAACGCAAAAGACGGTATGGGGATATTCAACCTACACAAGCAGGAAATACAGGTTGGTGTCATTTCTGGATGGAGAGAAAATAATTCTCAACGAGCTATATTGGAACACTTACGGATATCGAGAGTATCATTAGGTTCGGATGGAAAATTGGACATATTGAAAAAATGGTGCTATGAACTCAATATAGACTTATGTGAGGTGGCTTATATGGGCGATGACCTGAATGATCTGGAAGTAATGAGCAAAGTGGGGTTTGTTGGATGTCCTGCTGATGCTGTAAATGAAGTAAAAAATATCGCCCAATTTATATCGACGAAAAAAGGAGGAAGTGGTTGCGTTAGAGAATTCTGTGATCATTTTATAAAGATACATCACCGCAAGAAGGCAAAAATTAGCTGTGTTGTTCCGTGTGCTAATGTTGACAATACTGGTGGTAATATAAATACACGAAAATTTGAAACAACTACCCTTCTACAATATAAACTGGATACAATCCAGCATATCGGTTTTCACGAAATCGTCTTGTCAACAAATGATACAAACGTCATAGATACATATAAAGATTTTGACCATATACAACCCGTTGTCCGCTCTGACTCTCTATGTAGTAAGTCTGTTTCATATAGAGACTTATACGACGATCATGTAAACAATATTACAGGTGACGTATTGTTTCATACAACGCCTATTAGCCCATTTTTGTCGGTGGAGTCTATAAACAACATGATAAGTATATGGATCAACAATCCGAATTATGATATGGTGATATTCGGAGAAAATGTTTCAAATATCGTAACAACCAGCGTAGAATATAGGTCATTACAACAGCTTGGGTTTATATGTCATAAAGACGTGTTAACCAGATATAAAAACTTGAAAGATATACCATGTGTAAAATATATACAGCCAACAGACATAGAGAAAGTAGTTATAAACAACGAGACGTCGTTTGTTATTGCTGAGTGTTTATTATACAGACAAATTACCAGTAAAGACTTAATTTACAATTATATGCACAACAAATCGTTTTCTCGTACGGCGATATTTGACTGTACAATACGCGATTCGGGATACATGAATAACTGGAACTGGTCCTATGATATTGTGAAAGAATTTGTGTATTACATGGGTGAAATAGGTGTAGAATATTGTGAAATTGGGTTTATACTTGATAACAAGTATCGAGAGGAGGGATCTGGAATATGGAGAAGTATAAACAACGACTTTGATATTGTTAACAAGTTAAAAAAGGATACCAACACGAAGGTTAAAATAGCAGTGATGTTTGATATAGGTGATTACGATAACTATAACTATGATTATACAACTATTCCTCCACAATCAGAAACCAATATAGATTTGATCAGGGTGTGTTGCTTCAACGAGGTCATTGAACGGACTACCGATGTCATATACGACTTACACAAGAAAGGTTATACATTAACACTAAACGTAATGTATGCGTCACATTTAAGTAAGACCGATATTTGTTCTATAAAAGAGTTTGTAAAAGGAAAACCTATAGAATATTTATACTTTGCTGACTCAATTGGAGGGTTAATTGGTAACGAAATACAACAGTTTTTCACAGATCTTAAGGACATATATCCCATCAAAAACGGATTCCATAATCATGATAATAACGGAACGGTGTTAACCAACGTAAACATGCTAATTGATACAAACATAGACATCATAGATACCACAATATCGGGTATTGGCAAAAATGGAGGAAATTGTTCGTTTGAACTCACATTGTTGTATTTGTATTTTAAACGAAATTATACGGATATTAATATAATGAAATTTTTTGAATTTATAGAAAAAATCAAGGAGTATGAGTTTACAAAGTTTCAAAAAATAGATGTTATACAGATTAAAGACATGGTTCAGCAATTTATGAATATTCATCCGTCCTATGTGAAAAAATATATCCATTTACCATTGCCAGAATATTATTCAAGACTGTCGGAAATAACAACGAAGTCTAAATGGTAATTTTTTATAGACATATTATATAATGTTGAAGGACTACATCAGCAAAAAAATCCATTCAATTGAAATGGTAATGGAACCATTTCCACATATAGTGATTGAAAATTTCTTACCCGAAGACGTAATAAATGACCTATCTACCTTGCCTAATTACGATGAAATAGACGACAATGTATATTTTCAAGACGCTCTGCACACCAAGAAAAGTATAGTAGATAATAATCACGACAGTGTGAACTACAATATGCTTCTTGAAAACAATAAAACCTTTACACTATTTGACTCTATCTTCAAAGAAGATAACGACGTGAAAGATATTATATTTGACAAATTTTCAAAGGAATTGACATCGAATCTTACCGAAGATTATACATCGTTTGATACATCTACATCCATCAATTATTCTGTCAGTGTACCCGGATATTCGAAAGAAATACACGTAGATCGAAGGGAACATCTAATCAATATACTGTTATACGTGAGCGATGATAACAACAGTGCGAATCTTCGGTTATGGAAAGAAATCAATAAGACTGAAATATGTGATGTATTTCCATCGTCAGATGAGGTAGAACTGACGAAGACATACGCACCAAAGAAAAATACTGCGGTTATTATGATCAACTTACCATGGGCATATCACAGCGTAGACGAACAGCAGGCTACATTTTTGAACCGTAAGTATATATATGTAGTATTTGACTTTGAAAAAACAGATCGCAAAGAAGATCACAAGGACAACAACGACGCACTGATATGGAATAAAAAAGTTGGAGTATTAAACGAATCAAGGCGTCAGAACTTTATTAACCTAATTGAAAACTAATAGTATATGTGTTCATTATAATATAGTAATATATACTATGATGAAAATTGCTCTATGTATGAAGGGTAAATTTTCTTCCGGTAGTAAATATGCGCAAACAGAAAATTCTGAATATTCACAAATAGCGTATCAATTTTATAAAAACAATATACTTGATTTGAATGACGTCGATGTATTTGTCCATTCATGGGACATAGAATACAAAGAAGAAATAACTAATTTATATCATCCAGTAGATTCAACATACGATGACAATAATACCGTCATAACAACATCATGTGGAAAAAGAAAATTAAACGACCGTTCATATAGCATTGTATCAAACTGGTATTCAATCATGAAATCTGTTGATTTGATGAGAAAGCATGAACAAACTAATGATATGAAATATGATCTTGTGGTTATAGGAAGATTTGATGTAGGTATCCTTGAACCTATTGATTTTTTAACGAAAACGTTATCTTTAGACGATACATTATATCACAGTGGACCAGACCCAATCCATGGGGTACATTGTAAATGTCGTAGGTGTACTCCCTCAGACCCTAATTATGAAATCCCTGATTTACTTTTTTTTTCAAGTTCCGATAACATATATAAGTTTAGTAGACTATATGAAGAATGTGATGTTGACGATATTATAAAAGCAGATAGTAATCATAAATCTGGAGCAGGATTTGTGAAAAAAATAGGATTAAAAAGAGATTGTATAACACAAACAAAAACGTTTAATGAATGGACAAATTTACATCATAGCGGAAATATAACGATAGTAAGATGGATGGATATATGCGAACGAGATAAATTGCTTGAACAAATAAATAGATAGGTATGTAATATGGAGGAAAATATTTTGTTTGGTAATAACATGTCACCCAAAGACAACCAAATCACGGCAGTTATCCCAATACGGGCTGGATCAACCAGATGTAAAAATAAAAGTATACGCAGTTTTGCTGACACAACGTTACTCGAGTTAAGAATTAATACGTTGAAAAAGGTAAAAGGGATTCACAGAATTCAAGTGAACTCTGACTGTGATATCATTTTAAAAAAAGCAAAGGATATGGGGGTAGAGATATTCAAAAGGGATCCTGAATACGCAACAAGTGACGCGGATGGAAAAATGGTGTATCAGTGTTTGTCAGAGGCATGTCCTACTGATATTATGTTAATTGTATTTACACCAACGCCGTTTATCGACGAAACTGACTACCAAAACTGTATCGATATTTTTCGTCAAGGTCAATGCGATAGCGTTATATCCGTTCAGCGTAAGAACGACTACATGTTTCATAACAAGAAACCTGTTAATTTTAATCCTCTCAAAACATGTAAGTCGCAGGATCTTCCCAAGTATTATAGCATGACGTTTGGAGTGACCATTGTAAACACCGAGTATGTCAAGAAAAATCATAGCATATGGACAGAAAATCCGCATTTTTATGAGGTGGATGAATTAAAAGCGATGGACATTGACACCAATATGGATTTTTTGTTGTGCGAAGAAATTTACAAAAAGAGACTTACGTCTATCGATGATATAGACAACTATATGAACGAACGAAATAATATCACACATGAACCCATGGGAGAATGTGGACAAACACAAGAACCCATCAAGTCTGATGGGATAAATGAAAATGAAGAGAAATATAAAGTACCTGATGATGTCTATCTTGGAGCGGTATATGATGCCTTAAACATGATATGTGATAATCCTATGGATTATGTTATTGACATAAAACCCGTGGCTGGATACAGTACAATTATACATGGTCCAGCCCTGACACTTACCGGAAGAAAGATTCGAAAGGATGAGGATTATTCGGCAATGGATAATCATCGATTCAACTTTTATGACCTACACTATTATGAAAATAGCCCGATTGTTCTATTAGAGTCAAACGACTCCATTATATCCCATACAGGTGATATTACTTCCACTATTTTTAAAAAACTAGGGGCAGTGGGGTATATCACAGACGGAATAGCGAGGGATGTCGAGTTAATCGACGATGTAGGTCTTCCTGTATTTTCCAAAGGTGTCAACCCGATAGATGCTATATCAAACAATTGGGCATATACAGATATAAATGTTCCTATTAAGATAAATAATTTACTGATTTACCCAAATGATTATGTGTTTGCGAGCAAGGACGGAGTTGTTGTCGTCCCACAAGAAAAAAAGGTGACGTTTTTTGCCAAATTAAACGATATTATGGACAAAGAGAGAAAAATACGTACATTTGTAAGAGATACTGATAAGGGTGATTTGAAATCGTACATTGACGATTTCATAAAAGCTCACGGAAGATTCTAATCCGTGTATTATGTAATGATATATCTTGATATGTCATTACACATATAACGTCTATGTAGAACGATAATCAACGAGTTTTTTTATCGATAATGGTATTCTTTGCGATCCGTCGAATAATCTTGCCGAAATCTCGTCTCTCTGCCACGTCGTCAGCTGGCCCCATAGCTTGGACCATCATTTTCAAATATATATCGTTCTTCTTGTCGTCGTACCGATCGTAACCTGGGTTTAGCCTTTGCCAGTCATCCAACAACATGATATTCTTGGTAGACACGTCCTTAATTACCTTCTTCAGTTTGTCTTGGGATTCATTGTCCTGTTCCCATTTGTCCTTGTCTTTGATGTGGATGATTTCTCTCTTAAGATCGCTACAATGAATTGGTCGTTTGTGAACCTCCAGTTCATTCAATCCTTTCAAGAGAGCGTGTGATATACCCTCTACATACCCACATTCGCCCACTCTTTCCAGATCCTGGGTGTTCAGCTGGAGCGACTTGACAAAATCGGTGATGTTCATTGCATCTTTACAAGTCTCGTTCAAGAAGAGATTCAAGTTGAATGTCCTGTTGGTGTTGTGGCTGTTTGTGTGAATAGTACCACTATTATTGACCATCCTATTGGCGGTCTCATTCTGTTTGACCAGTTGCGTCTGAAGGTTAGCGTTTTGCTCTGCCATGGTTTCGACCAATCCTATCAGTTTATCAATCTTCTCGTCTGACGATGTCTGTTTTGATAGAAGCATCTGTTTTGACATTTCTAACGATATATCGTCTTCGCACTTCTGTTTCGACACTTCATATGATTTTATAACATCAATGAATTCATCACACACCTTTCTGTGAGTATATAAGCTCTGGCGATGTGTGTAGTTTTTCCCGCATTCGCACGAGAAAGTTAGGCGTTTTTTGGCGTTTTTTGTGTAAGTATCGGTAAGTACGTGTAAGTATTTGTGTTTCTGGGTTGCCAGGTGTCTGTCAAATTCGCTCCGCTTAAACGTTCTAAAGTCACATTTTTCACATACGATTTCTTCGGAATTTTTTCGGCGTTTTTTATCGGCGTTTTTTACTGACATTGTAAGTATATAATACTTACACAAAAAACGCCTAAAGGTAACGCAAAACTTCTCGGATTTTATCGTAACAACATATTTGCCAAAAAAACGGAAATGAGAGCGTTGTCGTGTTAGCCATTTTTTTCGATACGTTTTTTCCAAAACTCTTTTGCACATTCACAAATTGGACATTTCTATGTCCCAATAAATGTCCATTTTTGAAATCTTGAAAATAGTTTTGGAAAAAATACCCCAAAATATATGATCCTAGTCCTAGACTCTATGGGATACTCAGCGCATAACAAACCAGTTGTAAAATGTGATGTACGCAACACCAATCTCAAAGATAACGTCGTATCCTAGAATAAGAAACACGTCTACAGGTCGTCTTCTTATTCTGTACGGTTTGCTGTTGTGACCTATTACCTGAACCTCGGTCCCGCGAAAGTTTTTGTAGTAGGATATGACCGTCCATATTGTACATACGTACACCATCGCAAAAAACATGGTGAATTGACGCCATGCGTGTTCGGGATGAGAGTACAATTTGTTGCTGTTGTACGCTGTGATACAAGTCATTATGCCAAGCGACCCTGGAGTATTTACCTGACGTCTAGACGAGACTCTTGAATGGTATGGAATACTATCTTTCGAGAGCATATTCATGATGATGTATCCGATAAATATGTGAAATAATATGAAATAGGTACCATCAAATAATCTGTCCCCGAAAAACAGACCGAATGTCGTAACAACGCCTCCCTCCTGTGTTCCTTGTAGACATAGTGCCAGGTATTTGGGCACGAGTACCTTATCATCGCGTAGTTTTGTGATGTACATTGGCTTCATAACACGTGTACCAGAGACGTGTAGATAGAATTCAATCAGCGTCCATACTATACTTGATCCTAGCATAATTGAAAGACAATCTGCTGAATTGCTCTGTCTGTAATCTTCGATACACAATCCGATGGAAAATAGTGTGTAAAAAATCTTCTTGTTTGCGTCGACCGCGAAGTCGCCTTTTCTTATTATATACCATTTGTTATTCAACATATTGTTATATAATCGTTCCTATAGGTTTATATCTGTGTTCGTACAAATAAGATACTGGGTTATAGCCCTTGAGTGGCATTGTAGTGGTTGTAGTTGTCTTGGCAATGGTTATACATCTCATAGGGAGGAGGGTTTGCTGTGGCAGACATGCCAGGAGCAACGTTCACACCAGCAACAGCGTATCCAGGCGTGAAGGGTACATTGCTCTGGTATTGTGTGTAACCCGTTCCGCCTCGCATACGACGCAGTTTTATCTTACGGGACCCGCGACGTCTACGTGACATGCGCGATTTTCTGGATCGTCTGGTCTTACGGCTTTTCGTGCGGCGTTTTCCACCCATCTTACGACTTTTCTTGAGTCTTAGGCCGCGTTTGCCGGACTTACTAAACCTTTTACTGCTTTTCGCACGATACGTTCTCTTTCGTCGTCCTGCTTTCATTTTTCTATATACTCTACTGACATTTTTTCTTCCACCTGTCCAGGTTCCAGACGCAGCCTCTATATTGCTCCGTGGCTCAGGGAGACTGTGGATTGATGTGGGAATCTCGTTGCTTGAAAAATTGCCAGCATAATTGCTACCAGTTACATTCACATAATCGTCATTCACGTTACTGTTGGGATACGTATCGCCGTACCCAAGATTTGATGCTCCGCTTCCGCTCATGTTATTAGTCTTACACTAGCGTGATATTATTTTGTGCTGGTTGGTGTCACGAATTCTTGTAGGCACCCATTTCTTGAATTTGTTGTGGTACGCACATGTCATTGAATACTGTTTATCTAAATGAACGAACTTGTCCACACGATCCGATTCAAACTCGTCTTCGTCGTCGCTCTCTTCGAGGGTGTCAAGGTTGTCATTTTCTTTAATGTTTCGAAACAGTTTGTTCATCATGACACTGGTTTTGTAGTCTGGTATGTACGCAACATCTACATAAGTGCCTTTTTCGTCATGTAAATGATAAATATCATTTTGAATGTCAGCTGACACCGTGAACACCTTTTCTGGGACCGTATAGTTCGGTCTATTTCTACCTCCGTTAGATGGTCTGTTTGCTGTGGGGTTCTGGTGTGGAACCCTCGCGTGTTGCGAAGAGATTATTTTCTCGCTCGTACTGCTTATATTCACTGTTTCTGGTGCGGTATCAGGTTTCAATACAATATACGGTTTTACTCGATAAATGGTGTTCTTATTCTTGTATCTATATTGGAAATACATGATTCGCTGCCTAGGACTGATCAGTTTCATCAGTTCTGTATGGTCGCTGTGAAACAACGGCATGCCGAACGATACAAAATTTCTTCCTGGAGACACTTGTTTTAATTCCTTGGAGAATAAATGCTCAAACAGAGCAAGTTTGCTTTCGTATGGGGTATGATGTACATTTCGCCCTTTGTAGGTGTAGATATCTTCCATCGCAACAAACGGACTATTGTTGTATGTAAACCATGTACCGTAAAATATGCTTCCATAACTCAATTCCTTATCAAAACACGCTGGATACAGATGTACTTGTACAATCTCTTTGCGTTGACCTAGCTCCAATAGGTAGCACACCTTGTTATTGTTTCTGGTTGTAAACCAGACAAAACATTTTTTTCCCTGGGGAATTGCGAGTATAATATCTGCATCGTGAACTTTCTTATGTGAAAATGTTTCATAAGAAAGTTTGATAGGTGGAAAATCAGTAATGGCTGTATCGGTTTGTCTCGACATGTCAATATATATACACATGCGACCTCTTTAAGACGTTTGTGTATACATTATAGTTGCATGTATACAGGACCAGAAGAGTCGGCTTGAGATGCTGGCTGTTTCGCACTAAGCTGTTTTTTCATAAAATTCTTAAGTTCATTTTTCATGTCGGACGTTTTGTTTATTGGAGCAATCTGATCATGAGAAGGACGATGAGGGGCTTCCTGTGACATTACTGGGATATCATCGATTCTGGTTGTACCTTCGACGGTGTTTTTGGTTTCGTACACTGTCGTTTCGGGGGGGTACTCTGACAAGTCGTCTGCATTCAACGTTGCGTAAATGTGTTTGTATTTTTCCATATGAACGTCTACTAAATCTTTTGCCTTTGGTACGGTCAGTGTATCTTTTAAGAAATGAAAAATATTATGAACTACGAGAATAAATACGATGGATACTGCCGCCGTTTGAATAATCCAATATAACATATACTACCTGGATATTACTTTACTAACGATAAAAACACATTAATGTCGTCTATTGTTTCGTCGCGCGACAAGAGCTTCGCGTCCTTTATTTGAAAATATACATCAATCGGAACACATTTGTCGCCGTTTCGTACACTTTCGACTACCAGATGTATATGGTCCCGAGCAAAGACGTATTTATACACGACTCGTTTCAGGTGCTCACTTGGCAGATTATACACTACATCGCGTTTGTAATACGAATTGTCCAATGTCAATATGATATCCCCGATATTCTGTTTTTCTACAATACCGTCCACAGCAGATTCTTTATAGAGCGTGTTTTTCTCGTATGTAAATACACCATCGTCAGTATAATATTCGGTTACGAATTGTACAGTGTAATCAGGATGTTGTGTTGTCATATAGTCTAAATCTATCTTGTCCGGGACACATTTTTCTGCGTATACCTTCATGTTAATCATTATATACACAAACTATTTAAACCTATTATTCATGACATTAGTATGACCGATATTATTGTAGTGGAAAAAACTGGACTGCTAAGAAATGTCGCGGTTAAGCAGTACAACGAGGCAGAACTGTATAAAAAGTGTGGGTTTAAGAAAGGAGACGACTTTTTAAAACACGGAGAATGGACCATCAAACTCGATAAGACAAAATACACTGTTTCTTTATACGGGAAACTACAAGGAAAAGCGAATACTGAAAACAAATATGACTTCCCCCCACCCATGGACACAATGCTCTTCTTTGGTGCGTGTGCGCTGGTATGTCAACTCGCTGGTTCTGGCGACGCGTGTGGATTGTCACTTGATATGTGGCACAAAATGTACGAAAAGCTGTTCGGAGGTTTCGAGGACCTCGCAGCATGTGCGGAGGAAGATGAAAATGAAATCGATGAGCTTGCCAATGTCCCGAGTGAAAAGAAGACAAAGTCCGGGTACTTGAAGGATGGGTTTATCGTCGATACGAGCGAGTCTGAAGAAGATGCTGCGAGTGAAGATGCAAGCGGTTCTCTTGAGGACTCTATGGGTTCAGAAACAAGTGAGGATGGCGACATTATCGAAGAGCTTGCCCTTACGCTGGACGATATCGGGTCGGAACTCGAAGAGGAAGACTATGATTATGACGACGAAGACGAAGACGACGACGAAGCCAATGAATAAAAAAATAAAATGAATGATTATAATTTAGAATGATGTGACCAGTCTACATTATAGTATCATGCGCGTTGTTAATAACCCAGAAACGTTTCGCGTAAACATCCAGAACAAGCTGAACGATGTTGTAAAAAACGATGTATATAGTCGTAATCTTGAAAAAGGCATATATAACTACACCATTAAAGAGTCTGCGACAAGAAAGGTGATTCGCAAGTGGGACAATCCTCAATTCGTTCAGCTGTATATTGATCGGGTGCGCAGCATTTATCTGAACTTGAACGACGACATTGTTCAACAACTACACAACAAAACGCTCCAGCCACACAAGGTTGCGTTCATGACACACATCGAGCTTAGGCCAGAGAAATGGGAGAAGCTCATCGAAGAAAAAATACAAAGGGATAAACATAAATTCGAGACGAACATTGAGGCGGCGACGGATACGTTCACTTGTAGAAAATGTAAATCGAAAAAATGTACTTATTACCAGATGCAGACGCGTTCGGCAGATGAGCCCATGACAACCTACGTATCCTGTATCGAGTGTGGAAATAGATGGAAATGTTGAGGTCACGTTTTGAATATAGAGAACGCGATGCGGTGTGTTGAACTTGTATATTTTCGTTGTTTAGTGATATTGGAACGATAATCGTTAACAATGTTATACATGATTATTTTGTAGACATAATATATAGATATGGAGAATACACCAATAAAATATGATGAAGAAATGGACTTTGATCTGGTGTTTGAAAAGCCGACATTGACTCCTGATCGTACCCATCTGAAAGAGAAAAAGGCGAAACAACAAGGAAAAAGGCGCAGTCGGAGCAACGTGTCAGCATTAAATTCACATGAAGACTTTGTAAAAATGTTATCGCGCAATGAATCCTCAGGAGAACCGCAATTACCGTTTATACCTCGCGCTAAACAAATCTCATCCAGAAGAGGTGGGCGGAGGAGAAAAAAGACGACGCGTAAGACAAAGAAGCGAACAAATCGTCGAAAAAAGAGGATAACACGAAGAAAAAAAACAAGACGTTCTGGTGTGTCGAGACGGCGATAACTATGGATATTTATATATAGATATTCATGTTATATGTGTATACATGTCCATATCAATACCGATGCCAAGAGCAAACAGCCATACAGATATAGATGGCAGGCCGCCCAATCCCATCCGACGAAATACATGTTGTCGTCATCCTTCTCGCAAGTAAACTGCGAGAGAATCTCGTCCGGAAACTCCTTGCTTACCTTTCTCAAGAACATTGCGTATCTGTTTTTGTGAAGTTGTTCATTTATATATCCAATTTCGTCCGCCGACCCCGTCGAAAACACATACGGGCTCGTGGCCGAGCTTGGTTTGTCCCAGTTCGTAATGTGAGACGGGAAATTGATGCTATTGTGTAGCGTTTTATTTTGGTACAACACAATCGCAAATAAGCTTTCGTTTGCGAGGCCGCCGTTACATAGCGTGGTATACAAGCCTGAGTTTGTTATGGGGTAGGATATACATCGGCGCACATCGTCCCTAGTTAGCACAAACCACGGATCGTGACCTAGTCGCATGTCTTCTTCCAGCAGACGTAGATTTGCCCGTTTTACCAGATGTACGTTCCACCACGCTTTCCTCCAAGCAAAAATACTAGCCCTGCTATTTTCAAAAAATAGTCTGCGAAATGCTTGAGGGGAAATCACGGGAACACACGATTCTGTCAGAAAACAGAACCACGTATTTGCCTTGTCGTTCTGGTACGCGTAGTGTAATACACTCATGTAGGCAGGCACCACATAAAAATAGGACGTTGATGTAACATATCCTACCGGAACAGCATGAGACTGAACCCACTCCGACGTAATGGGAATATTTTTATTGTAGTGAATATACACGTTAACAATGTCGCGGTTTGACTCGATCCATTTTCGCCAAATACCCTCTTTGTTCAATGTATTGTCGTAATTCACAATGAAGCATAGAGCAACCTTCATTGGGTAGTAGCTGATACATGTTATAGTCGCTATCTTTTATGTGGTTATGTGACTACAACTATCCAATACACATTCATTCGTTTTCATCTGTAATGATGGTTGTTACCATGTATACGTATTGTGTGGTGTAATTTTCGGAAGAATGATCGTTTGTCCGTCATGAAACGGACCCTTTATGCTGTCGTTTGTGTTCCAACCATACTCGTTGTACCATAACGGCATGTTCTTGTGACTGTTACCTTTGTCTAAAATAACCCCAACTCGCCCGTTACCCTTCTCTCGTCCTACCTTAACACAACCTGATCCGGTAGGATCATTTGAATGTACTCCGATATGTTGAACGAACCCGGGTGGATTGTTTGTAGCCGAGTTATTCGAGTTATCAATAAAAACAGAAATATAGGACATATATATTATGTCATATATTTTCATATTTTTCATGTTTTCATGTTTTCATCTTTTCATCTTTTCATCTTTTCATCTTTTCATCTTTTCATGCGCTCTCGTTAGATACAATTACATTGTCAGGATCTCGAGATCTCTGAGGGACCAGTATTCGCTTCCACTC